CCACGGATGAAACTTTCGCCAATCATTTAACCACATCCTTTCTAATTATTTTGATGTAAAACTCTTTATATTTGTCTAGTTTTGAACGTAAACATTACTATAATGAATAATCCCTGATACCTGTAAGGTGGGTTATTTATTTAGAGCATGGTGATAAGTTCTTTCTTGGGTTGGCTTGAATGTGTAGAGGTTGTAGGTTTGCTATAGTGTATTTCCTTTCAATTCATATGTAAATTTCTCCTTGTATATAACATCCTGGAGCTGCAGGTGGCTCCAGGATTTATACCGCAGTAAATTTAATACCAAAAAACAGATAAGTAAAATTTTAAGGAGGGATCTTATTCTATGGCAACATCTAATGTTGGTTTTAATATTAACTCATTTGTTAAGGGTTCTCCTGAAGAGAAGAGCCATACTGTTACTCAAGTGGTAGATGCTGAGGTTGTAGAACCCACAAAGAGAGGTCGTCGTAAAAAGAAGGATGATACTGCTATTGCAGTAGCATCTCCTAATAGCATTGTTCCTGAGAGTAGTATGTCTTATGTACAGCAGAATATTCCATATGCTGTGGCATATCAGGATACTAATAAACAGCTTGATGATGTAATCAATGATCTTAATATGCTTGGATCTGAAGTCATTGATGAACTTCATACTATTAGAGCTTCTAAGACTCTAAAGAACAAGTATACTTATATCAATGATATGACAGCAACAGCATCTTCTATCATTAGTGCTAAACTAGCAGCTATCAAAGAGAAGAATACTGTTATCAATAACGTAAATAGAATGGAGCTTGATAGACTCAAGCAGCTTAAGGTTCAGGCTTCTGAAGAAGATGAGAATACTCGTATCGCTAACCTGTATGATGCATTTGTTAATACTCCTGTTGGTGTAGGAGTTGCTGGTCTTGGACCTTCTATGCAAGATATGATTATCTCTGGTTCTGGTCAGGATATTGATAGAACTAGCATTGGTCTTGCAGATAATCAAGCAAATTGGGAACAGTCATTAGATCCAGCAAATAACCGGATGCTTCTTGAGGCTAGAGGAAATATAGAGACAGTAGTAATGTATGATGAGTCTACTGGCAATCGTTGGTTTGATGTAGTGGATAAACAGACAAGACAATCTGTTCCTAACGTAGAAAGACCTGACAATACGTACATCTATGATTTGGATATCAATATCCATGGAGGATACGCAAAGGATAGTAATCTCAGCAAAGTATATCCTCTTGTTGTTGTTAATGCCGATAGTGGTATGAGCGAGTATTAAAATTAATATAGAGGGGAGAAATCCCCTCTATATTTCTCTTAGTATTGCCAAATGATATTTCCTTGGTAGATCTCGCTACCAGTATTCTTTAGAACAATGACATCACAAGATGCCGTATTAAGCTCATTATTATGAGAGATGATAAAACATTGCTCACAGTTCATCATACCCATAATTCTATCCAGCAATTCAATAAAGAACCCTCTGTTGTTTGTATCTAATCCTCCATCCATCTCATCTATGCTAATGATATTATACTTAGTTGAAGATTGATGAAGAATAGAGAAACTCAGTATCATAGAGATCATACACTTTTGTGCCGTACTCATAGAGCTTATATCATCATGCATTAATCCAGAACCAAGACATGGTATTCTAAACTCATTCTCATTTATAATAAATGGTTGAAGAACAAATTCGCCTTCAAATAACAGAGCCAATAGACTGTTAGCAGTATTGATGATCTTATTCATATAGAGTTGCATGAATAGAGTTTGTATTCCCGTAGATGGAGATGAATAATATCTTATCTTCTCTATCTTGTTATATCTATCGGAATACTCTTTCATCTCTTCTTTGTATTGAGCAAGCATAGACAGAGCCTGTTGAGTAGCATTTCTATCATCTGTAAGAATATTAATATCATTCATTACAGAACCATGATTAGAACTTAGAGTATGAAGCTGATCTTGCAATTCATTTATTTCAGTAGAATTTACATCTAAAGATTGCTTAATTTTCAACAATTCACTCTCTCTGCCCTCGGAAGGCTCAAGATCGTCTTTAACAGTTCTCGCTAGCTCGTCAACTTTAGTTTTAGCAGACTTGAGATCATCTAATTTATTTCTATCTTGAGATAATAGATTGTTTAACTCTTCTACTTGACTTGCTAAAGAGTCTGTTTTTGTGGTTAGATCTTCTATATCAGCAATGATAGATTCAATGATATCATTTTTTGCTTCATATACTCTATATTCTGTTTCGTAAGCCTTAAGCTGTTCTAATGCCACTTTATATTCTTCTATCATATTCCCACAATCAACGTACTTATATAGATCATCTATATCTCTAAATGAATCCATACTAAGCATCCTATCATAGAAAGTATTAAAGAAGTCTTTAGACACTGGAAGCTTCTGTATAAACTTCATGCTAGACTTAATCTCTTTGTCTATGGTGTTTAGTACAAACAGAATATCACTATGCATTGAGTATAACTCAATAGTACTTTCAAGATTATCTATTTCTGCACTTATATCCATAGAGGCTTTACACAGCCTCTGGTATTCTAACTCTGGATATTGTATGGATGCTTCTACAGCAGACTTAATATATGGGCAATCATCTATAGTACATCCATTTGGTCTATTATTCAGTTCAGCAATTAGTTCTCTCTTAGATTCAAATACAGCTATAGACTTCTCTACTTCAGATAGATTACTTCTAGCAAGATCCAAATCTTTTTGTAGTAATGGAATTCTAAGTCCTGCATCTGATACTTCATTTCTATGCTCTAGTACATATCTTATATCAGATATTTGAAATGCTGCTGTAATAGACATGGCTTTAGATTTTAAATCATATAGAGCTTCCATAGCAGAATCAAATTCTGATTTAGTAATTAGATTGATATTCATCAATCCCATTTTATCAAATACAGATTCATATTGCCCTACAAGATCTCTTGCTGTTTCTACAGCAGATTTAATATCCATATAGCTATGCTCGCTCTGTAAAGAGTTTAATTTAGTTCTCTTGCTCTCAAGCTGTTTATACTCATTCTCTCTTTGTACTAGAAGAGAATTAATCTGAGTCTTTATAGACTCTATATTTGCTTCTGTTAAAGCGATCTGAGTCTCTAGATAATTACAGAATGCTTCTATACCAGATATATCAGAAATGCCTAAATCAGATATCTTCTTTAGTATTTTAGATCTAGTAATCTTATTATGAGAAGAAACTTCCTTTAGCTCACTAACAACAGCATCATAGTTGTTATCTCTTAATATTGCCATTAGATCTGATATTCTTAGCTTTGCTACACCAATGGCTTCTATGGTTTTATCTCTCTCATCTTCTAGAGTTTTTAATCTAGAATTGATATTCTGCAGTTTAGCGTTTAGTTGAGTTTCATTACCAAGACGATCAATCTTGTAAGTAATACTATTGATCATCTGCTTTAGCGCACTAGATGATTTACCCAACTTTTTATAGATTCCATTATAAACATCAAGAGTGCTAATAATAGAATTTATAAGCTTCTTTCTCTCTGCTGGTTTATTATCTACTAAGCCTCTATTCTCGGAAGATAAACTAGAAAGAGAGATATAACTACTATCCATCTTAAGTTCTTCATAAATAAGATCCTTACAAGAAGATATATTCCCATTAGGATTAAGCTCAACCATTTGACCATTAATACTCTTAGATATATAACCCTTGGTTGTTCCTCTACCAGTATTCGTCACAGGATGAATATATCTAATGACGTATTCTGTAACACCATCTACAAGACAGATATTCTTTCTAGCCTCAATCCCAGGAATAAATGAATCATTAGATTCAGGGTTAGGATTTATAGCACTCATTATGGTAGATTTACCAGAACCATTACTTCCTCTAATGACTATCTTATTGGTTTTACATTTATCAAAATCTATCTTAATTTGAGTTAATCCCATACCATTATAGATTCCTGCATAGCCCTGTAACTCTATCCATCTATATCTCATAGTCATCACCTCCGTAAGTTATATTAATGTAAAACTCGTTATACTTCTTTACACTAATTCTATAATATATCGTTATCGGACAAATTGAGGTATGACTTTCGTCATACCCCAAAGTCTTTTAGTACAGTTGTGTCTATAAGTTGTTCTGGAAATCCATGTCTCCAGTCTATTACGAACTCTTTATTACAGTTCATGCACTTTATAGAAGTAATACCTCTATAGTTTAAGCGCTCTTTTAAGTTATATAATGTATTCCCATTCCTCATAATATCAGCATAAGAAATAAGCATCCTATTTTTAGTTACGAAGAATAGAGAATTACCGCACACCTTGCAATTGTATACTTTGCGTAGTGTGCACATTTCTTTTAAATTATTCATTAATCATTATTCCTTAACACGAATTCCGTACAGAGAAAGATTATAGTTTTTAATCAGATCATTAAGATAATCTAACTCAATACCATATACATCATTCTCTGTAAGCTCATGATATTGGCTAACAATGCTACCGGCAATAATAAGTGGAGCATATCTGTAGTTGTTTGCTGCTGCTGTAGCAGCCATACCATTCTGTAGAAGACTATTATTGCTAGTAAGAGCAATGAACTTATTTACTAAAGTACAGATATAATCGAAATACTGTGAATACTGCATGAACTCATCGGCGATTCTAGAAATTTCATCTGTTGCTTCACTGGTCTTACCCATGTCTTTAAAGTTATCCATAAAGCATACAAGATAATTCAATCCATTGAATTCAATTACATCATAGATTGTATTAGCAGCATTGCCCTGAGCACCATAGATGCACAATACAGCAACAGAATCGTTATCTGTGTTATAAATCTTCTGATATGATTTGTCTGCAAAAGCACATCCATTATTAAGAAGAATCAATTTAGTAATTGCATCTACTTCAGTGCAATTATCATTATCATAATTTTCATGAATGGCTGTTTCTATAGCATATCTAAGTATTCTACCGAACTGCTGTAAATGATTAGTATTATATTTACCTACCATCTGGGTTAGCCTCCATAGGATTTGGTAATCCATCATAGTTAATCATATCATCTAATGGAAGATGAACAGAGTATTCAAAAAGAAGTTTTCTTAATTTAGTAGCTGGAATGAATCCTGTGCTTGTAGGAATCATATCATATACCTTACCGCACCTACAGCATTTACCTTTAGCGCTATATCCTAACTCTTTATCAGATACTACTTCTCCATCTAGTCCAGTAAGATAAGCATTAATTTCGGACTCTACAACAACAAATTGTTTATGCCCACATGTAGGGCAAGCTCCTCTAGGGATAATATGACACATTTCTTTCATACATAATCTCTCCTTCCAAAAAATAATGATGGGGAGGTTATCCCCATCATTATGTCCTCTTAGATGTGGAAGGAGGTGTGTACTTGATCTTGCGTATATCCCCCTTAATAACAACAAGAGCATCGGCTCTAGTCTTAGAGAGATCTGTTACAATAGAAGTGTATCTCTTAGGAACACCTCTAACTATAACAGTGCCAAAGCTAGCATCAGCACCATGAATTTTGGTCTTCAATGCTTCCTCTTCAGCAGAATATACGAAATACCTCAGGTACATAGACTGTTGTGTTGAATTTGTAGCAGCCATACCTATACCTCCTAAAATTTATTCCTCTAAGAAATAGAAATACCCATCTCCAAAGAGATCCACCCCATTGAAATACTCAGCACGATTCTTTACACCAACCATGTATCCAGTAAGATCACGGCCAATAGAGATACACTCTCTTACTACAGTATCATCAGACTTTTCTGACAACCCATGATCCTTAATAATCCTACACATTACACGTTTAGACTCCATAGACTTATACATGTCTATAGCTCTAGCCAATTCAGCTTCCCATGTGCTAGGTTCTTCATACTCATCAAAATGCCCATCATGCAATTGAACAAGAGGACAGATCGTTCCAGAGATTCCAGGATCAGAGTTAGATGAACTATCAATATCTACTCTACCAAGATGAGATGGATGAATTGCTCTGTAAGCAGAACTAATAGCATTAGATTTCTCTCCAATGCCAGATACGCCTTTGTAGGTATACTTAAGAGCAATGATGGAGTCCATATCATTAATGCAACTCTTATAGTTTACAAGCTGGCATTTAGATATAGCATTGATCAGATACATAGGGGGAATCTGTATAGCTTTACGAATAGTAGTGATATCAGCAGTATCACCCTTATCGGATATTCTATAGATTCCGTATACTAATCTAGATGCATACAGAGAGGCAATATACTCTGCCCATCTAACTTTCTTAGTTGAGATATCAAGATTATCCTTCTTACGGAGAGAGTTAAACTCATACATCATCCATCTAAGAATTCTATATATATCTGCTTTATCTTCCATGCTAAGCTTAAGATCCCTCATGGTAGATTTATCATAGATAAACTCAAGAGAGCCAAGAATAGAATTACCCTTATCATAGATGGTATCAAGATCTTTGGTGGTAAACTCCATACCAAGAAACTTAATCCACGGATCTCTACCTTTGAAATCATCTGGAGATTCATCTTTACTGCAGTTGATTACTGAAGATACAGTGTATACAAAGGATTGGTAAATCTGTACTGAGTTATACAGTACTTTTGGAACCACTATATAGTGTTCATCTTTGATTTGGAATACGTAGAACTTATTACGATCTACTGTAGTTACATCTGCTACGATATCAGTATCTATAATTTTAAGAAACTCCATAGCTCCGTAGAAGCCCATCTTAGCAAGAATATACTTCATAATGAAGAATGATTTCTTAAATATATTAGATACAAAATACGTGCAAGGAATAGACTCTCCATCAATATCAGTAAGTGTTCCAGTATAGCGGTACAATCTAACCGGCATAGCAACAGTCTTAAATGTAATAGACTGTTTCTTTGCAGACTTAGAAGCACTATTATTGTAGGTTGATGCATCTACAATCTGATACATTGCTGAATAGAGATTTCCATTGATTCTAAAATAGAAGTTATCAACAATTCTAGGAATAGCAATATATACAGTTACAGTATCATTTACTAATCCATTCTTCTTCTCATTAATCTGAATGAAGTAAATAACCTTAATGAGTTTAAGATCAGAATCTTTCAGATTGATATAAGCGAATTGATTATCTTTTCTAGAACCTCCAGAGGAAGATCTCTTACTAGAGCTCTCACTAGACTTCTTACCTTTATTGATGATATAGTCCTCATATTCCCACAAAATGTGGTTAATGTCGTCATACCCATCAATTACTTCAAAGCTCATTACTTTGATAGTGAACGTAGAATCTCGCTCACAGCTGTAGATAATATCTCTAATTGCTTCTACCAATTCATCATCAGTACGAACAAATAGATCTTTATTAAAGTGTGGACGATGCTCTTCATTATATTGATGGATAAAAGCTCTCTGAGCTTTTGGGTTGTTACTCATTTAGCACTTCTCCCTTCAGTAAGATCTACAGTAATTTCTGTATTCATTGGGTTTGGTGCATCCTCCTTATCCCTAAGAGTCAGCTCGGCAGAGATATCAAAAGCTCCACAGATAGATATAAGCTTAGCTAGAGTTATAGAACTTCCCTTAAGCAATCTCATATCATTCTGGAATTGATCGAAACGGTCTTCATACTGTTTCTTATCAACTTGCTTGGTGTTGATCGCTGTCTTTAGGGCTTTCATCTCAGGGGTGTCTTCATCTCCAATCTTAAGATAGAAGATGTTATCACTTGTAGTCATAATTTCAGACTGAATATCCTTTATGAGCTCATTGTTATAAAGAATATCAGCAATACTCTTAGGATTAGTGTAGTCTATGATTTTGTCAGCAGAATACTCTTCTAGATTCTCTGGTTTAACTACTCTACAGCACATCGATCCTTGCTGATAGTAATACCCAGGGCCATCATCTAGAGTCCTGCTACGAATTGGCATAACTGTGCCATGTGCTTCAATCGCCGTAAACTTTGGGCTGAACAGATCTGGATTCTTAGTATACTCGTCCATTGTTGCTACGGAATATAACCTATTCTCCAACTGTACTTTTTTCATTAATACCCACCTTCTAAAAAATAAAACCTACAGGGGATATGATTTTACTCATATCCCCCATAGTAATCTGCCATTGTATGTTTTAATTACTTCTCAAGAGCTGCGTCGTCCTTGATGATAGCCTTAAGATGGCCATCGGGAGTTACAGCAAACACTTTCTCACCGAACTCCACAGATACAGATGCAGTGAAGTACCCAGGAACCTCAATATCAACAACCTCATTGGGGTTCTGGTCTGCCTCTCTCTCAAGAATCTGGACCAGAGTATCGACAATCAGCAAGCATGCATCATACATGTAAGACGAATGCTCAAACGCAATTCCGATGATGTCATAAGAAACCTTATCAAAGACAGACTTGAAGCCCTCGTTGCTATACAGGAGTTTCTTTACAGTCTTCTTAGCTTCCAACTCAGTAACGTCAGACTCATTAAAGGTCATGACGAAGCTCCAGTTACCGGGCTCATCAGGATTATCGTTATTCTCATGATACTCAACAATGGCGGCAAACTTAAAGTTGCCAGCGGTATCAGTCAGTACCATAGCAACAGCTTCATCAACCTTGGAAATCTTCACACGGGAGAGATAAGCTGCAGTGGATGCAAAGAATGACTGCAGAAGCAGCTCAGGACGATTATCATCTCCAAAGGCGTATCCTGCAACATCAGCATTCACGATGAATGCCTGATGATATTCAGTTTCCTCAATAGTCTTATTAGCCTGTGCAGAAATCATACCACGTCTAATAGCATTAGCGATAAACAGTTTGCTAAACTCAGTGGTGTCAATTGTTTTGGTCATTTGTAATACCTCCATTTGATAATAAATATTAGTTGTATAACCCTTTATACGAATTTATATTATACAATTATCTTTAAGTTTAACTTATTGTATAACTATATTATTCCTCTTGAGGAACTCCTCTCTCGTGTAAATAGGAATACCATACTTACGCGCTGTTGTAATCTTGCCAGAATTTTCATTAGGATCTAATGCTATCAATGCAAAAGTATTCTTAGTAACAGTATACTTATCGTTAGCATCATATCCATTAGCGTTCAACAGTGCTGTGAATTCAGCATCTCTGAATCCAGTGAATGCCACTTTAGGTTTAGCCACTTGATTTTTGAAATCAGTAATAGTCATATACCGTAGAGCGGCATCTATTTCATCCCTATAACATCTAATTCCAGCTATGATAGATTCTATAGCTCCCTTACCGATTCCGGATATATTGATAGCTGCTACTTTAATAGCGCTATCATCCATGGCAGTCAACTGTCTTAGAGGAATTACGCTAAATACAGACTTCCATTTCTCTTCTGCCATTCCATCAAAGCTTAGAGCGCTCATAAGCTTATAGTCTTCAATCGGCGCATTACGAAGATTAAGACAATAGCTCATGAATTTATTACGCTCTACATCACCTAAAGGAGATAGATCAATAGAATACGGATCCAGAAGTTGAGTTAAGGATGTTAGCTTAAGATCTCTAACAGTCTGTTCTCCAACATCTCTAAACCCAAGCCTATCAACCATGTCTACCATTCGCATAGTCATACGTTCTGGACAACGTAGGTTAACGCATCTAGCGGATTTACCAGATGGAGAAATAGCAATCTTAGTCCCACAGAAAGGACAAATCTCAATAAATTTCTCTGGAGTTCCATTGAAGTTTCTATTAAACTCCGTATCTGGTTTGGTTACATAGCTGATAACATCATTTACATACTTCACGTCGATCTGTTCTCCAATTGCTAGGTTTAGTTCTTTGAATCTCTCATAGGAATGAATGGTTTGTTTAGTGTGGATTCCTCCAATGAATTCACATGGCTTAAAGTGAACCATAGGAATTACTTCTCCAGATTTGCCAATGGAATAAGTGTATCCAACAAATGTGGTTCTAGCAACTCTAGGATTAAACTTAATAGCCATAGAATACTTATTGACAGAGTTCTCTCTACCAAGAGCACTAATCTTATTAGGATCGGTGAAAGATATGACAACTCCATCAATCATATAGGGAAGAATCTTTCTAATGGTTTCTGCTGCTTCTGTAAACTCTCTAACCTGGAAGATGATTTCCTGATAATTACCCTGGAAGAATACATGACGATTTACTTCACCAGAGTTATAATAGGCATTCAGGAACTTCAACTCATCAGCTCTAGGCAATTCAAGAGAACAAGACAGAGGAATTAGAGTTATAAAATCAACGTATCTATACGCATCACTAGCACTAAATAGACCAATGATGCCATTTCTAGCATTCTTATAACTCTTTCCTCTAAGCTCTCCAAGAAGCTCAAGATTACGCTTAGTAATAACAGCTTCAAATTTGATACCAAACTTAAAGTCGTTAGGAACAGAACCAGCATTAGGGAATTTATATCCTCCAAGTATTGGAGTTAGATCAGTGGCAATATTCTCAGCAGTATCTCCTCTGCTAAGAGCTGCAATGATTGTATCTCCCTGTACTTCTGCTTCTACAGATACGCCATCATACTTAAGCTCTCCGACCATTTCAAATCTCTCGTTAGGATGAATAACACCCTTATCAAGACACTTATGAATAAAGTCTCTTTCAAAGATCTTAATAGATGGCTTGTCTGCTACTCCTTCCTGTGCGGCATCGCTGATAGTTACAAATTTACACTTATCAAGAGTACCAACCAGTTCAGGATATTTATGAGTTGTATTGATTAACCTCTTAGTTATAGGAGGTTTATCATCAGCATAAACAACTCTAGGTCTTGCTGCTGCTATAGGGGTATGTTGTCCCCAAATATCTCTTACAAACAGATGAGAATCCATTTCGTTATTAGAGACATAATTACACATAACCTTGCTATCAATTATCTCATTCTGCGCTTGCTCCACCATAGGAGTAACCTCAGCACCAACTTGATAGTTCGGGTTGTATTTCTGATAAAGAACCAACAGCTGATCGTAAATCCCATCGTCTAAGAACAACACATCTGCTGAAGTATTATTATAGGCAATATTACTTACTCTAAGAATAATATCAGCAATCTCTATCTGTTCTTGATTCCATACAGGATTATTGATTAGCTCTGCTGCGATATTGCTTACATAGACACCTAAAGATACGTCACGAAGGATCTGAAGATTGCCCTCTCGCAAGCTCTTTAAAATATCTTCCAAGCTCTGTAAGGTTGTCTTCTCCATCCTTGTTCACCGCCTTTACCATTACTCTACCCACCATAGTCTTATTATTCTTAGCATTTCTAAGAGCAATATTATAGTGAGTTTCTAATTCTCCGTCATGACCTACATAGTCCCTAATATTGGTCTTATACTTATATCCCTTATTAGGAACATCTCGTATCATAACTTTCTTTACCAATTGTTTCTTCTTCTTAGGAATTTTACGGAATACTAATTTAAGCCCCATTGTCTTCAACAGAGCATTTATAATCTCAGCATTCCTATTCTTAGAATTAGTATCCAGTTTGATATCTATATCATATGGATCTCCAATCAGAAGCTGTTCAAACAATCTTCTTGCCTGTGGAGATGATGAATACAACATAAGATTCATTACTACATACTGCATTCCAAGATGAGCTAGATCTCCAGACTCCATAGGGCCAAACATGATAGGAGTCTTAGTGTACTTAGTCTCATAGATCTTATTAGCCTTAGATCTAGTATTAAGACCTTTGAGGTTCGTAGCGCTCAGCGAAGTAACAGAGAATTTCTCCTCTGCATACTGTTTCAGTCTATAGTTGTAGATCTTTCCAACTACCAGATTTCTTCTAGCAGGAACACGACGAATATTACCATTAGAATCTTCTATCGGCATATAGACTGTATACGGAGTCAAGTCTATGATATCCTTAAACTCCTCATACATCTGAGCTATAGTGTCAAGTCTAATTGGTGTAGTGAATGCCGGAGTGCTAACAATGATAGCATCGTCTTCTTCTAGAATGGAATCTATAAATAGCTTACAGGCCCATTCATCTTCAAAGTTATCTACCCATTGGCGCATTGAATCTGCTTGAGATTGGTCTATCATAGAGATATACTTATGAACTATCCTAGCCTTTTCAGAATAACTCCATTGATTAGTACCAAATCTGAAAGCATCAATGATTCTCATGCCAATGAATGTTATACTCTGCTCATGAAGCTGACCAAGATTCTCTCTATTGATACAGGTAGATTGGTTCTTAATAACTTCAACTACATCTCCATTATCAAGCACAGGCATCAACTCATCAGGAAGAATCTTAGATACAACACCCTTACCACCATATCTATCGCACATCTTATCCCCAGCTTGCATAGGCAGATCTTCTACAATAGTAATAGTCATAATTACATTGGAGAACTGCTTATCCTTGAAGAACTGCTTGCCACCAATACTATCACGGCATATAGCATAGAGTTTCTGAAGATTATAAGACATCCTACTACTCATAGCAATAGGGCCAACTAGATCAACCACTTTACGACAAAAAGCATTATACTGATTGTAATAATAATACAGCTGCTGGTTGTAGTAAGAGTCAGCAAGCACGTTAGGATTATTACAATACACATCAATATCTGCTACAGTGCCGTTCATAATGATATTGCGATCACTAATCATATGCTCTCTAAGTTTAGCCTGAGATAGCGAATAGAGGATATTCTCATTTTCTAGTCTTCTAATAGAACAGAACATCCCATTCTTAATCTTTTCTCCTACATCAGGAAATGCTTTATAGTTCTTATCGTCTCCATACATGTTTAGAAGAACATCGTTATCGTTGATTGTAATATCTGTAGTCTTAATCAGTGCAGAACAAAGTTTAGTTGCTGCACTCTCAGATATAACAATAGAATCTTCCATGTTTTGTTCACAGCTAAGATAAAGAGTTCTTAGATTAACCCCATTCATCTTATTGCCGTATTCATCAAAACCTACAGAAGTTTTAATGATATCTCCAGTAGAGATTGTATCTCCCTCATGAAGTCTATCTAGAGCATTGCTATCCCACAGATACCCATAAGACTCAGTATTATGATTGTAAGTCAATCTTTCAATTACATCATAAGTTCCATCATCCTCATTACGAACGATAAGATAATAATGATTATTCTTAAAATCAAACTTATTGATTTTATAGATAACTGTGTATTTATGCTCTGCTTCTAGATACGATGAGGACATCTTACCGAAGTCTGTTTCCCATCCAGTCTGTACTATAGGGACTTCATTCTTGGTCAGCACCATGAGCTGTTCAGTATGATTGCTAAACATGATTTCTCTTGAACCAGAGTTAGCTGGCTTGAATGGCTGCATCAAAGTACGACCAAGTACATAGTTATTGTCTGGTAATGCTTTTGTTGAATTTTGTATCTGCTTTTCAATATTAATTACATTAGCCATATACCGTCACCCTTCATATAGATTTAGGATGGAAGATACATCTCCCATCCTATCATATCTATAACATATCACCATCATTTAATTTGCTAGATTAATTAACAATCCTACACATGGTTTTCTTACCGTGTGCTTCACATTTACGTTTAATATAGTCCTGGACACTATCTACTGGTATCTTCCAACAGCTTCCGACTTTAAAACAATCAAGTTCTCCATTGTTCAAAAGCTCATATGCAGTATTCTTACCAATAGATAGAGCTATACACAACCCTTCAATCTCCAGAACCATAGGTTCAATTCTAGGTTTCATATATGCATCTCCTATAAAAAATTATTCATTAAGCTGAAGCAAAATTTGCTCATAGGGAAGAGCTGCTTGCATTCTAATTTCCTGCTCACGCTTAATTCTATTATATTCTTCCATCATGCATCCCTTAAGATATTCAATGCATATGGTAATGAATGCTGAATAGAAATCCTTATCCGAATAGAGCAGTTCTTTGAACTGTCTCTGGGAGAACTTCTTATCATAATTGGGTAATTTAAGATATGCTCCAGAGCCTTCAAGAATCTTATTCTCTTTAAGTAATAAAAGAAGACTTAATTCATTATCATATCCAGTCTCTTGGTTAAATACCAAGAAACATGATTTTCTATCTGATTTACTGGATCTAGATTTAACTATATCCACATAAACTACAGAACCAGAAATACCAAAACCTTCTTCAGGTTTAAGCTTAGTTTTAACTGTAAGCTTAAAGATATTATTCTGGATATAAGTAAGAGATTTACCTCCACTAATATGCTCTCCCTGATTAAGATACGCAAGCTCAGATGGTTTAGGTAAAAATCCAGTATTGATATCAGTAGTAATATGGTTAATCAAAAGCATAATGATATTAGCTTCACGGCATAGAGGAACCATCTTAGTAAAATATTCAGAGTTAGCTTTAGCATTTGTTGCTGCAGCCATATTATTACTTTCGTCTGCCTCAGCGTTCTTTCTAGAAAGAACCATCTTAATAGAATCAATGATAAATACAGTAGGTTCAAACTTATAGATGCGATTATCTCGCATATCAATCATACCGGTATCATATAAATAATCAGATTGATTATTTACTTTGATATCATGAACCATCTTTACACGCTCATAAATAGACTCTATAGTAATTCCAGCATCTCTAACAATAAATCTATCACTAAAATCTTGATCTGTTACAAACCCAGACAGTTGTTTAATTCTCTGAATATTAGTACCTATCTCAGCTTGCTCATAAAATACAGTAGACGTATTAAAACGTCTAATTATATTAGAGGCTATCTGTGTGCATATAGTGGTCTTACCAACACCACTATTAGAGATAACCATATTAATACTGCCATCAGAGATTCCTGCTTCATATCTAAGCTTACCATTAACTTCCTGAATATATCCATTGGCAAAATCAAGATTAAGCAATCCAGTAGAGTATGACACACTATATGTCATCTCATTTCTTTGGGAAATATCCTTTACTTGCGCTACTTGATTTCTAAAAGCACGAGAAAGTAGAGTCATATAAATTTCCTCCAATTTAATTCATTACAATAGTGTACAAGGAGTTATAAATTTATACAAAAAATAAAAATGGGAGGGTATTAGCCCTCCCATTAATATCCTTCTACGGAGCTATAATGCTTTCTTGGTACATAAGATGGTATACAACAGTATTGATCCTGTCATAATCATCAGATAGAGTCTGTAAGCTGAATCTATATGGTTTACCCTTGTTGAGGATATTATAAGCTTCAGCATAATTGATTATAGCTGCACGTATTGTAGCAGTGGTTTCTGTGTTTAAGATATCTAATACTGCTAGATTAATAATAGAGTTGATTTCCTCAATCTCTTCAGTAACCCAGCTGTTAGGTTCATTCTCATTATATTCAGGAATTACGTCTAACATGAAGTATTGGAATACTCTAGCCCAGATACCAATATCAGAATAGATGATACGGAAAATCTCTGTAATCATTTCCTGAGTCATCAGTACTTTAGGTTGAGTAATAATGATGAAGTTTACTCTTCTAACGCAGATATCAAGATTGAAACTTGAATGCCTAGCAATAAGAAGAATACAAGCAAGATTATTACTTAATCCTAAACCTAGCATTCTAGGGAGTAAAGTTCTATTGATAATAGTACCAATGCGTAGCATTCTATCAACTACAGCAGGATTCTTATTAGCAGGATCATTCAAGCTAATATAATCATAGCAGATATTGTTGATCTTTACTACAACATCATTATCATAGAACTTAACAGTTTGAAGCACATCAATAAATGCATCAAGGAAACGTACATCAGTAAAGCATTTTACATGCTCATTGATATTACTACCAGAGAATACGCTATTGAGAATGCTTAGAAAATGATGGTCAATGAAGTTTCTTAATTGAGCATCTGTCATATTGGGGATATCAGAAATATTCTGCAACAATACTGACTTATTTAGGGTAGGACTGTTTGCTGTTACTATTCTAACCATATTCACTTTATGATTGGAATCATAGGCTTGCTTTTCTTCCCAGTACTTTTCTAAAGCCACTATCTATCACCTCTGATATCAATATTCATCATCAAATTCAGTATCTGTAGGAACTACGACGTTATTGATTGCAGTCTGCTTAGGCTCTTCTTTAGTAACCATATTACCAAAGATACTTGCGACATCAGTAGGATTATTCACACGACGAACATCCATATCGAATTCATCATCTGAATCATCTACATTGATATCAGCAAAGATATCGGAGAAAGAACGAGTACCGGTATTGAGCTTATCTTTGATACTGTTGTATCTAGTGCTCATTTCGATCATGCTCTTCTCCGGATATGCCAAACCAGAGATAATAACGTCCATATAGTCTTCATTTCCAGTTTCCTGAATATGACGATAAGTCTCAAATGGTTCGCCAGAATATCTCTTGATAACCTCGAAATGTTCATCAATAGCATTCTGTACAGATTCAGATGCATTGATAATAATAGCAAGTCTCTTGCACCCATGGGTGTAATCAAGACCACAACCATTATCAAATGCTTCTGCAATAGCAGAGTCTGTTCCCGTTACATTCTTACAGCCTGTAAGATCAATATGCTTGATGTCCATATATCCAGGAGTAGTACTGATCTTATAATGATCAGTATCATCAATATTCTGGTTGCTGGGAACCATCTTACAACCTAACAGAATCTCAACTTGTTTTGCAAACTCTAGATTTGCTGCATCTTCTGCTTTACTATAACTACCAGTATAATCCTTAAAGTGATCATTCTTGATAGTATGCAGAATTACATTACTACTAAGCTCTTTAAAGAACTTCAGTGTATTGCTGATTCCTCTAGCCTCATCTTGGAAACCAATGAATGCAAAGATATGGGTAGGCATATTCATTGCATCAAAGTATTTGGCAATCATAGGAACAGCACCACATCCAGTACCACCTTCAGTGGATGTTACAAGGATTACTTGTTTTGTTTCAGGTTCAATGTATGAGCCAAAGTCAATGTCTCCATTGACGATGGCATTATACATAGCCTTGCTACCCTTAGAGGGTTCTTTACCACAACCACCAAGACCAGAATTGAATGTGACAATCATGTCAGAATTCTTATACTTGTCTGGAATATCTTTGGTTGTTGTATTGAGTAATTTGATTCTCTCCTGGGGCATAATCTTCTGCTCCAGAACAGTAATTGCTGCTTTATTTCCAGCAGCTCCAACACCGAATAAAATAGTATCCATTGACATACTGACTTACCTCCAACTTTCTTCTTCAAGATATGTATAACAAGTATTCATAATACTCGTTAACTTAGAAGCCCATTCTTCATCAGAAGAATATTCGCCTTCATATTCCATATCATGTATATTTGTGTTTCCTACATCATACCAGTTTTCTCTGATATAGATAGCACCATTAATGATTCCTTCCTCATAGGTTTTACCAAGAACAAGTCCTTCATTAGGATCAGAATCATACATTCCAATGCTATAGAAGTTACACTTCTCTCTATGTAGGTCAGTTACAGTCCAACTAGACTCTAATCCAGATAATGCTACTAAGAATATAGGATCTAATCCAGATTGTCTAGATGCTTCAATGTATGCTGCTGCAATTCCATCACTATTCAAGACAGAATCTAGATTATTGCCGAATGATGTCATGTATCTAATACATCTTGCTATATCATTTTCTGAAATATCCATTCTGTTCAGTAAGTCAGTATACTCAGTAATGGATCCATCATATGCTTCAGAATCTTCTACTGCATATGTAATATTGAGTGTTGTTTCATCTACTTCTTCGACAGGTTTAATAGTACTTGGTGCTTCTGGTAATGAAGCAGCCATTGTATCATTTCCTATCTTATTGGCTTCCCATTCAGGAATACTTATTGTTGTATTACCAACATATGTAGCGCAAACATAAATTGAATGTACTACTGATGATACTGCTATCATAATCAGGAACATAGTCCCTAATATGATTGTTACTCTAACCATAGCTCTACCCATAGCAGCCATGATTACATTTGTTTGATCTCTCATTTTACCGTTACCTCACTTTTTTAATCTTGTTTTAAGAAGAGCTGCCACATCTTCTTAATTTTACTGATTGTCATCAGTATTGCTGCTAGAATCATCTCTAGCATTTACAGTCTCATTATCCTTCTCATTGAGCTGTACGGGGTCCATAAACTCACCCTGCTCACGGATAATACTGTATTGCTTGTTATCTGACATACTACTTCACCTCCTTAATTTATAGTTATTTATAAGTTCCCTTTGCTCTAATATTATAATATATCATCCAATTTTATATTTACCATTATTAATATTATTAGTCAATCTTTGCCCCTCAGTAGATTTCTCTACTGAGGAACATCGATTTTAGCTAACGGTATTAATGAAAGGTAATATATTGGCAGATATATTACTTTTATTGTTACATGTAGTATATAATTATATAATTTGTAATTCTGGTAAAAGATCTATAACCTTATTTAGATCTATTTCCTTTTTCTTATCTATAACCATACACATACATTTCTTTCCGTCTTTACGATGTATACCATTATGTGGTACTGGTGTTAATGGTGGACGATCTAGATATTTAATTCCTAGAAATACTCTAACTTTATTATGCCCTAGATCATCAATACTTGGAATTGGTAGTTTCGGTGGATTTTTAATTACTGCTTCATATGCTTCCATAGGCCAACTACCATCTGGATTCTGTTTAAAATCATAAGAACTTTTAGGTTCTTCTCTTCTACCATAAGTACTTGCATTCTGTTGTCTTTTAATATATTCATCTGAATATATTGATTGATTCTGATTTTTAGGAACTTCTCCTCTATTGTATCTACATTCTGCTGAATACAAATCAGTTCTATAGTATTCTTTAATCTCTATTTTACCAGCTTGGTATTTTCTTTTCTCTATTGGAATTCTATCTTGCTTAGAGATAATATCAATATTATATCTTGCATTTCTAGCACTATGCATTTTCTCATAGTTAGGTAATTGTACTAGATCATATAGGAATAATTCAAAACATAACCATCTATCATCTATTGTAATTCCTTGACCTCCATAGTATGGATATAATTTATTTACTGGGCGATAACATCTATAAATCATATTCTTCCATACATCATATTCATTCTGATACTGTTTATAATCTACTCTTCCTCTATATCCCATACCATTAATTACTTTATCTATTACTGTAGGGTCTTTAGACATAATAGCTCTATCTGTAAGATAATATACTTCTCCTCTATATAGAGTTTTATATGTCTGTATCTGTACTATATTTGTTCTATACATAGTCTCTACTTCTTTATCTAGTTTTAATATTACTAGAGTACTATCTCCAAAGTTTACTTTATCTCCCTGATTAAAGTTTCTTACTTTTTCTACATTCATTTTGTTTACTTCTCCTTTAAAAAATATTACTTGATTATATCATACAATTACTTGTATTTTTACTATTGGATTTTTAAGTTTTGGGAATTTTCGGGTTTGGCGCGTACCCTGTCTAGCCTCCTCCGTTCCCAGAATTAGAGCTTATTTCCCTTCTCCAACTCGGTTGTGCGTTTGTCACGCTAACTATGTGCTCGCGTCTTCCTATTTAGCGTTTTTGTAACTTCCTCCGCCCAAAGGCTCCGGAAGTAGTTTTCTATCATTCGGTAATTACTATTCTAGTAATTTCTACGCAGGGTAGGACCATCGCCCTAGGTTTCCGGCCTTCGCTGGGGCTACGGCCGGATAGGACTATTCCCCCGCTGAGAGGGTATGATAATAAATGGCAATCTTCTGTTGCCATTCTACTAATTGAGAGTGATTTCCTCCGCCCAAAGGCTCCGGAAATAGTTTTCTACTAAATTTTCTGTTTTACTATTTAGTATTCGGTAAATCTAGTGGTAGAGGGGAACGTTCTGGCTTCACTCCCGTGCGCTATCTATTTTATCGGGGCTACCCCCCCCCCTATTATCCTTTCCCCCGATCTCTCGGCTTCCGCTTACTAAAAATGTATATAAATAAATATTTTTTTACAAAACGGATATAGAAAAAAGAAATATGATGTAAAATAGATAAATTATAGTCTGAGAAATTAATCTCAGACTATAATTACATTAATCTACTCTATCTACTTTCTTTTGTTTATTTCTATATGTATATGGTAATAGATAATCTTGGTTTACAAGATTAGTCATTAATTGTGCTCCAATCATGTAAGTGGATAACATATTCTTAGATAGAGAATCATCAATATCTTCAGGTAAATCTTTTAATGAAGTTTGCCCTAGAATTTTAATATCAGCATTCATAGCAGACTTATCATTCATAGAGTCAGCTCTAGATCTACTAAACTCAGTAACAGTACTAGTTAATCCAGAGATTACTAGAGATTCAAACTCTCTATCAGATTCTTTACCATTTTTATCATATCCGGTTAATAATCCGGTACGCATATCTCTATTTTTAGTATCAATAGACATACCATTCTTCTTTGTTAATATCTGTTTCATTCTCTTCATATGAATATAAACTACTAAACATGGTTTGGTCTTCATAGGACGACCTTCAGAATCTTTATACTTATATGGTAAATAAACAGATTCCAATAATGGTACATTTAAAATATCTAATGCTTTAGATATTTGATCCATAGATGGTTCATTAAAAGCTCCAGTTTGGAAATAAAATGGGAATGACCCAGATATATACTTCTCAAATTGTGTATCACTCATTTTAGCAAATTCTGCTTTCCAGAAATCTGTATTCTTGCCACTTGGATCTAATTGATCAAATACTTTATATATAAGCCTTTCAGAGTCTAATCGTTTCTGGTTCATAGACAAACACTCCTTAGATATATTAATGAAATGTCAAAAAAGAATAAAGAATTACAAAAAAATATATGGGGATTTGTTAGATCCCCATATATTAAAATTCCTCATCTCGGCAGATCATTGAACTTGAAAAACAGCCCTGCCATAGATGCCATACTGAATACCATGATTGCTTTGATTGCGAACGTGTTGACCCCGGCAGCATACACCAGCCCGCAGATGGTAAATGCAAATCCCAGCATTGCGCAGATAACGGTGAGAATAGCATTCTCCAGCCAGTATCCAGTTCTCTTGTAATTCTTTTTTAACATTGCTCATTATCCTTTCTGTTATACATCTTTTGATATATTTTTTACTTCCTAGACATGATTATATTATACAACTAATATAATTAAATTTATCAAATGTATAAAATACCCCTCTAGGATAATCCTAGAGGGATAAATATATAACAGAATTAATTAACCTAATAAGAAGCGTGGACGAACGCCATAGGAATTGTTATATCCATTGTTATCGCTAGCACTTCCATTAGTATATACACAGCAGAAGTTAGTTGTACCACAGCAATCTCTTTCCCAATATTGTTTAGCATTTCCATTATAATACCCAATCTTTAAATCAGAATTTTGTTTAAACCCAGGTAATTGATAGTTAAGCAAACCACTTATATTTTTAGAATAAGTTTTCTTACCGAATACTTCCATTTCATTCATTAATATGGATCTTACGGATACGGTAGTAGTGCTAGTACTATTATCTGTGGATACTATCTCATTATAAGACAATAGATGATCTCCAAATATTGCATATAAATTAGAATCTATTGTTGGTATTACTGTAGAATACATATAAGATCCTTTATATCCTGAAGTATTGGAATTAGATTTAGTCATCTTATTTAACTTAAATATCTGATCTGGTACTATTAATACATGGTGCCTACTGGATATGCCGCTTTCAGATATACCATAATATGGATTTATATCCATAACTCTAAAAGTAATAATAGTACTATTATATGTAGCAGTAAAGTAATCTCCTACGTATAAATCCGTAAATTTACCTGATGATATTCCATGAGATTTGATGAATGAATCTATATTATCAACAGATACTGTACCTAAGTCGTTACCTCTATATATTTTATACACTGCTATATTAATAGTTTCTTCTGTTTTTATAGATTTTCTATATTCATGTATAACTCCCATATTTATCTCCCCTAATATGACTAACTTGCTTTTTCATAATAATAATCAGCGCCATCTATAGTTATAATACAATAGTCTCCATACGCTGAACCTTCTATTAAAGTTCCATTTTCTGGTAGACTACCAGTAGAAGATGTTATAGACCCATAACTGGTAGAACCTTTAGAGTACGTTGTTTTGCTAATTTTACTGGATGCTAATTCTAACAGTTGATATGTTATATAATCATAACCTGTACTGCTATTTTTACCAGTATCAGTAATCTCTCCATATTGGTATACCATTGTTTCCCACATACCACCATCATAGTACCCTTCAAGCTCTTCTACACTTTTTGTTGTTTCTCCTGTTAGAGTAAGCCCTTCTGTCGATGTATAATTATACCCGGTATAAACAGTAGTTGTCTTTCCCCAATTTTTAACATAATTAAAGGTTGATTCAGATGTATGATTGGTACGTTCTGGATATTCATATGTATATGTAGTGTTAGAGTCGCAATTATACTTATTCCATGTTACTATATCAACGGTATTAATAGTATATGATGTAGGGAAGTACCTTTCATAAACTACACCCATATAATAGCTCCTTACAAATAGTTAGAAAGTCTATTAAAAAATTAATTCAGATGCCGTACTAGGGCATCTGGAGAACTTTTCTAATTAACTATATAACTATTTGGAGGTACCTACTATGGGAACAGTGTATGAATATAGAAATTGGAATACTGGAGATTCTGGCTCTGATTCTTCTAATAGTTATGACACATCTATTGCCGTTCAGCATAAAGTATATAGAGGTAATGATTTAGGCACTGTATCTGCTGATAATATAGATAGTTTTATAGAAGAGCATGGAATAACCACAGGTAAATTTACAGATTTATATGTAGGAGATTATTTTACTGCTAAATATCCTGTGTATAATGGGACATATTTATATACTGTTAACTTTATAATTATGGATATAGACCCGTATTGGGGCATACATGAAAGTGGTATTGGCGATAAACATCATATATTAATTACTTCAAATCTTGGCTTAGATAGTTCTAAAATGACTACAAATCCTAGTACTAGTACTAATAAAGAAGGTTATTTAACTACATATGCATTTTCAACAGTAATACCAACCATAGATACCAATTTATCTGCAATATTTGGAGATCACCTACTATCTTATAATGAGATTGTATCTTATAATAATACAACAGGCATTTGCATGGTTTCTGTAAAATCTATATTAATGAATGAGATAGAAGTATATGGGAAAACATATTATTCTGATAATCCTAGCGGTTTACTTAATTACCAATTACCTGGGTTTGCTCAGAATTCTGATTTAATACCTTTATTTGATGATGAAGGCGCATATCCATCATGGTACTTAAGGGATAATTCAGGTTACTCTTTTTGCTATGTACTGTACGATGGTTCTGCACAAGTTAAGAATTATACAAAAAATAGTGAGCATATGCGCCCACGTTTCTTATTAGGTTAAACTTACATTCATCCTCTTAGACATTTATATAATTATCTAGGGGAGATGAAATGTATGTTTAAAAAGATCGGTAAAGGTCTTATATTATTCTCTATTGGTGGGTTTCTATACATGCTTATAGAGATTATTTATAGAGGATATACTCATTGGACTATGGGCATTCTAGGTGGATTAATGTTTGTTTTAGTGGGTTGTATTAATGAGTATTTACCATGGGATATGTCTATAATACTTCAATCTATTATAGGTTCTATTATGATTACTACAGCAGAGTTTATTGCTGGTTGTATATTGAACATATGGTTAGGATTGCACATATGGGATTACTCTAATCTTCCTGGAAATATCTTAGGACAAATTTGCCCTCAATTTAGTATTGCTTGGTTAGGAATATCTGTAGTATGCATTGTATTAGATGACTATTTACGGTATTTTTTATTCGGCGAAGAAAAACCCCATTATAAATTAATATAAGATCCCCCAGATGGTATTGGCCATCTGGGGTCAATTAATGATTATCCTAATAAGAAACGCGGGCGAACGCTAACTGAAGCATCGTCATCATCACAGTTACTTAATCCTTCACCATCGCTATCTATAATAAAAAAAACATTGCCAAAAGAATCTCTTATGTAATAGAAATCGTCGTCAAGTTCTATTAAATTAGGATTATATTTAAATCCTAGTAACTGATGGGTAATCATACCATGCGACTCAAACCCGAAATTTTTTCCGTATAGTTCTATAATGCTCATTAATATAGATTTAACCAGTACCGTAGTAGTGTTAGCTTTATCAGGGACTTCATAAGAAGCATAATTTTTACTGTTACTAGTAGTTATTATTTCTTTATGAGATAGCAAATAATCACCAAATATATTTTTTAGGGCGGCATCTATTTTAGGCGTAGTGGTTTTATACATATAAGTACCTGCATATCCATTACTGCTATATCCTATACGCGATGTAGTAATAGGTTTGTCTGGTACTATTAATATATGGTGCTTACCTGCAATCCCGCTGTCAGATATATCATAATATGGATCTATATCCATTATTCTAAAATTAATATTTGAACCATCATATTTAGCGGTAAAATAATCACCTACATATAAATCTGTAAAATACCCTTTAGATATACCATGCTGCTTCATGAAATCCCCTATTGTACTAGAAGTTACAGTTCCTAAATTGTTACCTCTATAGGTCATGCAGTCAGTATTAAGCAGATTATTATCTTTATTTATCTTTTGATTCTCATAGAATATAGCTCCCATATAACTAATTATCCTATTCACAAATAGTTATATAGTTAATTAGAAAAGTTCTCCAGATGCCCTAGTACGGCATCTGAATTAATTTTTTAATAGACTTTTTAACTAATTTGTAATGAGGTTTATATATGGGTGTAGTTTATGAAAGTGGCCATTTTATGGCTGGTAATAGTGCAGCATCTGGTGGCGGCAATGCATCTACTGCTATAAATACAGAACGTATGATATATAGAGGAAATAATCTAGGCGAAGTATCTATTAGTAATATAGATACATTTATGATAAATCATGGGATATCGGAAGGATATTTTACAGATCTATGTATAGGAGATTATTTTACTGCATCTTATAGTGGAACCACTACTACATTTAGAGTAATGGATATAGATCCATACTATAATATATCTGAAAGTGGTATTGCTGGCAAACACCATATACTTATTGTGCCAGATCAAATATTAACTACATCATATATGAATTCTACCAAGACCAGCAGTACAGGTTATAAAGGTTCTTATATGTTTACTACAACTATACCTTCAGTAAATAGTAATCTTAAAAGCATATTTGGTATCTACTTATTGTCCCATAATGAAATTGTATCTACAAATGATAGTACTGGTACAGATACTGTATCTGTCACATCAATATTAATGAATGAGATTGAAGTATCTGGAGAAACAAAGTATTCTGTAGCATCTTCTGGTACTATTTCTCAATTATCTGGATTTAAACAGAATTCAAGCCTAAAAGCATGTGGGGACCGATATTGGGAGAGAGACGTTGGTAGTGGGCAATATTATTTCTGCTATATAAATGAAAATGGCTATCTCGATGGTGGTAGCACTGCCCCCGCATCCGCCTCCTATGGTGTCCGTCCACGTTTTTTGTTAGGGTAATCTGGCCAATATTACCTATTTGGATAACTTATGGGTGGCAAGCATGGGCGCATGATAAATATATTACAACAAGACAAAAAAATAAAGGTGGGAGTGATCCCACCTTTATTTTATGCATATGCATTACTTCTTTTTGCTACCAGCGATAGATAGAAGTTCTCTTGCCAGAATGTCGATAACCTCTTGAGCATCAGTCTTATCAATAGACTGGAAACTTGCGAGGATGATGCCGACCTGGTAGTCGCTAAGATGCCGCCCGTCTTTGAGCTTGAGGTTTTCCAGACGGTTCTTAGTGGATAGTCTACCCTGCTCAATGCTGCCAGGCCGCAGCAGGTTGCTGTACATATCGCTATCAGCGATGATCATCCAGGTGTTAGATCCACCGGAATAGATGAGGACAACGCTGTTATCCTCTGCGATGTATTTGCCATATTTCTGTGCTTTGAACATGATGTTGTAAACTGCATCATTATCGAAGTATTCGATCAACCGCTTATACACCTCGATAGTGATAAGACCGCTAACAGAATGCATGGACCTGCGCTCTCCGGTAATCGGGTCGGTAACGATATCGATCAATCTTGTTTTGCCAGCGACAATATCGCCAATCAATTCATCATTTGTGAATACTACACCGTATTCGTCCATTATTTTATACCTCCTAAGATTTATGGTTGATTTGTTTACACTTATATATTATATCATCTTATTGATTAGATTTTACATATCGCGGTACAACTCCCAGATGGAATTAACCATCTGGGAATCATACTCGAAGGTTTTTTGGACGATAGAAGCGTGTGGTGGACCCTCAGGGGCTTGAACCCTGGACCTCGCAAATTATGAGTTTGGTGCTCTAACCAACTGAGCTAAGGGTCCTAATATCATCTACTACATTTATGTATGACAGATGATATTTTTTTAAATAATTGTGATTACTGTTTGGTGTAGTAATAATAAGTACTTTTGATTTTTATAACGCAATAGCTACCATTTGCCGATCCTTCTATTAACGTACCTTGTTCTGGTAATTCTCCTGGTTTAGCTGTTACTGTTCCAATAGTAGAACCTTTAGAATATTTAGTTTCACTATATACATCGCATACAAAATAATAACCAGTGTAGCAATAGTAACCATTATCTATATTATTTAATGCCCCATATAATTCTACATTTTCTCCATAATGGCCCTGATCATAATACCCTAAAGCATCACTTCCTCTTACAGAAGTTTGCTCAGTTAAAACAAATCCATTAGTTGAATCAAATGTATACGAAGCATAAACTGTACATACGCTATTTCCCCATAAAGTAGTATTTCCTTTACTTGACTCGTCATACCTTGGATTGTAATAAGTTTTTGTAGTGCTGGTTTTACATTTATACTTATTCCATGTAACTAGTTTAGTTTTAATTAGTTTTTGATTCTCATAGAATATAGCCCCCATTTATAATCACTAATCCTATTCACAAATAGTTATATAGTTAATTAGGAAAGTTCTCCAGATACCGTATTACGGTATCTGAATTAATTTTTTAATAGACTTTCTAACTATTTTGTAAGGAGCTATTATATGGGTGTAGTTTATGAAAAATACTTTAACCCTACCTCATACGCTAATAATACTGCCGATGTAGTATTATGGAATAAGTATGGCTGTAATTCATCATATACTATCACTAGGTATTACGACCCATGTACAATGCAAGGGGTATACGTTAAAAGTAGCAATTGGTTTAATGTTAGTGTAGGCACTGGGTACGGATTTTCAGAGTCTAGTGGGTATTATTTAACAGGATCATCAAATATGAACTCTAGAACTAATGATGCAACAGGGTATTATTCAACTGATGACGAGAACGTGTATGTATTATCAATATCAGATACATCAGTTTTTAATGGCAGCACAGTATACAACTATAATATGACAGCAGTAGCTAGTTGCTCTACTGAAGGATATTACACATATTCTAAAGGTTCTACTAGTTATGGATCCATAGCATCTTCTAGCGGTAAATTACCTGAAGATGGTACTTTAATAGAAGGCTCAGCAGATGGAGATTATTGTATTATAAATGTAAATGGAAATTATTACTATTACGAAAAACAGAGTTAGGTATTAAGGGTGTTATATATGGGAGCTATACATGAGTACAGAAAATCTATAAAAGTTAATAAATGGGAGAAATTTAATGTTTCTACATCAACCGCTACAAGATATAGAGAAGTTAGTAAATCTAGTGCGTACAGCACTACAACTACAGGGTCTGTTACTTATTATGATGATTATTATGTAGACCCGATACTTGGTTTAAAGTCTGATGCAAAGCATAACGCACATGCAGGATGGATACTGGGTACTGCTAGTTCCACTATGTATTATTTTTATAAATACAATGGTACTAATATAATATGTACAATAAACATGGTAAGTGGAAGTAGTAATAATTATACTATTTGGCTTACTGCTATATCGTATGTTGAATCATACTCTATTACAATATATTCTAAAGGCACTACACCATACGGTAATATAATAACTAAAGTTAATAAATTGCCTGAAGAGGGTACTTTAATAGAAGGCTCAGAAGAAGATGGGTATTATGTAATAGAAATAGATGGCATATCATATTATTATGAATTAATTAAATAGTATGAACCCAGGTGAATTAATTCACCTGGGTTGCTAATATATTTTAGATATTATCCTAATAAAAAACGTGGGCGTACGCCCTCAGAATAGCTTGAGGTAATACTGCTGGCATCACCTGACGATTCGACCGTACAGAACAATCCCGAGCTGCTGCAATCTCTTGTCCAATACGTTTCTCTGCATTTAATTAAACCAAAGTTCTTAAATCCAGGTAATTGATAATTTAATAAGCCACTAGTATAATTAGCATATTTTTTCGATCCAAATATCTCTATATTGTTTAGTAATATGGATGTAACTGACACTGTATTTGTTGCTGCACCATTGCTTGTAGATACAATTTCATTATGAGATAATAGATGATTTCCAAATATATCTTTTAAATTACTATTCACTTTACTTATAGTGCTTGTATACATATTAGAGCCTTTATAGCCAGTACTATTAGTAGCTGAATAATTCATATATGATGAAGTAAGAATAGAATCTGGCACTATTAATATATGGTGTTTACCAGCAATACCGCTTTCAGACATGTTATAATATGGGCTTATATCTATTACTCTAAATGTAGTAGAGTTTCCGCTATAAGATGCAGTAAAGTAATCTCCTACATATAAATCTGTAAATTTACCTGTAGCTATTTCATGTTCTTCTATAAAACTATCTATATTATCAGCAGATACAGTGCCTAAATCATTACCTCCATACGCCTTATGAATAAGAATAGCTGTATCATAATCATTAGTTCCGCCGGTATTCCAATTTCTATATTCATACACTGTTCCCATAGTGGGTACCTCCAAATAGTTAGAAAGTCTATTAAAAAATTAATTCAGATGCCGTACTAGGGCATCTGGAGAACTTTTCTAATTAACTATATAACTATTTGTGAATAGGATTAGTGATATAAATGGGGGCTATATTCTATGAGAATCAAAAACTAATTAAAACCAAACTAGTAACATGGAATAAGTATAGTATAAAATCTACATATAAATGGGATAAATATAGCTGTAATTCATCATACCATATCACTAGGTATTACAATCCAATCACTAAATCAAGCACTAGTACATTTGGTACTTTCGCAAGTACAGGCACTGCATATTCGGATTATGGGTTTTCTGAATCTAAAGGATTTTATGGAACTGGTAGCACAATAAACTCAGCATATAATGATGCAACTGGGTATTATTATTTCTATGATAGTAATGATTATGTATATACAATGGTGGTACAAGGTTCAGCTCTTTTGGCCAATGGGATGACGTATTACCAATATTCACTGGCTACAGTAGCCGCATGCTCTACTGAAGGAACTTATACATATTCTAAGGGATCTACAAGTTATGGTACTGTTACATCTACTAGTAGAAATACTTATCCCGATAATGATAAATCTGGAGATTATTGGTACATTTATAAATCTGAAACTAAATCTAAAGGAACTCTTATAGAAACAGTAAAGGCAAAAGAAGGAACTTACCCTAGCAATGGTATTCAGGGTGATTATTATTACGTTCTAGTTTCTTAATAACCATAAATAAATACCCTCAGGGAGTAATCCCTGAGGGTATAATTATTGTTTTTAAGAAACAACTTCCCAAGTAAACTCAACTGCTACAGTTGGAGCTTCTTTAGCATAGAACTTAATACCGCCAGCAACAGTCTCAGAGAAGTAATGGGTATCCCATGCTTCCTGCTGAGCATCACCAGTATCGGTATCAGTAGTACTAATTACAGGGGATATATGAGCTCTAAGATCAGCAGTAAAAGTACTTATAGATACAGTGCATGTATACAACCCACTAGTACTATCGGCAGTCCAAGAATCACTTGCGGGTATAGTAGCAGTACCACTTGTTACAGCAGCTTTGCCATTTGCTAAATCATAAGCAGTCTTAACAGCAGAAGGAGTAGCCGCCAATGCAGTAGATGTAGAAGAAGTAGAAGAACTAAGCTTTACGGCGCCATAGTATGTTGTAGTAGCCTTACCAATAAGCATCTGCCAAGCAGAACCATCGTACTCAAAATCTACAACCTGGTTAGTAATCCATGCTCTTGCAGGAACAGCAGTGGTACCATACCAATAAGCAGTAATATCTCCAGTATTATTTACGTTAAGAGTAATTCCTGATGTTGTACTATAATTAGTAAACTTAACAGAAATTCTAGCGTTAGTAGATAAAGTAAATCCTTCGCACTCTACAACCTTGGCTGCAGTTGCTGCTGCAGTAGAACAAGTGCCGTACCACATATGCATAGCAGAGTTGCCGGTATGATCGGTAAGATCACTTGCAGCGGCTCTAGAAGTATCAGTGGGGTGAACGTGATCAGATCTAGCGACAGTACTAGCAGATCCTACAGCTGCGGTACCATCCATAGAAGGATTGCTAGTAGAGTAAGATACATGAGTGCCGTGGCTAGAAGCAGCAGCTCCTACATCAGATGCACTAAGGGTAATATCTGCACTTAATGCTTTACCATTAACTGTTCTAGATGTCGGTACTGCACCAATATCAGACAATACTTGAGCAGGAGTCTTCTCTGTCACAGCACTAGTACCATTACCAACAATATAAGAACCAGAGGTAATACTAGATTTACCAGTACCGCCACTGCTTACAGCAAGGGTGCCTTCCATTGAACCAAGAGAAGTGGTATTATCATTCACCCACGGTACGTTTACTGCTAGATAACCAGACTTATCTACAGATACAGGATAAGTTCTAGAAGCAGTATTAGTCTGAGCAGCAGCATCAGCAGTTAAAGCAGTCTCACTCTTAAGCTTAGCCTTAATAGTACCAGTGGTAGAGATATCTCCTCCAGTAAGGCCAACTCCAGTAGAAACCTTAGTAACAGTACCAGTATTTGCTGTAGCGCCTTCTGCAATCTTAGAGAGCTTAGAATAATCAGAAGCACTCATAAGACCTCTAGTAGAATCAGAAGCATTAGAGTAAGTGGTATCCTTAGCAGCAATAGTGATATTACCGCTAGTATCAGTACTAATAGTAACATTATCTCCAGGAGCAATATTCACTGCAGCACTATCAGAACCATCATATTTTACTAATTGAGCATCATTTACTTTAATAGTAATGGGATTGGGGTTCTTAAGGCTGGTGTACGTAGTATTGCTAGAAGCAATTTTAAGATTACCATTTGCATCTGTAGTTACAGAAGTAGCTCCAGAACCTGTTACTTTATGTGAGCTGCGGACTGTGCCATTCTCGATATGGTTAATATAAACACCATCATTACTAAGAGCAGTAGATGTATCAGTAGTAGCCGTATCACTACCAGCAACAACAGTAGAGCTAGTATGATGGGTATCAGTTACAGTCTCTTTACCAGTTCCAATAGCAGTTACATGGCCAAAGTCATCAAGAGTAACACTATTAACATAGGTTCTGCTAGCAGCAGTGATATTACCCTGAGAGGAAGTATCTGCATGAGAGATAGTTCTAGTACCAGAAGTGGTAATAGCAGCAGTGCTATCAATATTCAAGCCATTTCCGACCTTAAGAGTAATGCTAGTTACAGTTCCATCAGGTTCATCACCAGAAGGAATTAGAGTCCACTGGTAAGTTCCATCTCCAGACTGTCCACAGATAAACACATCACCAATCTTAGCAGACTGACCACCATAAGTGCCAGCAGTAATAACCTTATAGGTATAGCCAAGCTGGTCTTTAGATGCAGCGGTAAGAGAACTAACAGTACCGTCAGTACCAAGAGTACCCTTAAAGACCATAGAAGTAGATACAGTTGCTGCAAGATCATCTAATTCAGCCTTAGTAGCAAAAGTAGTTCCCTTAGTAAGAGTAACAGTATGGTTAGACAGGCTAATATCTGTTACTGCATTACCACTACCTGTAGTTGTACCCTTAGAAAGAGTAGTCTCTGCAGGCAAAGTAATAGTCTTATCTGCCGCTGCAGTAACTCTACCCTTTTCATCTACAGTAAGGTTAGGAATTACAACAGTACCACCATGAGTAGCAGTCTTGGTTTCTGTCTGGCCATAAGTACCAGCTGTAACACCAGACTTAGACAGTGTTACAGGAACACTCCAACCCTTCTTAGAGGAATCAGAAGTACCAGTAGCATCACCAGTAAGAACTACAGTGGTACTACTACTAAACTCTGTAGCAGATACGGCATTAGCATCAGATGCCAAAGCTCCTACATCGCTAGGAGTAAGAGTGATATCAGCGCTTAATGCTTTACCATTGACTGTTCTCGCTGTTGGTACAGCACCAGCTTGAGCCGCTGTTACTTTATGGGGATTGCTAGTATTACCGATATGAGAAATCTCATCAGCAATAGCCTTCTGAATCTTACCCATAGAAGTGGATAAAGTCTCACCACTAGTCAATGTAGCAAGAGTGCTAGCGGCAGTATATGTAGGAGTTTGGTTATTTGTAGTTACATTGGGTACATTACCTAAACCTACCTGAGATGCTGTAACCTTATGGGGATTAGAAGTATCACCAGTATGAGTATTAAGATTAGTCTGTACTGCTTGAGTATCTGCGCTTGCAGTAGAAGCTGCAGATTCAATAGCGTCAGAAAGAGCCTCATAATCAGTATCAATTCTAGCCTTAAGAGAATCCTTAGTGGTGCTATCAGACTTTGCTACTCTAGCGCCCTCAACTTCAGTAGCCTCAGCAGCACCAATCTGAGTTGTAGTAACGCTATGAGGATTGTTAGTATCTCCAGTATGAGTATTAAGATTAGTCTGCACAGTCTGGGATTCATTATGAGCTGTAGTGGCATTACCACTAATAGTGTTAGCAAGTGCGTCATAGTCGGCATCAATTCTGTCTTTAAGAGAATCCTTAACCACACTATCAGACTTAGCAGTTCTTGCAGCTACCATCTCAGATGCTTCAGCAGCACCAATCTGAGTAGTTGTAACTCCATGAGGGTTAGATTTATTAGAAGTATGAGAATCTAAGTTCTTCTGTACAGCCTCAGAACCAGCACTAGCTGCAGAGCTAGCGTTATTGATTTTGTTCTCAAGGGCAATATAATCTGCGCTGAGACGGTCAGAAAGAGTTGACTTAGTAATATCATCAGACTTTGCTACTCTAGCGCCCTCAACCTCCGATGCTTCAGCAGCACCAATTTGAGTAGTTGTAACTCCATGAGGGTTATTAGTATTATTGGTATGAGTATTAAGATTAGTCTGTACTGCTTGAGACTCATTATGAGCTGTAGTAGCATTACCACTAATGGTATTGGTAAGAGCGCTATAATCAGCATTGATTCTATCATTAAGAGAACTCTTAGTTTCTCCATCCGATTTAGCTGTTCTAGCCCCTTCTACTTCAGCAGCCTCAGCAGCGCCAATCTGGGTTGTAGTAACCTTATGAGGGTTATTAGTATCTTTAGTATGAGTTCCTATAGTACCCTCAACATTACTGATACCGCCAGATATATCTTCATCAATTTGCTGTAATTTCTTTTCTACGGTGCTACCATCATAGGACACCATATCAGAAGATGTTTTTGGGTATATAAAATGCATAATACCATCTATATTTTTAGATAGCGTGGCTTTCTCAATAGCCATTTATAACACACCTCCTGTGCGGTTTAAAACCTATATATTTTTACTTAATAACTTCCCATGTAAATTCAACAGCGACAGTAGGTTTCTCTTCGGCATAGAACTTAATACCGCCATTTACTGTCTCTGAATAGTAATGAGTGTCCCATGCTTCCTGCTGAGCTTTGCCTGTATCTACATCTGTTGTACTAATAACAGGAGTAATATGTGCTCTTGTATTAGAATCAAAAGTATCAATAGATACAGTGCAAGTATACAACCCATTGGTAGTATTGCTACTCCAGCTGTCAGAAGACGGGACTGTTGCTTTATTTGAGGTTACTGTAGCCGCACCAATGAGAGTAGGGCTAATCTCATGCGGATTAGGGTTATTCTTTGTATCCATATGATTATTAAGAGCATCATTGGTATCGCTTACAGCTTCAATGATGGTCTTATGTTCATCATACATGATGGTTGTACCAGAATTTATATTAGTAATATCTGTATTTATGCCTTCGATTAATTCATCAATTTCTTTGATTTTTTCATTGATAGTAGTTTCGCCCTCGTAGACAATCTTATCGCCACTAGATGCAGCAACTGTATCCTGGATGACTGTAAGATCTGTAGAAACCTGAGCAAGATCAGCAAGTAATCTTTCATTAAGACTAGATCTTTCTTTGCCATCACATTTTGCTACTCTAGCTTCAGCTATTTCATCATTCGCTGAATTGATCTTATCTTCTACAGTATTGTCGGTATCAAATTCTACCATATCAGCTGTAGTTTTTGGGTAGATATACTCTACAACACCATCGACTTCTTTAGCCAATGTAGCCTTGTTAATAGCCAAAATCATTGCCCTCCTTTATATAGTAATTTACTATATTGTTCGATCTAAGAGGGTAGCCCTGTCCATGTAAAAAATGGTTAAATTGTCTTATTCCGTTGATTTAGTAAGGGTCTGAACATTAAAGTATAAATACCCTTATAAGGAGTGATAGAAATTGCGTTTACACATTGGTGAAGAATCCTATGCAGCAAAGAACATTTCCCAGTCTAAACCTGCCGGTACATGGGTTAAGCTTACCGTTATTGATTACGCTTCTATAGAGAATTTCCCTGAAGAGATTACTGGTGTTCTCTCTGTGCGGTCCGATAATGGATTTGAGCTTTGCACTATTGATACTTCTAAATATGCTAGACATACCTTTGTTGGTGGCGTTCTTACATTTACTAACGAGCCTGAGCCTGTTGTTGTAGAGCCTGTGGTATATACGCCTACTGTTGAAGAGGTTAGAGCTAATAAGATTAGCGAGATGTCTAGCGCATGTAATAGTACTATTGTTGCTGGTATTGATGTTAATGGTGAACACTTTGCTCTTACCGTAGAGGACCAGATTAATTTACTTACATTGCTTTATATGGCCGATAGTGGTCTTGAGACTATTCCTTATCATCGTGATGATGGTAGCTGTGAGTATTACACAGCTGAGCAGTTTAAGACTATTGCTGAGGCTGCTACTAACTATAAGCTCTATCATGAGTCCTATTTCAACTCTCTTAAGGATTATATTAAGTCTCTTGAAGATATTGAAACAATTCAGTCTATCTATTATGGTATTGAGATTCCTGAGGAATACCAGTCTGTTGTTCTCAAGGATCTTATTGCAGCAATGCCTGTTACTGAAGAGCCTGAAACTGTTGATAGTTCCGAAGAAGAAACAGATATAGAAGATGCTGGTGAGGAAGAAACTGATGGTTCTGATGAAGATGCCACCGAAGAAACCGAAGAGCCTGCCGAGGATAATGCCGAAGAGTAATTTATATAACCCACAGGGAGTAATCCCTGTGGGTATTATCTATTCAATTAATACGTAATAGTAGTATGCGCTGTCAATTTGCAATACATAATACCCGTCTTCTTCCGATCCCTCTATCAATGTTCCATTTTCCGGCAATCCTCCAGATTTAAATTTAAAATTACCATATCTTGTATTGCTTCTATAGTATATTTTACCTGAATTAGCTGTAATATAAGCTATACAGTCCATATAGTATGAAGTCATTTTATTATATGTAACAGTTTTATTTACAATTCCGACATATGTTTTATTAGTACTATCTGTATATATCATATACACAGTGTTACTTTGTATATATGTGCTAGATGGTGCTCTAATTGTTGAATCCGTACAGTATCCTTTGTATTTATCAAAATAATAACTTTCACAGAATGTAGCACTTTGTGCTCCTGAGCTTACGGTTTTAGCGTATTCTGTTTGTTTATACACGGTTCCAGTTGTAACAATACAACTATATTTTGCCCATACTAAACCACTAGTACTGGTAATGCTATTTCCATAAGTGTATACTGTTCCCATATCAAACACCAACTTAAACTTGTTTTGTGTAACGATAATAAGCATTGTCTATCTGTAATACTAAATAATCTCCATCTAAAGAGCCATCAACTAAAGTTCCTTCTTCAGGGTAGCATCCTTCATCTGCGTATACATATTCAACGCCGCCATAGCTAAATGGTTCTGGATATGTAATAGTTGTAACTCCTGCCTCAGCTACAGCTAACATAGTTGAAGTGTTAAGATATATAGAACCATAACTTACAAAATACCAGTCAAGTGTAGATTGTATTTGATATAGTAATTGGGTTTTACCATCATCTACATAATACTTACCTAAAATATTTTGAATTGTATCACTATAAACTGGATTTGTAACGGTAAACCCATTATCAGAATCGAATGTATATGAATCCCCGGTAGTGATATAAGATTTTGCCGCTTGTATATCTTCCAACTCTGCATCATTCGCAAGATTGCCCTGGCAGCAAACAACCGACATATTTGATTTAGGTGTAGAATCAGTTATTACATATGATGAATATTGTGTTTCCTTTGTTGCTGTGTGCTTTCTATACAATACAGTACTAGGATAATTATTACTTTTTGGCGGCGCAGCCATACCACTAAATTGTTTTTTATACACTGTTCCCATAGTGGGTACCTCCAAATAGTTAGAAAGTGAACTAGTTATTTGTTTGTATTTTGTTTTTCGGCAACCTTAAGGGCTCATCTTTCAACTTTCTCTGCCGCCTCAGAAGGCCGGATTACCCCGTGTAATCCTTAAAAATTATAGTAAAAATGATTAATGTTTTCTGTGAAATTTAGCGGGACGATATCGTCATCATATCGTCAGCTCGCTTTTTACGTGAGTTCTAGAAAAGTTTCATTGTTCAAAGGCAACTACTCCTTTCAATAAGTAATTTACTATATTGTTCGGTGTATCACAGAGTACATGAAGAATTAAAGCAAAAAATATCACTCTGTGGAGCAATCCACAGAGATTTTTCAAAATTCATCTAGTTCACTTTCTAACTATTTATAACGAGGTTTATAATGGGAGAAATCTATGAAAGTGGCCATTTTATGGCCGGAAACCCTAATGCATCATCAAGTGGTAGTGCAAATTCTATACAATCTCTTAAATCTACTTTTTATAGAGGTGCTAATTTAGGCACTATCGCTTCCTCTACAATTGATTCATTTATTACTGAACATGGTATAGCAGCTGGAACATTTGATAATTTATTTATAGGAGATTTCTTTACTGCTACGTATAGTAATAACACTACTATTTTTAGAGTGATGGATATAGATCCATATTATGATATATCCGATAGCGGCATTGCTGGAACTCATCATATATTAATAGTACCAGATACAGAGCTAACAACCGTAAGCAATACCAATAATAAGAGTAGTGATGGGTATACTAATTCTTATGTGCATAAAACAGCAATACCAACTATAAATACTAAGTTAAAAGCTATATTCGGATCTCATTATTTATCTTATAAAGAGAAACTATGTACAAGTTCTATGAATAGTACTTTTGCATTAGTATCTGTAAATAGTGTATCGATGGATGAGGTAGAGATATTTGGAAAAGCGGTTAATCAGAATACCGACTATGGATTATTACGGTACCAATTACCGGCATTTATGTACAACCGCGATCTAATAAAATCATATAGCTATACTACTCATAATGGAACTATGTATTGGACAAGAGGCCGGTATTCTAGTAACTTTTGTGTTGTTTCAGCTGGTACAGCTGATAATGGATATAGTTATTATAGCACCACTTCAACTTATGATATTGGCGTTCGTCCACGTTTCTTATTGGGTTAATAAAGCAAAAAATAATGTAAATGTAAAAAATATACTGGACGGGAACCCGTCCAGTATATTCAAATGCATTATGTGTTTATTATTTCATTACTAGCACCGTAGTATCATAAACATTGCACTTACGTATTGGGGTAATTCCTAAAGACTCTGATATAGAAGTATCTTTATCATAAGCATTAGCCCCATATTGGTACTTAAACTCTTTGTACCCTTCAACATGGCGAACAGTTAACGCATATAATTTATCAATAGTATTATTGAAATCAATATTACTATTAATTGCTTCATGCGTTATCTTCCCATTGGCAGTAGCGATATCAATGCATGTACTATTACCAGCTTTGATGGTAAAGTGATACACGCTGTTACCAGACTCAGAGATTCTTACATAAGCATACTCTATACCATGGTTACGTAGAAATCCGATAAGCCTCTGATGTTCGCTAGTTGGCTTATCGGATTTCTTATGCTTGTGATGATTAGTCTTCCTATCTTCCATCATCAGCACTTCCTACCATTAATATAGTTCTAAGCCGATTAAGCTTATCCTTTCCCTTAATAAAACTGAGGTACAACCAATTAATGATATCGGTATTCACTCCAAATTCTTTAGAGAGTTTTTTAAATTCCTCATCCAATTGGCCTGGAGCATAATCTACATATTTTTCTTCAGACTCCGCTCCTGTATTGTTCTCCTCTTTAGAATTATCAAGCGTTTGTCTTGATACTTCTTCATTAAACTCAGTACTCTTATTAGAGGATTTGAAGCATAAATCAGCCACGAATGAGGCAATATCGTTTGCCATACCGGTTTTCATCTTTTCAAGGTCGCTAATTTCAGCTTTAATCTTTGCAAGATCTCCATTAGTTTCAGTAAGCTCGTGTTCAAGATCATCTTCAGATCTGGAACTGCCGATGCTAGAAGTATCATTGGATCCATCTTGTTTGTCATACATTTGAGCTAAAGTGTGAAACAAGAAATCCCTTGCCAAGCTGGTCTTATTAGTTTTACGTTTGTCTATCTCTGCTTTGGACTTAGCAATTTTTTGCTTAATGGCATCTGCTGTGTCCTGAAGAGCTTCAACAGACGTACCGCCAGAGGAATTATCATATTCAGATTTCACAACCTCATGGGTTGATTCATCACACTTGTGGTCATCGGAGTATTTGGTGTATTTAAACCATCTTACTCTTACATATTTATCTGTCATGATCATCATATGCAGAAACTTCTCGATCGCAGAGTCTAGGGATTCATCCTTAATTACATCAGCAAAGTAAAACTCATAATCATGAGTCTCACTAAAAGGATTCATTGCAAAATACATTACAATGTATCCGTATTTAGTAGCAACGCAGATGCTCTCCATTGCTGGTTCGGATTCAGTTGCTGTATAATTAATGATGTAATGGTCAATCCTATTCTTCTTTAGAAAACCGAGTACATTTTTGTTTGTCATTTCTATTACCTCCATCAATATATTATTAACCAGGGCTCCGAAAAGCCCTGGTTAATTTTATCAAATTGTTAAGGCCGTTGATGCTGAGTAATCTTTCGTATCGGCCTTATCTACGGATAAAATTTTTTGCGTACCATTTAATGTAGCGTGATCATCATAATTGTAGGTACGCCCATTACTATTTGGAGTTTCATTAGCCCCTCCAAATGCTTTATAAAATTGATCTTTAGATACAGAGCCAGCTTCAGCATCTTTATGCATACTGGATTCTGAATGCACATTTTTGTACTTTTCAGAACTATCTTTTATCGCCTGTTCAGCGGCCGCCTTTAACGTATTAATCTGTTCATCACTAAGCTCCTTGATCGGCGTATTATTAATATCGACCTGTTTGGGATCATCTTCTTTAGCAGTATCAGTATCCTTGTGCTTTTTAGCGTTAGGCTTAGGAGGATCGGCGACATCATACTTGCCAACGTACAAGTACCAACTATTGTCTTTGCTAAACTTTCCATACTCTCCATCGTATAATAATGCTGCCGATATATGCTTTTTAATATAATCATCTAGAGTGCGCCCGCCATGTGCAACTGCATAATTTAAATACTTTTTGTAACCATCTGGTAGAAATCGTAACATAACAACTCCATATTTGGTTTGCACATACATATTGTCAACGCCATTTTCAGATGTTGTAAAGTAATTTAATTCATTTTCCTTAATAATTTCAAGTACGCCATCATAATTCATTTTTATTTCCTCCATTAATATATTATTAACCAGGGCTCCGAAAAGCCCTGGTTAATTTGTCTAAGCGACTAGAATAAGTTATTATTCGTCAATCTCGTGCCCAAATAAAATAGCTTCCATATTCTTTAATGGATTTTCCATTTTATTGGTAATGGGATTAAACCTAGCAAATTTATGGCAATTCTTTATATACCATTCTTGTGCATATTTTTTAGCCAATTCACGATCTTCAGCAGTGCCATATTCTGGAGTCTTATTATCAACAGTATCTTCTGGATTAGCATCGTGATCTTCGATGGAATGTTCATCGGTGCTATCCTTAGAATGATCATTAGATCCATTGGTATCTAAGGCACTAACGTACTCTTCTTTATAATTGTCACTATTAATAGGATGGGTTTGATTGTGACAATATCCAAGAGGATCGAACGGATTTCTAGTTCCAATTGGATTGTGCTCATACTTTGGGGTATCGTTATACTTAACGATCTTCATATCATACAGATCATTGGATCCAAGCTTGGTTTTTACCAGGTGATATACAAAGTTATTGATAAATGTGTCAAAGCGAACATCATCAAATGGCCTTACATTGTACAACTCAAGCGTTTCATGATCTGTACCTTCATCGGCGCTTTTAAAGTACAGCCTAATATGGCCATATTTAGTAGCTACAATCACATGCTGCTTTACCTGATCACGCTTATTGAATGTCATCACGGCATGGTCAATTTTCTCCCTTTCCAAATACGCAATCATCTCAATGTTAGTCAGTCTCATTTTTTATTTACCTCCATTAATATATTATTAACAATAGCCTCGAAAGGCTATAGTTAATCCTTTTTGAAACCCTCAGGGTTATCCTTCATCGCCATCTTAATCTTATACCAGGCATCTTCAACCTGATCAAGATCAGGTTCCTTAGTTGGCGTATTGTTGATACTATCCTGATTTGTTTCACAAATCACCTCTGTAGGCTTTTCTTCCTCTTCGCTATAGATAGCACGAGAAATGCTATAATAGTTAGGCGGATAGTTAAGAATAGTCATCTGCGATACCCTACCGTTAAGCTCGTCCATGTAGCTTAAATTTGAATGTATGGCATCTTTAAACTCTATGTCTCTAGGGTTGGTACTATCTTTAACCTTCTTATAGAAGAACAATGTGGCTGAACCATCTTTGTTCCGCATATAAATCTCTGCATCTCCATTGTTACACATAACAGTGAAGTGCTCAATTTTGCGATTGTGCAGATACGCTACGGTATCATAGAAATTAAGTACGCTCATTTTTAGTACCTCCAAATACTACTTGCTCTACGTTACAGATATACGGGGCGTCATCATTATAAACGGATGTTAGAATCTCATCAACCTTTTGTTTATACCCATGATCAGATATATACGTAACAGATAAAAACTCCAATCTGTTGTATGTGGTATTTGCATCAAATTTATACTTGAAGTACAAATACCCACTATCGGTATTTTTTACATACACATCCTTACTTCCATCGGTGTAATTTACAGTAAAATTGTCGGTACAATTCAACTGTAATAGTTCTTTAATTCTGTAATAGTCAAACATCTCAATCATCTTTAATTTCCTCCTCTGTAATTTTAGCATCTCTAGCACTAAATGCTGCAATACGCATGCTTACAATTGATCTGTTATTGAAATCGGCTTCAAACATTCGATTCAATAGCTCATTAAGCATATCGTCGTAGTTGTATTCAGTGTCAAGTACATGCTCTACGCTATCAAGTATTATTCTATAATAAATATCACCTACTTTGCTATAGCAAACTAGTAAGTACCCGCCATCATTTTTCTTTATGAATAATTCTACCGTATTTTTGTAATTAACCTCAAAATAATCTGTACGTGTTCTGTACAGTTCATCTTTAGTCGCATGATAATCTTGTAAATTAACCATTTTATTTACCTCCATTTGTTTTTAATCAAGTACATACTTTCTTGTACTCGTTATTATATTATGCAACTATTCCCAATTTTAATATATGCGTTTTTTGCTTAATCTGACATCAATATAATTAAATAAATGGAGGATCAGCGTATGAAAGATACTACCGCTATATTAGATACAGCTTACCCTGAAGTAGAGAAACAGATTAAAGCAAATCTATCTGGGTATAAGAAATACATTTCTAAATTTATCAATTCAAGATCAGCACTATTATACTCCAATATGCCGTCTAAGCAGATATATTTTACTAATGATGATGCAAAAGAATTCTTTGCTTCAATTAAATTAGATCAGAAGATTATTAAGACAGCCATACAGCATACTTATTACGCCGATGTAGCAAAGTTCAATCCAAGATATGCTAAAGATGAATGTACAGTGGCAATGTTATGCATAGTGAGATACTTTAAGCTTCATAATATGTCTAAAGAGCTTGAGCTGGCATTAATCAATATGGCATTTAGTGGTAAGTATTACCCGTCTATATGGTATGGTTCATTTAGATTTCCTGTAAATGAATATATAATGGAATATGTTGTAGAACATGTACTGTCTAATAAGTTTGATATTGTCCGTGAGGGTAATGTAATTGGAGCTGTTAAATCTATTGCTAAAACATGGAGTACAACGTACAATCAGAAATTCAAGGATTTCCATGATGATGATTGTGTTTATCTAATTCAGCAGCTTCATAATAGACTTAGATCATTTATGTCTAATATTGCTAATGTATATTTTGATTATAATGAAAGAAAAGACGCTTATCTAACATATGATTCTGATGATGTTGGGGATACTAATTATAGATTAGCAGATTCTGATTCATTTATGCTTAACCGTACTGTAGAGAATACTATGACTTACATTAACTCTCATGGCATAGATACTAGAATATGTAAGATGGCAACAAATGATCTAATTAAGATGGATGAGCTTAAGAGCATCATAGAGAATATCTTAATGAATTCCGATAATCTGCCATTGATTAAAGAGTTTGTTACGTTAATGATTGTTACATACTATAATCAATCAAAAAAGAAAGATGTTAGAGACTTAGACTTTATATCTTTCTCTATTAAAGCAAAGCCTAATAATAAAGATAAATACATCACCAGACAGAAAGAGTTGTTAAACCAAATCCTTATTAATAATTCAGAGCAGTTCTCTAGAAGACGTAATAGAGCTGCAACTGAATCTGCTTATTATAGATCTATTAATGCATACTTTGCGTTAATAATTCAGCAAGCAAATAAATAAAGCGGACGACTTATCCGTATGGGGAAACCCATACGGATAAATCTAATGTGTAAAACTGCAATCGGAAATGTATTGGAGGTCTTAATGTCACATAATCGACACCATACAAAAGCAATCCAAGTTAGGTGGGGAGAGCAAGAATTAAACTCACTCGCTTGGATTTACATTTATGTTACATATATTGTAAAATATTTAACCTATAATAAATCTAGGACGAATACAGTATTTAGTATCTGCATGCTGTGCAATATTGCTTACGCCATAAAATACACAGAAGAATCTTGATGAGCCGCAACAATCACGTTCATACCATTCTTCAAGTTTTCCTCTATCATTATGTAATGTTTCTATACCATGAAGCATCCTAAATCCACTTATTCTGCGGGTTAATAATCCACTGATGTGGTCATGATCCTTAAAACCAAATATCTCTAGCTGGTTCATTAATATAGATTTAACAGATACTAATTCAGTACCATCTTTATTATCTGTAGATACTATCTCATTGTAAGATAACAGATGTTTTCCAAATATAGCTTCTAGTTTCTTATCTATAGAAGGAATAACCTCATTAAACATATAAGAACCCTTATAACCTGTAAGGTTAATCGCTTCTGGATTCATCTTATCATATTCTAGTGGATTATCGGGTACTATTAACAAATGATGAGTATCAGCAATACCGCTTTCTTCTATACCCCAATATGGATCTACATCCATAATTCTAAACTTGATGGTTGTATTACCGTAATCAGCAGTAAAAGTATCACCAACGTATAGATCATTAAATGCTCCATTAGATACATCGTGCAGCAGCATAAAGTTATCTATGTTTTTTATGCTTACAGAGCCTAGATCATTTTCTCTATAAGCACGTCTCTTAGCAGCAATATAGTCATCAACGTCTACTAGTACTTTATTGCTCTTTCCTTTAGTTCCCATAGTGTATCAATTCCCTTACAAAAAATTATGTGGTTTTTCTACTATCACTTGTAAGTGTTACTGTGCTAGTAGAGCTAGAAGTTTTACTACTGGTGGTTGTTGTAGATGAAGCTTTAACGATAGTTCCATCTGCAGCAGAAATATATGTAGAATCTACGAATCCGTAAGTAGTACCATTGATACAGATATAATACCATACATGATTAGAACTATCATAAACAGCGTCACAAACCTGTACTGTAGTACCATTAGTAATTGCAGGGATAGAAATAAGACGGCTATATTTAGTTCCTGCCCATGTACGTACGTTCAAAGAGTCTGCAGTAACAACACCAATAAACTTAGATGTTTTATTAAGATTAGAACCATTACCAACAGTAATTGTTGCAGTAGTATTAGTAACACTACTAGCAGGAATAAATCCATAGATCTTACTATTGATCAATACATAATACCAGTTAGCACCAGAGCTATCAGCAATAGTATCGCATACACCAACAGAAGTTCCCTTAGTAATCTTGCTAATAGACTTTAAAGTACTATTAGTGGCTCCAGCCCAGCTTCTGGGGATTACATCCTGATTAACACTACCAGTCCACTGAACTGTCTTAGAAATGCCTGTAGACGTAGTAGTAGTGGTCTTAGATGTCGTAGTACTAGAGCTGGTGGTAGTTGTTGTAGTGGAAGTTGATCCACTAGGATTAGTATCACCATCAAATGCGGGATAGCCATAGCCATAGATAGTAGAATTAGTTCTACGGTAAGTGCATCTAGACACTTGATCATTACTATTACCCTCAATAGTATATACGTAAGTATTATCATATTTAACAACCATGCCTGTATGGTAAAGATTGCTAGGGGCCGAACCAAAGAAAATCTGAGCTCCAAGCTTAGGAGTCTCACCAACACGACCTTTAGCTTTATAATAGCTATAACTATAGATGCACCCGGCGCCAGCACTCTTTAACGGCTGGCACGTAAGCTCAAGAGTTTTATCTAATCCAAATGCAGTTAACATACACCAATCATAGAAAAGATCGCACCATGCGTATCCATTCTTATTACCATTGTAAAATGTAGGATACTTGGAATAGATATCTCTAGCATACTTGGTGTAGTTGTTAGAGCCAGAGTTAGCAGTATTACTATCTAAGTTAGCATTACTTGCCTTCTCATGATAACCAACTTGTGATTCAGCTGTAGCAATTAAATCACTAGCATATGCTTTCATAATAATCGCTCCTTTCTAATTATTACTAAGATGTAATAAAAAGAAAGAAAAACACTTACTCATCTTTAATATATTTACGCTTTAATTTCTTACTTGGGTTTTGGCGTTTATTCTTTCCTACCGCTATTCCGCTTCTTCCAGATTGGTCTCTAGATGTATGAGATGCTAATACATCGTCATCCAATTCAAATGTAGGAATCTGTTGCATCATAGACCTTAATTTTGCAGGAGTCCACGCTATTCGTTTTCCTGTATTTTGTGATTTAGCATCTGAATATCTCTCTAGATTGGTCAAGAATATTTCTAAATCACTTGCTCTAATTATCTTCATTAGTTATGTCCCTCTCTATAAATGTACCAAAAAATATAGATACGGCGAATATAGTCGTAGATGGTTTTACCCACCTACGACTATATTATTGATTTACTCTTTACGAATTAGTTCTGCCTTGATAATTCCATCTTTACAAAGCTTTACTCCTGCACTAATAGATGAACCTACAGGGATATCGTTATCGTTAATCTCTATTACTTCATCTACTCTTGTTACTTTGATAACAGAATTACCACTGCATGTGAATACATTCTTAATGTAATCTCCCTTTGTAAGTTTAATTACATTACTCCCCGATTTGTTTCTACCGCTAGATGGCAATACAGATGGAAGGATCTTATTGAATTTACCCTTAGCGGTTACAACAATAAGCTCTTTAGTATCTGTAGTGATAACAGAAATTCCATCTATTGGATCTCTAGTCTTCATAGCCTGATTACCAAGAGTTGCTCTCTTAAGATAAGGAATCTCATTAATACTAAACCTAAGAGCTTTAGATTTGGTATAAACTACAATATCAGATTTATGATTAGCAATAAGAATATCACAAATCTGATCTCCCTTATTGAGCTTAGAGTAAATGATACCGCTTGGAGTAGCATTGATTACATCGTCTAGATCCATCTTCTTGATAAGACCATTCTTAGTCACTGTGACAATATAATACTTAGATTGCTTATTTGCCAGCATCTCAATTATAGGCACATACATTACCGATATGATATTGCTAGTGGCTTTCTTAATAAGCATTCTAATATCAATGCCAGGGCTATTCTTGTCCGTAAACGAAATCTTATTGACTGGTAGTCTAAATACTTTACCCTGCTGGTCAAACAGAAGAAGATCTTTAGCATTATCAGCAATAGTAATACATTTAGGTTGATCTCCACCTACGACTTTAATGGGATCGTTAATAGCCATCTTCTTAATGAAGTTCTGCTCTGTAAGAACAACCTTGAATTCACCCTCTGGAATATCAGAAGCTTCACTTTCAGAAATGATAACACTCTTTCTAGGTTTACCATATCTATCTTTGATATCAATAAGCTCAGCCTCAATCTCTTGGTCTATCATCTCTTCATGAGTGACCATGTTGATATATCCAGCAACCTCAGCGTTAAGTCTAGCCTGTTCTTCTTTATACTTATTGAGATGCCCCTTAGACAGACGACCAATCTCTGTATGAAGAACAAATTTAGCCTGTAAATCTGTAATCTTAAGCTTCTTCATCAACCATTCTATCAGATAATTCTCATCCATAGAATTCTGATTTCTAATCATATGGATAATATTCTCCACATCACCAGACTCCAGAATCTTAATATAAGTATCAATCTGATGCAATCTAGTTTCTGCTTTCTGAAGCTTAATGTTATAGAGTCTAAACTTACACTCTCTACGGAACTCTAAGAAGTATGCGATATAAGCCTTATAACTCATACGTCTAATATTAGTTCCATCAATTACTTCCATATTGACTCTCTTTAAATCTTGCAAAGAAGTATTCCTATACAAAGTTTGCTTTACATAGTTTGCATCAGAACCCTTCTTTAGGATCAAATGGATATCCAACTCGCTGTCAGTAGAATGATCTTGAATATCAGCAATCTGTACAAGCTTATTATTCTTGATAAGATTGTCAATACTCTCCATGATAGAGTTCGCTGTTACCATGTCAGGAACAGATCTAATTCTAAGAATCTGAGTTCCATTATTAAGAGTATCAGTCTCAATGATCCCTCTTTCTGTGAAATAACCAAATCCCATATTGGAAAGTTTTTTCCAATCTGCATTTACTATCTCACATTTCTGGCATGGGTCAGGAATCAATACTACTTTAGCATTGGGATTATGAAGTACTGCTATAGTGGCATCAATAACATCATTAAGACTATGCGGAGGAACCTCAATTCTTCTACCAATAGCAATACCAAATACGCCATTAACCAACAGCAGAGGAACTTTAACAGGTAAACACTCTGGCTCTACTGTATGGTTATCAAATGTCTTCTGCCAGTCTACAACATTCTTAGACACAGCCATATCTCCAAATAAACAATCAACAGAGAATTTACTAAGATAGGATTCTGTATATCGCATTGCTGCCTGAGGGCCACCCTGAATAGACCCAGAGTTTGAATCATAATTAATCAATGGTACTTTGATTTCCCATTCATTAGTCATGGGTTTCATTGATTCATAGACAGATGCATCACCATGTCCATGATAGCTTGCGATTACTGCACCTACAGTATTAGCACTCTTACGTTTAGTTGCCGAGGAAACACATCCAATGTCATTCCACATTGCATACAGAACTCTTCTTTGTACTGGCTTTAAACCATCCCGAATATCAGGAACAAATCTATTATATAATACATAGATACTATATCTTGCCATATTACTCATGTATTGATCATGAGCGTCTACTTTGACTATATTGTCTTTCATATATTATAATACCTCCTTTGACTTCATTATTATAATATACATTCAAAATTAAAATTGCACAAGAACAACTCGGTAGATCACTCTACCGAGCTATTCTTATGTTAATCGAAGGAGACTAACAGTTAGCTAGCATAATTAATTACTCAGGCTGATCCTCAGCGGTGGTAAGAGCGTTCTCAATAACCATCTTAGTGATAGCACCAAACTTGCCATTATGCTCAGTATTGTAAGTAACAATAGTGGGCTGCTTGAAAGATGCTTTGACGGTATCGCAGAGCTTAGCGAAGAGGACTACAGTAAATACATTAGTCTCGTCGTTATAGTTTCTAATGTAACCAACAGTCACAAGGCGTGTGTCATCGCTAGCGACATTAGGATCAATAGAATGCCTATAAACGCTAATGGGGAAACTAATCTTATTAAAGGGAGTACTCTTCAGGACATCGAGAATCGCATCTTGAATTTCCTCTTCCATCTCATCGTTGATAAAAAGAGGTACCTCAAGAACATTGGGTTTGCTTCTTCTCTTGTTGTCATAATTGTTCTTCATTTCACAGACCTCCATGGAGTGTAGATTTTATTTAGTACTTTAATGTACCATCTAATTAAATTATATGTATGACATTGTGTAAAATTTGACATTATAATAAATAAATTTATCAATGCTAGGAGGTTACACAATGGAACAATATAAGAGTAAATATAATAGAATATTGACAGACGAAGATCAAAACTCTGTTAACCGTAATATGGAATATCATTTAACAGTAGAGCAGTATTACGATCTTCTTCATCACTCTCATAATGCATCTGATATTGTTGGCTCATCAACAAGCGGCGGTTCATCTGATGGAAGCAGCGCAGATGTTACTGAATTAACAGAATCTGTATCTCAGCTTAAGGATTCTGTAGCAGAGCTTAAAGCTTTAATAGAGCAGAACTATGCTAATGATAGTGAACATGCTGCTGCTTCTAATACATCTAATGATGAGATTAAGCAGAATATTGTTGAACTCACAGCGGCAGTAGCTGCAAATACAGAGAGTATTAATAATATAGTTGCTGCTGTAAATAATAACACTACAGCTGTTACTGCTCAAGGACAGGCTATTGATGAACTTAAGGTTCAGGTTGATGCTTTGAATGTCTATGTAGATCAGGATATTCAGTACGGAGAAAAAGCAGAATAATAAAATACAATGCAAGCAGGTAACTCCTGCTTGCATTATTTATTTACATTCATATAAATAAATCCATAAGGGAGGAAGAATTTTTTATGTCATCTTATTTTAGTAAGTATAAGCGTATCATTACTGATACCGATACTCAGACTGTAAATCCTACAATGAAGTTCAATATGACTGTAGAGCAGTATCAGGATCTCATGCACCATACGCATAGAGCTTCTGATATTCTTGCTGACGATGGAACTTCTGTTGGTGCTAGTATTCAAGAGATTACTAATTCTGTAGAGGATCTTAAGACTGCTATTGATGCTAATACAGAAGCAGATGAAACTAATGTAGATGCCATCAATGAGGCTCTTGATAATCTTAAGAATACTCTTAGCGAGCATAGCACTGAGTCCGATGAGCGTATTACTGCTGCATCTGATGCTATTGATGAGCTTAAGAAGCTCATTAGCTATAATTCCTCTGCGGATGAAACTAATGCTGCTGCTATGGAGGAAGCTCTGGCTGCCATTAAGGATCTGATCCAGGCTAATACTGATAATGATGCAGCTAATCTTGAAGCTACTACTAATTCCATTGCTACTCTTACAGCTCTTATTACTGAGAATAGTAATGCTGATGAGGAACAGGCTACATCTGTTGCTGCATCTCTGACAGAGCTTAATGGCCTTATTCAGGCTAATGCAAATAAGGCTACAGAGATCAATGGAGCTATTGAAGTTCTTGGCGTTAAGGTTCAGAAGAATGCTGATGATATTGCTGATACCGAAAAGGTAATTGTTGATATTACCGAGGAGAATGCTGTTCTTAAGTCAACCATCGCTAAGATTAAGGCTCAGCTTAGACAGATTATGGATAACATTACAGAACCTAAGACTACTCTTCCTGCAGCAGATGCAAATGGAGTTATTACTCTTGATTGGGATTATGCTGCTCCTCTCACTGTTGCTGAGGGAGAGACTGTTACTCTGGATCTGAATGGTTATAATCTTGATTGTGATACAGGATGTACTGTTATTAATAAGGGTAATCTTACCATTGTTGGTGAAGGTATTGTTTCTTGTGGAGCTAGTAACAGTGCTGCTATTGCTAATTTCCCTGGAGCTACATGTACTCTTGAGGGCGGCACCTTCCAGTCTTCTGCTTGGTATACCATTAAGAACTGTGGTATTATGGTTATTGACGGTGATGTTACTATTACTACTAATAGTGATTCTAATGTCTCTAGCCTGATTGATAATGGTTGGTACGGTAGCACCGATAAGGTTGCTGGTGAGTCTCTTCCTGCTCAGGCTAATGCTGCTTATCTTACCATTGAGAGTGGAGCATTTAACTGCACTGGTGGTCCTAAGAGTTGCTCTGTTGTTAAGAATGATGACTATGGCACTCTTGTTATTAATGGTGGTACATTTGATAGTACTGCTAATACTGGTACATCCGCTGCAGCAACCATTATGAACTGGAATATCTGTACTATTAACGACGGTACATTCATTGGTCAGTATCCTATCTCTAATGGTTACTGTGATGCCAATGCTGATATTGGTGAGTGCACTATCAATGGCGGTACATTCATTGGTACCATGTCTACGTTTGGTCAGAATAGTGGTTCTACCGATGGATATGGTACTCTTACTATCAATGGTGGTACATTCGATGCTCCTATCGTTGGTAATAAGGCTCCTTATGCCATCGTTATCTGTGGTGGCACGTTCCCTGCTGATGTTGCAAGCATTGTTGATACTGAGAAGTATGATGTTACTGCTAACTCCGACGGAACGTACACTGTTACCGCTAAGGTTGCTTAATTCAGTCAAAAAAATATACCCAGGGGAGCAATCCCCTGGGTATATCATTCCTTAGATGATATCTTCTTTCTTAACTGTGATGCCCTTGGTGAAAGCAGATTTATCATTCTGGAGTTCAGTGATGAGTTTAAGCTCCTTCTTAACATCTTGGATTGTATACTGTTTAAGAGTTCTTCCTGTGTTAGGAATAACAGTACTTTCTCCAAGCATCTTAGGAGGCATCTCACCAAGTCCCTTATAACGAGTAAGATTCTTAGGCTCAAACGAATTAAACATGCCCATCAAACCATAAATGGTATACTTAACACCATTGATCATATAGTAGTCATCAGATCTATTAATCATATTGATAATCTCAGCACAATCATTGAGCAATCTATTGTTTAAGAATATCGTCTGATAGTTAGATCCAACAAGACCACGAATGAGGATAGTATCCTTGGTTTGCTCTACAGATAAGAACTTGTATTCTTTCTGTACGACTTGCTTTAACTTGCTAAAGCTAAGATTTCTGTTATAGAGAATGAACTCTAATAGATACGGATCAATAGCATAGATGCCAGCAATATGGTTAACCATGCTTACATAATCCATATTATTATGAATGATTCTAATGATCTCCTTCTTAGGATATTCTTTACCCTTGAGATTACAGATTTTATTATCCTTGCAGAGGATAGATTGCACATACTCTACATACTCCACATTATCTGCAAAGAACTTCATCTTATTCTTACCAAGACTAATTCCATACAGAGGTGGATTAGCAACATAGAGCATACCATCTGTAATAACCCATGGTAGATATCTCAAGAACATACCAAACAGCAAGCACTCGATATGCTTTCCATCTGCATCAGCATCTGTAGCAATAACAATCTTGCTAGGTTTAAATTTAGCAGGATCGAATGTTTTAGAATATCCTTGATAGCCCATGATCTTGAATATTCCAGCAACCTCAGCATTCTCAAAATACTTCTTTGTAGGAGTAGTGAATGCATTAGAAATCTTACCCTTGATAGGCATTATTCCTTGAGTTTGCTTGTCTCTATTGTTCTCCATACCGGATGCAGCAGAGTCACCCTCGCAAATCCAAAGCTCAAATCCTTTACCTACATTGGACTTCTTATACTTAGCAGGATATCCAGTAATAACAGATGCAGTATATTTATCTGTCATTTTTATTTTCTCATTATCTGACTTAGTACGAATTTCACATACAGACTTCAAATATTTAGAAACCTTCTGGAGATCCCCAGGGTTGTTAGTCGCCCAATTCTGTAATGCTGCGATTGTTGCTTTAGACACGTAAGGTTTAATATCCTCTTTAGAGAAGATCTGCTTACTCTGTCCGGTAAACATAGCATGAAGATGGAATACAGATACAACAGCTCTTAGTCCTGTACGAATATCCTGAGCATTAACCTGAAGCTTCTTATTACCTGCTAGATAGATCTTATTCATATAGTCTCTAAAGTACTTGACTAATCCATCTAAGAATCCATCTACATGAGTACCAGCTGTTGTAGGGCACATATTGGCGAAGCTAAGAATATTAGGATCACCCATATCTGCTACATCATAGCTGAACAGAATCTCTACCTTCATGGTACCGTTATCTTCAGTGAAATAAATTGGATCGCAAACTCTAGATTCGCAAATTGTATTGATAAGTTCTACAATACCATTTCTATTCTCTAAGACAACAGTTCTTTTCTGCCCCATGAGATTAATAGCATTGAAAGTAATCCTAGTGCCAATAGTGCATAAATGGCAGAGAAGCCATGTTAAATGCTCGATCTCCGTATCATCTACAGTAATCTCTCCCATCATTTCAGATGGAGCAAATGAAGTAATCAATCCATGTTTACCCTTAGGGCATTTAATAGATTGAGTTCCTTTCTTGGATAGACGGCCTTCATTGAACTCTACTTTAGCGGCTGTTCCATCCATACGATAAGACTCTACAACAAAGAACTTAGATAGAAAGTTTGTTATTGTAGCACCCATACCATTCTTACCAGAAGAATAATCTCCTGAGCCATCTTGTTTATCATAGTTTGAAGATGAATGAAGCTCTGAGAATACTGGCGCAAGCATATCTAATTTAATGCCCTGGCCATTATCCTCGATAATGCATGTATGAGTTCTAGCATCGAAAGATACTATGATATTTTTGTCTAAAGTATTACCCTTGATAATTTCATCAAGGGAGTTCTGAAGAATCTCTCGATACATGTTTACAAATCCAGGATTTCCTAAAGCTCCAATATATACATCTGGTAATTTCCTTACGGCTTCAACTTGATCTTTAATTAGTTTGATTTCTTTTTGCTGGTTAATTTCTGTCGCCATTGGTATCACCTCAAACTTAGTATTTACTTTTACGTTTGTGCGTGGTGTAAAAAACTATTTTAGATAGACAATAGATAGGGTTCGGGACGTTGCCCGAACCCTATATTATTGTTATCTGAGATGAACTTAATTAGCCTTACAGATTAACCTTGTTCTCAGAGGTTGCAGTTCCATCGCCGTTGTTCTTCACTGCGGGAGGATCAATAGCGCTTGCTGCGGGCTGATAACCCTGAGGAGCTGCATTAACCGGAGCTGCAGGGGCATAAGTCGGCATTACAGTAGCCTGCTGTGCAGGTGCGGGCTGTGCTGCCTGAGTTGCCTGAGCCTGCTGCTGCTGATAAGCACCCTGAGGAGGTGCTACCATATTAGCTGTCTGCTGGACAAACTGCTGATTGGGGGCTGCATAGTTCACACCATAGGTAGCCTGCATGGGGTTGTTGTAAGGATTAGCCACGGGAGGCTGATAATATCCATTGTTCACAGCACCCTGCTGCTGGGGCTGGCCCTGATAATAATACCCGGCCTGTGTCTGCTGAGCTCCCTGGGGCTGATACTGATAAGTGGGATAAGCGGGCTGATAATACTTGTTTCCAAACAGGCTGTTATACTGTGCATAGATAGAAGCATCCTGAGCGTTAGCTACGTTATGCTGGTTGTAATACTTGTTAAAGTTATTCATCGCATACTCATAGATATCGGGATACTTCTCAAGCAGGGGAATCATGGTGAACAGCTCGCGAGTAAGCTCGACGGGCAAATCACCAAGCCACTTAGCATTCTGCATGCTGGAAACAAGAGCATTAACAAGCTCTGTTACCTGCTCCTTAGTAAAAGCTTCCTGGGACCAACGAGCACCACAAATCGGGCACCATACATCACCGGAGCCGTCGTTCAGAGGCTGAACGCGATCCTGACCATTCTGCTTATGTGTGCACATAGCACGAAGCACATCAGTCTGCTTAATGTTAAGGTCAATCTTGCTTGCGGGCTTATCGTTCATCAGAGTACGAATCTCTTCATCGGTAAGAGCATTCATATTCTGAGGAACCTGGAAGTTTTGGGCGACTACAGGCTGATAGCCATACGGGGCATTGTAATACTGCTGTGTGTAGGGCTGCTGATAGCCTCCGTAGTAATACCCATTGTTCATCGTGTTATCCATTTGTAAATCCTCCTTAAATTATATTGGGTGCTATGGATAATATAGAGCGTATAGGTTTACACCTATACACCTCTATATTATACGATTATTATTAAGTTTACTCTGTTATAAATTACTACTTTCGTCGGCAGAGTTTTCCGATTCAGTAGATGCAGCTGCTTTCTTCTTAGCTTCAGCTTCTAAGATCTTAGCATTTCTATCTGCATATCTTCTAGTCTCCATAAACGATTCAGCGTACTTGTTGTTGTAGTAATCATCCTTACTATTAGCTGCCTCCTCGCCAAGAAGCTTCTGGATTTCTGTGGGTGTAAGCTCATATCTAGAAGGATCGATAAGCTTGGTATACGTATTCTTGATAAGAGCTTTGTAAGCTGCACTCATAGTGCACCCTGCAGATTCAAGACCATCAAACAGATCATCTAATTCATCTACAGGAAGAACAACAAGTTCAAGACCCTGAATAATCTCATACTGGAATACAATAACAGAGATAGAATTACCAATGTTACTTGGAGTACGGCTACTCTGAGGGTCGGTAAGTCTAAACGAATATAACAGTTCATTCTCGTCATCCCACTTGGTAAATTGGAATCTGTTAGATTCATCAACGACAACGAAACTATTATCAATGAAAACTCTTAAGGGAGCATTAATGCCATGCTTAAGAGCAGTTCTGGTCTTAATGAGCGTTTCTTTATCCATATATCTATATCTCCTTTACGAATTAGTAAGTGATTTAAGCTTTACTAAAATGTTTAAGGGGGAGTATCTAATGTGAACCATCATAGATAGTTCACATTAAGATTCATGAGCTGGATGTTTTTCAATGTTGAAATAACATCAGCGCCATTATAGATAGCATTAAACATCTGATACAACTGCAGCCAGTTATAACACCTGTCATTCTGCTTGGTTTGCTCGTTTGTTGCTAGTGCTCTCTCCTGGTTAATATCTGTTGTCCGGTACGGAACAAATCCAGATATCAAACCATCTTGGATATAGTAATTCAATGCGTTTACCAATACTGATGCAGTCTGGTATTGAACATAGCTTTCTGTTAAGCATGCAGACAGGACTTTCTCATTCGTAAAATACAAATAGTCTTGTTCGGCAATATTGTCAAACTTAATGTCTCTGATAATGCGCTTTACAGATTTTCTAATTTCATCAACAGACATGTTGTTGAAGAAGTTAGGATTGTTGTTAGCAGAGCGTTTCTCTGCAAAGAAACTTTGTCTTGCCATTTGCGTCGCCTCCTTGGGGTAGTACAAGTAATTTACTCGTAATTAGGTGCCAGAATATCAGCACCACTAAGTCTCTCGCTTGAGGGTATATCAATAAGAGCATTGATCTCATTTACAGGGATAGAATCGTCCGTCTCTGTATTGGATGCGGAAATATGCTCATCGATATCAAAACTATCTTCCTGGTAGAACTGTTTAGCATACTTCATGAAAGAATAAACAGACTTACGCTGAAGCAACGTACAAGATTCTACAAGAACGAATGACTCTTCAAGATCAATGTAATCTGCGACTGTCTTGATAGTGTCATATACTTCACTTCTACCCTTGATGATTTCCCACCATGTATTATCGGAATCAGTTCCGACAAAACAGATGAGATATTCTTTATCCTCAGGGGTTTTTCTAGGAACAGAATTGTCCACAATTCTAACCATAGTTTTTTTCTCTGACATTTTTATTACCTCCTTTTCTATATAGTCACTATTATAGTATATCACTGAATAGTGATTTACTCTAGCTTGATTTTACATAGACCAACTGTTGGTCTGCTCTAGATGCTCCAACTAGATTTATACATGGCTGCATTGCTGGATTCATATGCTCCTCTATATATACAACTTTATGGAACTGAGACCCCTGAGCAATATGAGCTGTAATGCAATAGGCAAATTCAAACTTATTACCTACCTCGTATTTATTAGCTCTTATTTTAACTCTGGTATCATTCTCTGAAACCATATGAGCGTAATTACATCTAGAGTTTTTGAATATGGCATTTGGAGCCAGATCAGGAGCAAAGTTCATAGAGAATAGTTTACCATCAAAGCTAGATACATCTGGATTACTAACAACTGTACCAATAAGACCATTACATAGATTGATTACATATCCATTAGATGCAGATACTCCTTCAATCCAGTTATTACTACGACATACTACTTTCTCTCCATACTGAGGTAGATCACCTTTGAAACCTTTGAGAGCTCGTACACGTTTATTGATAGCATCTCTAGTCTTATTTTTACCACATATGATAGCATCTGCCCATAGAAGCATACCATCAGTAAGATCTTCTTTATTGATAACTAGGCTGTTACCATAATAGCCATTAAGCAATGGTTGACCATTACCAACCATGGTAGCAATGAAGTTTATATCTTCTCTTCCGGCTTGGCGCATACATTGTATTAGATGGTAAATCTTATTATCCCCGGTTAGAAATGCTGGTTCTTCTTTAACCGGAGGAAGCTGATGCTGATCTCCACACGCTATGATCTTTAGACCAAATTTCTCTATCGTAGGTCTTAGACTCTTAGGCATAGAGTAAGCCTCATCTATAGCTATAAGTCTAATCCTATCATCGAGATGATCTACAGGGATAAACCTAGGAACTCTTATAGGGCAATTCATAAGTTCATCCATAACTACATTGCCCTCTTTGTCTCTAAGAGGTTCAGATCTTATATTGTATATCCAGCTATGAGCTGTCTTTGCACTAATAAGACCTTTCATTCGCATCACAAGGCTAGCAGAACCAATGAAACTCATTGGAGCTACCTCTGTTAATGGGTCTAATCCTATACGACGGATAATCTCATTTAGAACAACAGACTTTCCTGTACCGGGAGGGCCATCAATTTCAAATACTTGTGTAGTTCCATTGTAGTACCAATCCACGGCTTGTTCTATAACGTACTGCTGTTCTTCGTTAAACTTAAACATCAATCATTACTTCTTTCTAGGAAGTGTAATATCAAAGATATCAAACTGATATAGATGGCTAGTCTTATTCAGTTTGGTGATGAAGTTAAATACTCTAACAGACTCACTAATATATGGGTCTGATACCATACTCTTTGTTTCGCCATTGATATTGTAATACATCACAAACATCCCCTTGTTAGCCCCAGGGATAGGAACCTGCGCAATGCTCTGGAATACAACTCCAATCCTATTGCAATAATTGCTAAGGAATGGGATTACTAGAGTTTCTGCTAGACGAGAGTTCTCTAAGAGATTCATCTCTATCTCGTCATGTTTCAAATACGGGTTATCAACCTCGCAATACTTAATATACTTTTCTTTGATTTGCAATACAGATTCGGTATTCATATCAAACAGGTATCCCTCATCTGTAAGATCAAATCCTAATTCACGCATCATTGCGTCATTAAATCTTAATCTAAGATCTAGTGCTTGTGCTTTAGTTATCGCCATGTTATTACCTCCAATAAATATATTTGGGTTCGACATAGTTATAATATACGTTTATATCATAATTTATACTGATTACTACGAAGTTTGAGAGGGTTTAAAAATGGACAATAATAACTACACTAGCTCTGAAGGATATACCCTTGAGTTTGCTATTCTTCAAGAGGATATTCCTGCAGATCAATCTACTACTGCTAATTTTAAGATCCCTACTTTAATCAATACAGGAACTGTAGCTAAAGTAAATACTAATACTTCAACTATAAGAAATAAAACAACCACTAATCTTACTAGTGCTTCTATGAATATTAAAGATACAATCTCATTAAGAGTGCCAATGGAGTATACATATTACTGGGGTACTAGCAAAATAATCCCTGCTGGAACTAGATTTATTGTAGCTTACATTGGTGGCAATGTTAATGAGATCGCTATTGTTGGACGATATGATCGTAGCGGTGCTGATGCTCCTGCATGTGATAGATGTAGAGGCATCTGTGATCTTTGTCCTAGCTGCTGCGGATAAGGAGTGATTAATCTTTGAGCGTTTATAGTTATCAGCAACCTCAATATACATATACTCTAGAGCAATTTGCTGCATGTACATCTACTGACACTATGAGTTATCATAATCTGTCGTTTGTTGATACCCATGATGGTATTAAGTTTGATACTTATAATGTAACAACAGACTACATTGATGAGATAAGAGATGAATACTGTGTTACTGTAAGTCTAACTGATAAAGAATTAGATAAATATAAATATAGACCTAAACTGTTATGCTATAAGATATATGGTAACGGCGAGTTGGCGTTTCTTATTCTCTTGATAAATGATATGTGCAGTGTTAAAGAGTTTACTAAGAAGAAATTACTAATGCCTAAAAAGCAGACAATGAAGAATCTAGTAAAGTATTTATATAATGCTAATAGAGCAGCAATTCAAACCTATAATAATAAAGTAACATCCACTATAGATGACGACTAAAGAATCCAGGTAGCAATATGCTACCTGGAAACTTTATGGCACATTTCTTTCAATATACGAGGTTCAGTCGTAATATGTATTAAAGTTTTAGGAGGTGACTGGCTACAATAGCCGAAAGAACTGTGCTCTATGTTAAACGTGGCGATGCCGCTCGCGTTAGCAAACATATTCGATACGTCATTAGTGGGAAGTCTCACATCATTGAACTGAGTGAAATCCCTAACCTCATTAACTATACCCTGGCCTGTATTAATTCCTGTATTGAGGGCTACTTCCTCACGCATAGTAGTCTTATGCACTGGCACCGGAGAATAGATATCCTCAACAAACTTTATAGTATTGTTGATGTAAGGAATGTATACAGTATAGATATCGCCAGGGATATAATACCTAGATTTTACTCTCTGCATTCCTAGATACTTATTACTATCCTTATCAAACTCAGGAGCTATAAGAGCAATCCAATCACTATTCTCAATAATAAGATTAGATTCACCTACATTGCTTCTACCTATCAATCTAACCAAATCAGCTTTATTCTTAATTCTAGCTTCATCAATAGATGCTGTTGCTGTTCTGTTAAGCTGAGATGCTGTGATAACAGGGATATTCTTCAATGTAGCAAATACTTTAAACTCATTAATTACAGCTCCAAGTTGAAGTCTAAGATCTCCATTGTATGAACCATCAACAGACTTAATTCTTTTTATATAATCTTGAATCATACAGATTACTTCATAACCTTCATCTTCAAGATCTTCACACAGAGTATACAGATAAGATGTATCCTCTGATAGATTAGGTCTGAATTTTACTATGAGGTCTATTGGATCCCCATCTGATACATGTAATCCTCCCTGAGTCTTAAGAACATCCATGAACTCATCTTCGCTATAATTAGTCATGTCTGCTCCTACACACATGCTAAAGATTCTCTGTACTGTTTCTTTAATGGAGTTCTCCATTACTAATAGAACTACGCATGGTCTTTTTGTAGGGTCTGCACACACATAGTTCTTATTATATCTTTTTAGTTCTATAGCCATATCAATCAATGTAGAAGATTTACCCTCTCCAGGAAGACCAAGCAATGTATAAACTCTAGTTGCTTCTACTCCACCACCAGTAAGAATATTTAAAGCTTGTGTTCCAAATATTAATCTATTGGATGGAGACGTAAGCTGTCTATATGTAGCTTGCATTGACTGAATATAATTCTCTCCAGTAAGAGAGAATGTAAGATCTTCTGAGTTGTTAGCTCTAGACCTTCTAAATTTTACTTGAAGCCTTGTAACCCAATCTTCTATTTGACTTACAATGATTCCTCTGTTAGCATAATCTGTTGCCTTGAATTTTTGCAATAGAGCTAAACCTTCATCCACATCATTATAGATAACAGAGTACTTTAGGATTTCACTTACAGATGTATTTACCCATTCCACTTCAGAGTTATTTAATTCACGAAATGAATTTTGATTTCCAGAACCAAATCCTCCATAGATATGATTGAAAATCATATCAGTAGTTGTTAAATTATAATCTAATCTTGCCTCTATACCTTTCGTGATGAACTCAATTCTTCCAAGACGTTCTTGGTCATTTCCATAGTTGCTAATATCCATAATGAGAAATAGATTTCTAAGATTAATGATATTTCCTCTACGGATAGAACGGTTCTCTGAAAGTATATATGAACACATCAAATCTAATTCAGTTATATCAAATTTGACGTCAATTTTTAAATTCTTATTTTTAACTGGAGATGCAGCCACACCCCCACTATACTTCTGCCTTCTGTTGGATTCCATTAGTCCCATCAGCTCCAGTCTGGACGCATATAATACTATGATGTGGTTAGCATTATATTTTATATATCACTTACCAGAAACACCAATCCCCATATAGTTTTTAGCCATTTTTTCATCTACCATCTTGCGTTCCCATTCTTCCATTCTATTGTATTCATCACAGTGTTCAAGAATCTTCCGTTGTAGTGTTTCTTTGAACCTATCAATCTGTGCAAAATAGCTAGCCCTAATATAACAAGAGCAAACAAGCTCAAATACTATGATTGCTGTAAGAATTAAGATGCTTCTAGGCGGTATGGTACGTAGTATTGATAGTACGATTACTACAATGTATGCGATAGTGTTAAGGACTACCATAAGATTGCATAAAGTGCTATAAAGCATAAAAATGACGGACGACAGCACAGTTATAGTAATGGCTTGATTACCGCCAACCTCATAGCATTCATCTACAGTTCTAAATACCATGTATTACTCTCCTTCCAATAACTTAATTAATTCATCTGAAGTTATAAACTCATAGCCCTCATTCTGATTAATATACATGATGAATTTATCATAGTCACTAATCTCTGGGTCTATGATATATGAATATTGCTTATTAGCTTCAAGAACTTCTTGATCTATCTGCTGCATCTGTTTCTCTTTAGCATCAATCTCTTGAAGTTTCACATCCTGGGAAGTTCTAAAATAGTTCCTTACTATATTCATATTCTCTCCAGGATTATTAAACTGAACTCTAATAAAATCAATACCCTGTTGCTGTTTAGTCTGTTTAATCCAGTCTATGATTGCTTTAGGATCTTCATTCAACAGATGGTCAATATTAATTGTAGCATATATATGAGACTTTATAGGAATCAATTCAGTATAATGCATCCTAGTATTAGCATTGTACAGAGTAACAAGAAATCCCTTTTCTTCTTCCTCTCCAAACTTAAACCTAAATGCAGACCCATTATAGTAAGCATATTCATCATATACGCTTGGGATATGATAATGCCCCATTATAATTGGCCCAGCGCAATTACAGAAATGCTTAATGCTAAATATTGGAGCATGGGCTGTATTTAGAGTAGATATTTCTGTTCCATGGAATGAGCCATTGTATGTACCATGTAATAAACACATATCATATCTACCAGATTCATATAAGACTTTAGTATATTCTTCTTCTGGAATACCATACAGTTCAGGAATACAAAGAATCCTTAGTCCTTTAACCATCTCAAACTGGATATTCTCTACGATCCTGAAGTCTAAACCTGGTTGATTCATGTAATGGTAGAATAGAGATAATTGTCCTGCATCGTGGCTTTGAGTTCCGGCTATGATAATTAGAGTAGCATTCTTCATTCTGCATAGAGCGCTCAAGTCATCAATGAATTGAATCGCATATGTAATAGCTTGATTACCACTAAACATTCTTGAATGAAAAATATCTCCAACTACAGCAACAGCATCAAAGTCTAAAACACTAATCCTGGAAATGAATTGAATCTTTAATTGCTCATACATATACTTTGGATCTTCTGGGCAACCAAAGTGTATATCTGCTATAGTTACAAGTTTGAATACGTTGTTTGTGTAAGACATTGGTCCACCGCCTCACTGGAGTCTATCTCTTTAATGTCGTTCTGACGGTAACTCTTGATATATTCATCTGTTATTGCTCTGCATTGATTATAAACTAAAACCATATCTTGTTCAGCATCAACTTCATAGCCATGTTTAGCCAGTCCAAGCTTCTTATACATGGTATGGCAATATCTATAACCTTCATTGATATTAGTATGGTAAACTAAACCCTTACGATCAAGCAGGTTAGTTTCTCTATTATTTTCTTTGATTCTCTTTAACCCTGTTTCTGCACTGATATTTAAGGTTATCTGTATATGAGGCCATATTGCTACTAACCGCTGGATAGCCATTACATCATCAACAGATATATCACCATTACCAAGAACACTTTGATAGACAATACTTGAAGTTACATATCTATCACAGATAACTATCTCTCCATTTTCAAGTTTAGGCATGATTATTTGTTTTGTATTTATATTTCTTGAAGCAGAGAATAATAGTAATTGAGTTAAAGAATCTAGATCTTCGTTAGTTACTATATCTCTAATCATATTGCCTACTTTGCTGGCTCCTGGCTCTTTGGTATAAGAGCACATATAGTCATGAGCTGTATAGTAATCTACTAAGCTCTTAGCTATAGTAGTCTTACCTGAACCTTCACCTCCTTCGAGAACTATAAATATTCCTCCATTGATAGTTTTCATCTAATACACCTCTTATAGTTTCTTATTCTTGTAGTAGTGTATAATTAGTTCTTGTACTCCATGCATCAGACAAGATATGATAAATAGCATCTTTTCTTGATCGTATTCATCTTTAAATTCGTATTCTCCATCATAGAATTGAATTCTCTCTACATCTTTTCTATTTTGAGCATTGCGAATGATTTCAATATTAATTTGCTTTCCTTCGCCGGTCTTCATAAGAACGTACGTGATGGAGAATCCATTCTCTCTATAGATCATTGCTGCTGTTCTTCTTGGATCGCATCCCTTGGGGATAGTTCCAATGAACAGATGGAACTTATCATTGTTGTCATACATGTAGATATCTCTTAAGAGTATCAAGAATTCATGCATTTCAACCATCATATCAAACGATGGGCTGGTCTTATCAATGCTCTTCGTAAGCTTGCGCATTTTACGCCATGCTTTAAAATCATGCTTTTTCTTTTTAGCCATTATAGGCTCAATATACATATTAATTTTAGTTTCCATAAGTAGTACTCCTATACTTTCCAACTAAGTACACAATTATCTATGCACCTAGTTATTTCAAAGGCATACATTGTCACTATATGGTCTGATAATGGTTTCCATAGCTCATTAATTTTTCTTGGTAATTCTTTATCTTTCATGACTTCATATTCGATATTGTGGTTATTATCAACTACAGAGTATCTATTAGACCACATAGAGAATTTTACTTCTATATCTTTAGCATCCATACGAACTTTGAAGGATACAATACCATCTGATATCTTGAATTCATCACTGCTATAATACGAAGAGCAAGCATTGAGTAATGAGAATAATCGTTCTCCTAGATAGAATGGATCACACTCGTAAAACTCACGCCTCTTCTTAGTAATCTTTTTATAAATTCTATGGAATTTAATGAAATTATACTTATGCAATTTATTAAGCTCAGTATAGTATTCAAATAATTCCATAAATGAATCAGTGTTCATTTTAAGTCTCCCCTAGATGAAGATTGTTATAAGCATTATCTACGATATTAATATTGTAGAATGCATATACTAGAGATAAGAATGCTCTCTCACATGTATTGATAAATGCTAAATGCTCTGGATTAGTAAAATCCAATACGAATTCATTATAAGAAACACTGTTCTTATCAAGCTGGAGTATAATACATCCATCAATATTAATACCGAGTTCTGTCCTGAGCATATATCTATATGCAGAGAGCTGAAGAAAATGCTTGTAAGTGATATGGTTAGTTGTCTTATAGTCTATGAGATAAATCATTCCATTTATCTCATATAGACCATCTAATGTACCGCCAAAATATGGGCAAGTAATAGTCTTCTCATGGCAGATAACTCTTACGTTAGCATATTGAGTTATATTATCATACCATTTACGAAATGAGTTATAAGCGTTAGCCGATTGATATTCCATATTCTCTGGAGCCGTATATGAATTATCTGTAAGATAACCATCAATGCTCTCGTGGCATTGAGTTCCAATATTCGCAGCTTCATCAAGAGTTTTAGAATAAGACTTATGCTTAAACCCTAGACTATTAGCCCAATACATTAGCCCATCATTATGGATGCACTTAGATAAGATAGATGTAACTCTAGGAACTTGAATACCATTATGGGTATAGGTTTTCTCTATAGGCCCTAGAGAAGGTTTAATCTCATCTAATAGCCTAACCATCTCAACCATTGAGCTTATCCTCTACGATATCTCCAGTCTCTTGCTCATACTGCTTTACAGCACTATTAACAATCTCATCCATAGACACATATGGCACAAACCAGATGTAATCAAATACTGCACTAATACGATCAACGTAATCCTGAGGGAAACTATTGAGCAAATTAAGTCTATGGCAAAACTTATGTAAGAATGCTTTAAATGTATCATAATACGTTGGTACATTTAAAACCTCAATGAGTTTATTAGTCTTAATCTTTACAGTATCAAAAGGAATTACTCCTGCAGTAACAGCAGGGGTTAGCATTCCGTTAATAACTGTGATCAATTCCATAACATGTCTAGCCTCAAAGAACAGAAGCGTATCTTCATTAAGATCATCCATAACAGCTTTAGGTTTAAGAATTTCTCTAATCTCATCAGAAGTCTTAGTCATGAGATACAAACCCAGTACAAACTTAGGATCTGTAGTTTCAATATTTAATTTAGCCACAGGGCTAGTACTCTTAAATGAATTAAAGAGATTCTTATAATACTCAGGAATATCCTTGTCGAGATCTGTTGCACCGATAGTTTTGTTAGTTGTATCCATTGTTGTACCTCCATTAATAATAGATTTTATTTCTTCAAATTGAACTTTCTTAGAAGACTGAGTGTCTTCTGCTATCCAGACAATCTTGGCCGGATATCTTATATTGAAGATGTATTTATACACGAATGAGCCATATTCGTAATGGGTAGTAATGTCTTGTGAAGATTCATGATCCGATAGGTATTTATCAAGCAAAATTAAATCATATGTATTTATTGTATTGATAGTTTCTCTGATGGCATTCAGCACTCCCTCTAGGCTACGTCTGCCATCTATTACAGTTCCTGGAATTAACGAATTAATATAAGCTGCATAAGTATTGCATTTCTTCATTGATCCCTCGGCAATTAAAATCTTCACATGTATTTCCCTCCATTACATATTGTTATACTCCTCCGTGCTGTACCTAGATGTCTCGGCTATTTTAAAGTCGTATAAATTGCTATCCCCGAAACATTATGATAATAAATCCAATAGGAGGTGTTCTTAATCATGCCTAAAACATATGCTGATACTTACCTATATAAGACATACTCTGGGTATGAGAAGAAGATGTTCGAGTTCATCATGAATGCTGAACGAATCGACACATCGTCTGCTGAATTTGAAGATGTATTGTATGATTTTAAACGTAGAGCTGTAAGCGATAAGCTTGTTAAGATTTTGAGATCTAATAATGTTATTCTTGGTATTAATAAGGGTAAGCCTTTGCCTAAAGCATTTAAAGCATTTGTAGCTAAAGATGTAAAGACAGATAAATCCGGTAAAAATAGAAAAGTATTTATTGATGTAACCGATTGTGTTGTTAAGAGTGGATCTACCTATAAGTGCGATCACTTGGATTGGCTTACGGCTTACTTGATTAATGGTATGACGGCTTACATCTATGCTATGCAAGAGCATAGACTTACAGGAAACGCATCTGTTCTCACAGATGGTGGTACTGCATTTACTAAATGCTTTTCCTATGTAATTGATCGTCTATATAAAATCTCTTCTGTACAATCTCTGAGAAAGAAAGTAGAGTACGTTATAGCAATGTACTACCAAATTAATTTGATGGGAAGAGACAAAGATAAGCAGTATGATTCCATTAAAGCTAATGCTATTAAAATCTCAGGAGTAGAGCAAAATGATGCTAGATATCTTGACGTTATGATCGCTGAGCATGACTTTGATAATCTTGATACATTCGTTAAAGCTCTTGGTAGATTATTTAGCTTAAAAGATATAAAGACCTCTATTGTTGTAAGCATGTGGATGCAGTCATTTGGTACTGGAACAGTATTTGCTATGGAGTTCTTACCTGCATTTGCCGCTATGCTTACGAATACATACGTTGGAGGTTATATTGACCAGCAGATGACTATCGAAAAGGTCGCAGGAACATCTATGGTTACATTCAGCAAAACTATTCTTCAGATTGGAGCGTCTGTATGATTACTTTAGAGCAAAAGCAAAAAGTTTTAACCGCTCTAAAGTCACATACTGTTACCTCTGTAAGGGCTAATCAAAAATATAAGATCCCTGTAATAATTGATGGAGAAGAAAGACTCCTTACAGGTATTGATATTGTTGATGAGGCTGATGGATATTACGCTATTATTCCTAAAGATGGTATTATCCCTAGAGCAATAGAGCATGAGCATTCATATACTACGCTTAAAGAGCTTGAGGAGAATAATATAATCTGGGGAGGAATTATTCTAAATAACTCTAAAGATCAAAATGTATATGATCATAAGTCTGCCGATGGGGTAGAGGTATCTCAAAGAGAAAGTATTGTCACATTTGGAAATAAGAAAGTTAGATTCTTTAATCAGAAGTTTTTCCATTATGATGATACTTGGTACGAGTATAAATACTCTGCCGATGAACCTCAATATACATACGGAATTATTAGAGTAGAGAATATGCCTTTCAATCCATTTGAAGGCAAGCGCAATATGAAGTCTTTTATCTGTAGTTTAAACAATCTATTCTATCAAAGATATTGTGAGCCATTCATGTTGTTTATAAACAAGAAGTTTGTAAGCTGGAATGACATTATGGTTGTCTTTGATTGTGGAACCACGTATCTTCTCTTATATGGAGAGAAGTATAACTATTTTGATCTTAGAGATGCTGAGATACATATGGTTATATTGCCCTTCAAGGTTGATTATATTGGGGAAGAATCTGATGATAGATTCAACATGATGTATGAAATCACTAGAGAATACATTCAGGAATCTATGGTTATAAATGATGATGGTTCTTTTACAATAACATCTCCTGGAATAGATGAAATCTACAGATACAGAGGAATGGTTTACAACGTAGGAGCATGGTTATATCAGCAGCTTAAGTATAATGCATTAGGAAAACTATCATTACAAAGAAAAGAAAAGCTTAGAAGATTTGATGTAATAAAGAGAGAGTATGATCTCGCTGGCAATATAATCAATACTGTCTATACTAAGTTTAATGCTCTAGATAAGGATTCTTATGATACCGCCCTATACAATCAGGTTACAGAGGGAAGAACTCTATTTGAATTCCAGGATAGAGCAATATTTAAATTTGATAGTGATGGTTTATTAGATTATAGCAGTGGAGTTAATACTATAGCTCTATTTGACGACATTACATATTTCAGGCGTCATTATTCAAATAACACCACCGCAGTGGTTCAAGATACTCACGTAAGGAATATTCTATTTAGAGAAAACTTTGTAGTTTTTAGAAATGGTTTATTTGATCCTACATGTGAGATGGATATATCTGTACATAATGTATGCACTATAGATAATCCTAAAAAGGATAATCTTGATATTCTAGTATTCTATCATCTTCCTATAGAGCGTATTGTTACTCTTTTAGATAAGTTTGATTGGGATTACATCTATGAAGTCTCTAAGAATATAATAGAGAAGAATCTGGATGTAAAGAATGGCGTTAGCGCATATGTATACGATGAGAATGGAGAAGTAGTAAATCAATTCGATCAGATTGATGCCATCTTCTCTAAATCTAAATTTAAGTTTACTCCTAAGATGACTAGCAATGTGGTATTTTTAAATGCTAATGACTATGAGCGTCAGATCTATTTACAGATGATGGCATATTATCTTGATTATCAGTACACAGATGATAGACTGTATGAAGAGAATTATAATGAAGCAATGAACACAGTAATGGCTTTTGATCCATTGCTGTTTAGTAATCTCTATCATACTAATATTGATTCTAAAACATACTATGGATATGAGGCTAATGAATCTCTTCTTGGCGTAATTGATTATGAGAATCGTAAAGGATTAAAGATCCCACGGAATAAATACGAAAAGCATGAATCTTATGTATTAGTATTTGAAAATGGAGAGCTAATAGAAGAGTATTCACAGATGTGTGTATATCCAAACTTCTTCTTTATCCCAATGGATAGAGAGTTCGCATCTCAAAGCCGCATAGAGATTCTCTATTTCAATTATATTGATAATAATGAGATTGGATTCTATCTTACAGATTATATGGTAGAACATATGCAGGAGGCTCAATCTGGAGATACTAAATGGTATGGTACTGATATATTCAATCAGTTCATTAATCCTAAAGATCTAAAGATCTTCTGTAAATACCCTGAAAATATCATAGTATATAACTCTCTGGTAAAAGAGTCTAGTGATATTGCATTTAATGTATCTTATAGAGATACAGAGGGTGATCTATACCTCATAGGCGATGTTGTCGATGAATGCTTAAATAATACAGAAGATAAGTGCAAACTCACAGCTGTATCTAAGCGTAAATTTATCTACCAGAGGTTGTGTGTAGAGAACAAATCATATCGTATAATTCTTGGATCTAGATTTAGATATTGCGATAACCCCAGACAGTATATGCTGTTTATTAATGGTCGTCGTATTAGTGAGGAGTATTATTATATTACTATACCGAAATACACTAGACCATTCTGGGGTATGTATCTATATACTTCTAGATTTGTTGGCCCTGAAGATAGAATTGAATTGTTCTATTTACCAGAAGAATTCCCCAATATAAATGATAAGCTTAATCTACAGATCACCAAGTCTGGCTATATACAGACTAGAAAAGAGAATCTTGAAGTTCCATTAGACGGTAGATATTATATGATCTTCGCTAATGGTAAGAAGATTCCTGCAGATGATATTGTTCCTATAGATAGCCATACTATCCGTCTTTCTAAAGACCAACAGACAATGAAGAATATTGTAGTCAATCGTATCTACACTGACACTATGGATGAGTTCTCTGATTACTTTAAGGATGAATCTCTTAGTGCTTATGATACTATGACTGATTACATTATAAATTGTCTACAGCTTGGAACTACAGAATTAGATAAGCTCTTCCAGGTTTATGAGAAAATGTCTGATACTGAAGTTGATATGAATAGACGGAATGTAAATAGAATTGCTATTATCAATGAGATAGTAAGAGATTTCTGGGTTACATCCGGATATGATTATAATACTCAACCATTTGTGTATGACTTCATATCTGATGATCTAATTATTAAAGATGAGAATGGTAATTTGATTATTCCTGCACTGGATGCAAATCAGTATATCAATATCATTAAGAATGATACTCATCTTATCTACTATTATCATAATCCTAATGGGAACTGGTTTGAGAATGGTAGAGTAATAAATGCTCTTACATTCTTCTGGGAGTATTCTACTAATCTATATGGTAATAAGACTATATATGAACAGATGATGGCGTATTCTTCAGATGACGATCCATCTAATCTTACTAAGATAGATCTTGGTACCGATACTAGAGAATGGGCCTATAATACCTCTATCTCTAGTGATATGACTTTCCATTTCATTGGTAAGACTACATCTCAAATTGTAGATAGAGTAAGCCATATTAAGTTTGCTGACTGTGTTTACGTTGGAACTATAGATGAAGATCTCTTGCAAGATTATAGCAAGGATTGGACAGGTGTATCTGCATTTATTCATAATGATTCCGGAGGATTAGATAGAGTCATCAATAAGATAGATGTGATTACTTCTAATGAAGAATTTAAGTTTACTCCTAAGATGACTGAAAGTGTAGTCTTCTTGAACTATGATGAATTACAAAATATGCTCTATACTTTCAAAGACCTGTGTCAGCCCTCGCCAGAAGTCACTTTAGAAGGCTGTACTATCGGAAATAACAATTATTTTGTATATGCGTGTCCTAAGAGTTACGCCTATGATGGAGACGACTGTTTGATAGAATTTATATTCCCAGATTTAAATTCTCCAGATATAATGAATCATCTTACAGTTGGTACTACTCCTGTATATACATCTGGTATTTATAGTCTTAGTACTAATAATAGACTAGAATCTTTAGATCGTATGGAAATGATCTTGTTAGATGAGATATCTTATACTAATAAATATGGCCATGAAGAAACCTATTGTGTATGGAGAACTAATGGCTTCTTTACTAGATTAGATGATGATTGTAAGTTTGATATTACTATAAGATTTAAAGATCATACTAAGTCTTATTCGTTTGATTATGACGAAACTATCAGAGCAATTGAGGTGAATGAAAACATGGATACTGAAATCATTGATATGGATATTGACGAACTGTTTGGTTCTTCTAGCAGTGATTCTACTGTAACTCCTGTAGACGAGAATGTTACCCCTAAGCCCTCCAAGGCTAGAAGTAATAATGTGGTTATGATTGATGATATTAAAATATTAAACACGTAACATGAATATAGCAGTTGTGACATATTTATACTGCTATCCGTAGTTGGGCCGCGATTAGTTAGGTACCGATAGCCCTCACTCCAAGTGTAAGAATTTACACAAATTCCTACATGTATATGATAGTTATGATTGCACCTTAACTATCATGGGCATAAGAGTTGGTCCTCGCAGCCCCAGTATCAATCCGCCGCGTAGCCCTGTTTGGCCGCGCGGCGGGTTTCTTATTATTAAAAATTAATATAACGTACATATTAATGACAGGTGCGTCCCTGTCTCCTTTCTGACCGGACACTGCGTATAATTTTGTTGCTAAAGCTTTTCACAGACGTTTCCCGTATGGTTAATTCCATACGGGGAATGTTCTTGTATAAAAATACAATACGATATACATATTAGTGGTGGGTTTGGTCGCCCATCTCTTTCCTGGTTTGAGCCTTTGAACTCCTATACCAGAGGCTCAGCATTTAGGTTTCCTTAGAGAATCCCCGTATGGTTAATTCCATACGGGGATACCTAGTGTAAAAATATACAATATGCTATACATATTAGTGACGGGTCTTCCCGTGTGCCCATCCCTTCCGTACGGGTTTGATGCAGCCCGATTTTCAACTTATTGGCTTGGGGATTCCCCGTATGGTTAATTCCATACGGGGATACCTCTATTGTGTAAAAATATACAACACGGTATACATATTAGTGATGGGATTGCTCAACTACCCATCTTTATGAATGGCCACTAGTATACTTCGGCGGTGGCACTAGTGGTTGTTTCATAGTATAGTGTCCTTAATGGGATATTCCCCGTATGGTTAATTCCATACGGGGGATGTTCCGCGTAAGAAAATACAACACATCATACATATTAGTGATGGATATAGTTACACGTGTTCATCATTCTTTCCAGTGTTGAGTTAGTAAGCCCTTGCCTGAAAACTCAGCGTTTTTACTCTTGTAGACATGTTAGACAAGGATATTCCCCGTATGGTTAATTCCATACGGGGGATGTTCTGCTTTAAATTATAAATATATATTTATATTTACATAAAGTTAATTTATTTACAATAATTGGAGGTTTAGAGAAATGATGCTGCAGGAAGAATTTAATAAGATTACTACTGCCTATGAGAATTATATCAAGAACGGCGGGCCTAAGAGCAGTTCTGATAGAATGAACTACATTAATACTGTATTCAATAGTGTTAATATGGTAATCAAACTACTGTGTATTAGCGTTAATGGTGTTGATGTTGATTCTGCTGTGCTCACTGAGGCACAGTATAATAAGCGCAGTGCCATGGGTAATAAGCTGTTTGGCTCTCAGACAGCTAATGCAGAAGAAATTACTAAACCTTCTGAGGATATTACTGAAGAAGAGTCTGTTGTTATTAATTCTGTATCTGTAGAGGATATTCCCTCTGCAGAGGAACAGTCTGAAGATACTACTATTATTACTGAGGAGGATACCGATATGCCTGCAAAGGAAACCAAGACTAAGAAAAAGACTAGTACTAAAAAGAAGGCTGTTGAAGAGCCTTCCGAGGAAACTAAGAAGACTACCACTAAAAAGAGGTCTACCAAGAAGACTAAGAAAGAGCCTATCGAAGCAGAAGTTAAGATGAAGGAAATCGAGGATTTCGTTGCCGGTAAGACTGCTGTTGATATTATCGGAGAAGAGCTTACCGCATGGGGTATTTCTTCTGATTCCTTTGTTTATAAGGCTCTTGTTAGACTTCCTGAACTTACTAAGCATGCTGTTAAGTATGCTGAGGTTGTTGATCTTATTGCTGCTGATACTGGTAAACCTAAGGGAGTTATTTCCTCTGCTTTCACTAACATGGTTAAGAAAGCAGATTTCTCTAAGACCATCTACTTACCTAACTTCCTTAAGCTTACTGAAGAAGAGCTTCGTAGCAATAGAGACTTTGTAATCGAGCAGCTTGCCGAATATTGCGAGCCTGACGAGTAATTTTGCCAACTTCCTTATCCTTTTTATTCTAATAAGAAAATACTGGGTCAAGGCGAGAGCCTTACCCAGTATTTTCTACATTTTAATAATAGAAAAGTAATATACTTTTTCTACTATTATTATTGAGAGGATGTGAATTAATAATGGGTAAACCTAGAAGAAAGTACGGTGAATCTAAAGAGGATTATATAAAGAGAGCCGCACTTGAGATGTACTCAGAAGGATACCATATTAGCGAGATCGCACCAAAACTCAATACTACGCAATTTAAGGTGTATAACGCTGTAATGGTTAGTAGTAGCAGGACTACTACAGAAGAAGAACGTGAAGAAATGATTTACTTAAGATCTAAAGGGATGCCATATAGGGACATTGCTGCTATTGTAGGTCGTAGTGAATCATGTGTACGTTTAAGAGTTAAGACTCCAGCTAAGTTTAATTCTCGTGGCGGGCATCATATGTCAGATAAAGACCTTAATAAGATGAAGGAATGGTACTCTGAGGGAAAGACCATTACCTGGATCGCTAAAAAGCTTGGAGTTAATAGAGATAATGTAATTCATAGAATCAGAAAGTCTGATTTATATGAGCCTAATAAATCTAAGATTACTCCTCTTACTATAGCAGAGAAGCGTAAGATAGATTTAATGAAGTCTAAGCGTATGATGCTTGATGAAATGGTTGAAGAGACTGGTAGAGATCATAACCTGATCATCAAGTATATTAATAGAGGGAAGTAATATACTTCCTATAAATGGTAATTTTAATAGATGTATTTATTATGCGCTGCCTTAACAGCGTCATAAGATGTCTTTGCATAGATCATGGTAGTTTCAATATTAGCATGCCCAAGAAGCATTGAGATTTCATTAATGCTCATTCCATTATGCAGTGCGATAGTTGCTGTGGTGTGTCTAATAACATGGGGAGTTACTTTCTTATTTAAACCTACAGCTCTATCAGAGATAGTACCAACTATCTTTTCTATAGCCTCTTTCTTTAGAGGATTGTATGGTTTTCTTTCAGATACAAATATGAATTCTGAATCGCCATTACGCTCTTTATCAATATATGTCTCTAGAGCTACCCTAGCTCTAGCATTCAGGAAGGATATTCTATGCTTAGATCCCTTACCGAAGATATGCACTGTATTTGCCCTCCAATCAATATCTTCAAATTTTAAAATTGCTAACTCTGATACTCTACATGCTGTAGAGTATAGTGTTTCTATAATCGCATTATCCCTTGCAGATTGGCAAGCATTTCTTAATAATTCTAGCTCATATGGTGTTAGAGCTTGTCTAGGGGGAGTCTCATAATGTATTGGCTTGCATGGATACCCAGGGTTCTTTAAGATATATCCCATCTCGTGGCACCATGTAAAGAATCTAACAATATACTCTCTGTATTTGTCTAGAGTTCTATTGCCAATATCATGGCTTAATTGATATCTAGTTAGATAATCTCTAATATCATCAGCTTCAATTTCATTTAAATCTTTTTGGCAATCTTTGAAGAATAACTCTAGAACTAATCTATACCCATAGCATGTCTCTGGAGTCAATCCTTCAGATTGTTTACATTCGATATATTTATATACTAATTTTGGAACTCCATTATTTCCTCTGGCGAAATATTGATTAGTAGTTTTCTCATAAAAATTAAAATTAACAGCGGCTTTATCCATGGAGCTAAGAATTTTGCTAATTTGATCTCCATTTAGATTTAAGCCGCATGATGCAAAGTTAGATACAACAGCGTTTTTATAGAAATTATACATTAGAACCTCCATTATGGTGTGCTAGCGTAGTTTATAATACGTTATTACTCTTTACACTAATGTATTTCTTATTGTATAATTCTACTTTAACATGTTAAAGACAGTACCAATCCCAGGTGGAGCGCTCCACCTGGGACTAATCTGGGCTATATGCTAAATTTAACATATAAATCTCATTGGGCATTAAGTACCAGTACTTTCTTCATTACCAATCAAAGAAGCAACGGCTACTAGGTTATTACCTTCACCATCGTTCAGTAATGTTTCTCCATCTTCATCTAAAATGTAAAGCGAATCGATAGATAACAATTTCTCTAATCTTCTAATCTCAAGTATCAGAGCGTCTACTACTTCCTTAGTTGTGGTGTCTGAGTCATACATGACATTATCAGCGGAAGTTTGTGGGTAAATAGTCTGGACTGTATTTCCTTTGAGATTTTTTAGCTGAACTTTCTTAGCCATCGGTTTGACTCACCAGCCTATTACTTATTTGACAGCATTAGGCCGGGGGAGGCAAATGCCGCCCCCAGCCGTTATGCCCGTCGGATTATAATGTTATGCAGCTAGACTCAGGAAGCGGACTCGTCAGCAACCTCAACGATGTAGAGAACACCATCATCGGTAACATCGGTATCAGCTTCAACAACCTGGATGTACTCCTTGATGGTAGCCTTCTCTTCAGCGGTTACGAAATTGTGGTCGTCATCCTCAGTGACCTTGGTAGCTGCAACGGCGGAATCGTCATAAACAGTTACCTCAGTGCCGTTGATCTTGATGTTACCATTGGTTGCGGAAGCCTCAACCTTAGTAGCACCAACAGCCTGCAGAGCAGCAACGTCCTTAACGAGGCCAGAGTTAGAATCGCCGACAGCAGTCTTCAGGGCATTGACATCCTTAACCAGACCAGAGTCGGCATCACCAACAACAGCAGCGAGATCGCTAATCAGAGTGGAGACGTCATCATTCTCATCCAGCCAAGCAGCAACTTCCTTCAGAGTATCATAAGCGTCATTGATAGTCTTATCGGCATCAGTGAAGCCCATGATCTTATTGTACAGCTCAGTCAGCTTATCATCAGCCTCAGACTTGGTGTACACGTCACCAACGCCAGTGGCCAGAGATGCAAGCTTAGCAGCAACGGTAGAGCCATCATACTCAATCATGTCAGCAGAGGACCGAGGATAGATGTCATATACAGTGCCAGCAATCTTTTTCTTCAGGTATACATTCTTAATAGCCATAAATATATCCTCCTTTTTAAGAATATAGAAATGTGATGCATATGCATTAAATTAATGTTTAATCTCTTAGGAGGTTGGCTTAATCCAGAAATTGGTTATTCTGTTTCATAATGAACGACTTTATACCTTGTATATCCATTCTCATTACTAACAGTTTTCAATGTTTCCTGTACATCTATAATTCTCTGATTAGTACTTCCTGCCCACTTGTAGTTATTATCAAACTTGCTTTGCTCAAACTTACCATCTACTAAGACATCTGTATTCTTCAGGATAGTTCTTAGATATGTAGCATCTGGGTATAACTCTCCGCCAGTATAATTACTGATTATAACCATGAGCTCATCAAATGTATATCCAGTATAAATCCATATTGTCTTGCTTGGATATAATGACTTAAGCAATGAAGTTAATATAGATATCTGAGGAAGATTAACAGGATTAAGAGGATCACCACCAGAGAAAGTAACTCCAGATGCGTAATCATTATTTAAATAATTTAAAAGCTCTAACAAAGCATCATAATCAAATATCTTACCAGATGTAGGACTCCATGTTTGAGGATTCTGACAGCCCTTACAATGATGCCCACAGCCAGAAACAAATAATACTGCTCTTAACCCTTCCCCATTTAACTGATCATCATAACTGATTTTGTGATAATTCATATCTCTTTTCACCCCTGACTCTACATAGACACTCTATCTGCAATCTCTGCTCTCTTAGCGTCGTTATATCTACTCTTACCTTTAACTTTATTGAAACCTAAATAGCCATTCATTCTCTGTACTTCAGTGATATTCTCAGACCCACACTTCGGGCATTTATGCATATTCAATTCCTCATGGCCACAATCTTCACAATATGCAAGATCAAGATTAATACCCTCATACAATCCAAGCTTCATTGCTCTTCTTACAAGATCCTTCATGGCTTTAGTATTATAATTAATGGGGCACTTACAATACTGAATCTTGCCACCGTTAAACAAATTCCAGAATCTATTCTCAGAATCCTGCTTCTCTATAGGAGTAATATCTTCAGTTACATGGCAATGGAAAGAGTTAGATACATAAGCCTTATCAGATACATTTTCTATAATACCATACTTCTTTCTAAACTGCTCTACTTGAAGACCGCAGAGACTCTCTGCCGGGGTTCCATATATAGCGTACAGGATTCCATCTTCCTTCTTATATACATTTACTTTATCGTTGATATAATGCATTACTTCAAGAGGGAATTCTCCATCTTCATAGATAGACTTACCATTATAAAGACGATTGAGCTCATTCAACGCTATAATACCAAAACTTACAGTCATCGGAGGAAGTAGTTTAGCGATCTTATCATCAGCCCCAAGAGTGCCACCTAAGCAACCACCTTGCATAAACATCATAGGATTAGTGCTAGCCTTCTTCTCTCCAAAGAAAGCAATAGTCTTCTTATGAAGATTTCTGATCATTTCGAGATAATAGTCAAGAACTTCATAGAAATCTCTATTCTCTTGACGAGCCTTAGCTAAGATCATCGGTAAATGTAAGCTGACAGCGCCTAAATTAAAACGACCCTCAAAGATTACGGTATCATTTTCATCCGCAGGATTCATTCCTCCACGCTCATACCATGGAGACAGAGATGCTCTACACCCCATAAGACTAAGAGGCTTACCATACTTCTTATACATAGAGGGAATATACCCTTCACCAGACATAGACAGATAGTCAGGATACATACTCTTTTTGCTACACTCTATAGCCTCATTAAAGATATACTCATAGGGTTTACCAGGGCCATGTAATTCTTCATCATACAAGAACGTGAGCTTGGGGAACAACACAGTCTTTTTATAACCTGCCTTGCCCTGGCCTCCGGCTCTTACTCTAAGAATAGCAGTGTTAAGCAAGCACCCCCATCTGGATGTATTTAAACCAAAAGATACTGCAATAAATGGATAATCTCCTCTAGAGCTTCCTACAGTATTAAATCTATATTCCCAAGACTGGAACAGCTGTTCCATATCTCTATATACTTTCTTCTCTGCTTTCTTATCAGCCTTAGCAAGAATAACATCATCAATATCAAGACCATTGTTTTCAGCATCTTCAATATACTCATTATAATACAGATCATAGCTCTTCTGAGCATATTTATCTAAGATGAAATCAACCTGGGGGATAGTGAATCCGCCATACTGTTGTGATGCTGCACTGATAGTGGTATCAGAGATTACATCTCCAGCAACGTCTAATGTTTTAGGCTCATTATACCACTGGTTGCCCATCTCAAATCCACCATCTAATACATTCTTCATATCAAACAGACAGCAGTTCAATCCATCAAGACGATCCTTCATATCATGAATATAGATATATCCATCTCTAGCAGCTTGAAGCTCTTCTTTGTTTAAGAAGAACTTTTGATATAATTCCTTATTGAGCTGGCCATAGATCAATGATCTCTGTGTAGAAACCATAGCAGAATCTGTATTAGCATTAGATACATCCCCAATATATCTAATAGCCTGGGACTTCTTATACACATTATCAAGAATATTACAGAATTCTACTTTATAATTTCTATAATCACGATAGCTCTTGGCAATCATAGGATCAATCTCTTCAAGAGCATTCTCTGCAAATGTGTGCATGGCACTAATGGGAATCTTACCATTATGCTCACTAGCATAATTTGCAGCCATTGCTATAACAATATTACTAATCTTTTCAATCTCATCATCAGTGTAAGTATGTAAACACCGTTCGGCAGATTTAGATACCGCACTGATTACCTTCTCAATATTGAACTCCTGTTCAGTTCCATCTTTCTTAATAACAATCATCTTTTATACAAACCTCCTGTAAAGAGTAAAATATATTTTATTCCACATCCCTCTCTAATAGTGTGGATTAATATATTGTCGTCAGTAATGCTAAATCCAAATAATAAAGTACTCCGTTTGTGATTATATAAAATTACTGCTTATATAAAGCAAAATAATCTAATACAACACTCAATAATAGGATTTTTAACGGCTAGACATTTTATTAATTACCAATATAGGGAGGAATAATAATGGCCACAAAGAGAAAGCCTAAGCACATTACTAAAGAGGCAGATTTAAATGATATAATTAATCTTACTCATGAAGAAGCCGCTCGTAAGGCTACAATCATGAATTGGTTTGGGACGTTTGCAGATGCTCCTAGATTTAATACATATGATACTGTAGAGATACCCGCTGGTAAATATGGCATAGATAAGCATAAGAACAAAAAGCCATTTACCACCACTGTAGGATTATGGGTATTTAACAAAGCATTTATAGAACCAGTATCAAATGTTTTAGGATACATTAATGAGACTGTAAATGGGGATAAGTATGATGATATTAACCAAACTTTATCATACGCTCTTCTTGAAGATAAAATTACTGTAGATCAATTAAAAGACTTTATAATGCAAACACAGATTCTTATGGGCTGTGCTAGCGCTATATGTCCCTCACATGATATGGATATATTACTATTAACCAATCAGGCTGAGATTAAGAAGAAAGAGTTAGAGAAGAAATATGCAGATAGAATTGCTCAAGGCGATATTGTTGCTATGAAGGCAGTAGAGGATGAGCTTACCGCATGGGCAAAGCAACAGCTTAAGGATTCAGAGTCTGCTGATATGTATAACTCTGGTGCTCGTAGTTCCTGGGGTAATAACTTCAAGAATATGTATTTAATGAGAGGCCCGCTTAAGGGCACCGATGGAAATTACACATATACAAGCAGCTCGTATATGTCTGGAATGAAGAAGGATGAATACTCAGCTGTAAACGACTCTGCTGTTGGAGGGCCTTATTCCAGATCTAGAAAGACTCAAATGGGAGGGTACTTGGAAAAGCAATTTACTAATGCTACACAGCATATTAAAGTATTACCGGCTGGCAGTGACTGTGGGTCTACAGGTACTATTACTATCACCTTAACTAACAAGAATCTTAGTATGTGGCTGTACAGCTTTATAGTTGGTAATAATGGATCTTTAACTGAATTAACTATGGAGAATAAAGACAAATACATAGGCAAAACTGTTAAATTTAGATATTCAGGATTATGTAAATCTAAAAATGGATGTATATGCGAAAAGTGTGCAGGTACCATGTATAGACGCATAGGTATAGAGAATATCGGCCTAGGCACAATGATTATGATGAGTTCACTTAAGAATGCATCCATGAAGCGGTTCCATTCAAATACTCTTAACCTAGCTGAACTTAGTCCTGATGAGTGTTTTGGAACTCTATAAAAATAATATTTGATTCCCTTTACGGCATTAAATAAATATATTCCTAACAATATAAGTAATCCATATTGCGGATTAATACTTATACAAGGAGATATTATTTATGCCTATTGGTAAACGAATTGAAATTGATTATGACAGGGTATACCATTCTAGGACCGGCGATTTTAAGATAGTAAAAGAATTGCCATCTGTTGCTATGGGAACTACAGGAAAAGCCATAAGACGCATGGTTGAAGTGGAATTCATAGAGACTGGAACTAGAAAGCAAACCCAACTTCAAACAGCTTTAGCTGGTAAAGTATTAGACCCATATTATAAAACGGCTGGAGGAGTTGGGTATTTAGGAGATATTTCCAACTTACAGTATACCAAAAATGAATATGACATTTGGAGGCATATGATACTTAGATGCTATGACCCAAACGATAATGCTTATTATAACTATGGCGCCATAGGAATTAAAGTAGATGAAAGATGGCATTGCTTTGCAAATTTTGTAAGGGATCTTCCGCTCATATATGGGTATGCTGATTATTATAACAGCAAAGATAAGTCTAAGTTTGCTTTAGATAAAGATATACTTCAACGTAATATTCCGAGAGAGCAAAGAATATATAGCGTCAATACATGCGTTTTTGCTAAATCATGCGATAATTCACGGATGTCTAGAGTTACAGATAAAAGTAAAACCTCTAGTAACTATTATGGGGTATATAGAAATAAAAATGGCTCATACCAATCGTCTATTAATGTAGATAAGAAGAAATATTTTCTTGGTACATATGATGATGAAGTTGCCGCTGCAACTGTGTACAATTACGTTATATCTAGATGCTCTTATGCTCCAACACTGAATACAGATTTGCCTACTATGGATATTAATGAAGCATTAAGTCATCGTTTAAGTAATGTACCATTAGTTCTTCCTCCTAATATAGACACAGCTGGTCTTAATCTAAATCCAAACAATGGTAATAAATATATAGGAGTAGCACAGTCATCGTATAATTCATATGCCGCTAGTTATAGTCTTAATAATAGATCTATACATATTGGTGTATTTGATAGCCCTATAGCGGCAGCTAATGCCCACAACTGGTGCAGCGGTTTTTATGCTAATGGCAATGGGTATATTAATGATGTACCTTATATGCCCCCTACAGAATGGTTGCACCATAAGAAGTATAGAACCCCTCCAGTAGAAATGTGTAAGATAGTTAATAAGTAAAATAAATGCCCTCTGTGGTTTTCCACAGAGGGTGTTTTAATCTAATCTAAAGAATAATGATATGTTATAACAGAGTATGTAAGCAAATATAACAAGGATTACATACAAATAACTCTAATGGGAGGTATATATTATGGCAGATCAGATGTCTATTAATTTGCAATATCCGTATGATGGCAAATACGATTATTTCACTGAGATTAAAAGAATTAATCTAGACAAGCAACGTGATGAGGATATTAAATCTGGAGTTGGTTTTCTCATTACAGAGCCCAAGGGTATTAAGAAAGATGTAAAGCTCCAGAATGGTATTTTCTCCAGTAGATATGGATCTAATTCTATTTCAGATACAGATTCATTCTCTGGGAGATATCGTTGTAAGTGCGGATTAAAGAGAGGTTCCATTAACAATGGTGAATATTGTGATGTATGTGGAACCAGAGTAACATATGTAGATGATGATGTATCTATTACTGGATACTTGAAATTGAAAGATCGGTATTGGATTATTCATCCTAACCTGTATTATACTATAGAGCAGTTCATTGGCTCTGGTAGATTACAGAGGATTATTGAACCTGACGTTCAAGTGGATTGTAATGGTAATGAGATTCCCATTATTTCCGTGAAGAAAGATGAACCCTTTAAGGGTATTGGTCTATTGGAATTTCATGAGAGATTTGATGAAATAATGAGCTTCTATCTTGCTAAGTATCCTACAAAGAAGCTCTATTATGACAACATCATGCAAGAGAGAGAAAACGTATGGACTCATACTATTAGTATTTATTCTAGCCTGTTGCGTCCTAGCTCTCTAGATAATGGTTCTCTTAAATACGAGGACTGTAATGACCAGTTTAATATGCTTGCTAGCCTGGTGTATAAATGTAATGATGATGCTCTTGAGATTGATAGAAAGATCAAAGAGCGTTTAAATCTGTTGTATGACATTCAGGTCTGTGTTAACACAGTATACACAAAGATCAAAGAAATCCTAGCAAAGAAGAAGGGCGATATTAGAACTGCTATTGGTGGTAGATATTGCTTTAGCTCTAGAAGCGTTATTAAACAAGATCCTACGCTGAGATCTGATGAAGTAAGATTACCATTCGCTGGTTTATGCGAGATGCTTCAACAGGTTATCATAAACATTCTTGTACGTTCTTATAGCTTCAACTATTCTGATGCGTATAAGAGATGGTACAAAGCTCAAGTAATTGGATTTGATCAAGCAATCTATGATATTATTGATGGTCTTATCAAAGATAAGAATGGATTGCCTGTACTGATCAATCGTAATCCTACAATATCTTATGGAGGCATCTTAGCATGCCGCTGTATTGGTATTAATAGAGATTATACCATGTCCATCAGTCTGTTGGTGCTTAAAGCTCTTGCAGCAGATTTCGATGGTGACACACTTAATATCCTCTATCTATACAATAAGGATTTCATTAGACTTGCAGAAAGAATAATCAATCCGAAATATATGTATATAGATAGAAACACTGGAACCTGCAATGCAGATTTCATCCACAGCAGAGATACGATTATTAATGCCAATAGTCTTAAGAGCCTCTATCACTACAGTCCTGAACAGATAGAACGTATTAGAGCTCTTCAGGCTATGGATTAATATATAAAATTTACGGAGGTATAGTAAAATGAAACAAGCAAAGAAAGCACCCAAAATTTTCACAGTACCGGCAGGTCAGTTTGACTGTGGGTATGTGGATCCTGTAACTGGAGACGTGTTATTGCGTTGCAGTGATATCGATATGGATAAGTTTAAAGATCCTGAACTCTGTGCAGCTATAGAGGATATTGAGTATACGCCGCCTGAAGGCGATTATGGTCCTGCCACTATAGTGTATGAGACATACGATAACAATGGTAATCTTGTCGATCCTCTTGCCGAGATGGATCCGAGTTACAAAAAGGCAATCGATGTCGAGCGCAAGAATAATGTGTTTATCGCTTCTGCTATCGCTAGCCTTCAGGAAGAGCGTGATGCAAAGAAAGCAAAAATCGATAAGGAGTGCCGTTCGGCTATCAGCGATGCTATTATTGATTGCTTGAGCAATACTAAGCTGCTCCATCAATCTAAGGATAACACCTATGACAGAGATGCTCTTGTCTATGTAGCTGATGGTCTTGAGATGATCTACAGTGCTGCGGATAAGGCCAAGGCTAAGGTCGATCAGAAGTATAATACTGCGATCAATGAGACTATGCTTGAGTACGTGACTCAGGCCAACATCCATAGAGATGCAGTAGTTATGTGTACTCTTGTAGAGAAGAAGTAATATTCATATTAAATGCGTATTTGGGCTCTGAGGATTACCTCAGAGCCTTTAATACGTTCATTTAGGAGGATCAATATGAACGATGAAGTAGTTTACATGCCTGGAGATATAGTATCAATACTTGATAACATTGATCTAGAATCAAAAACTGTTGCTACTATTAAAGCAATAGAACCTGACAATGATATTGATGGATTAGTGTGGCTATATCTTGCAAATAATAGAGACATATTTAACGATAAGGTTCATCCAGTATATGGTTTCTATTATTGGGATATGATTGAGGCAGGAAATCCAAGAATTGAATTACTCTCTAGAGCAGTAGAATAAGATAGAAGCCTAGGATAGCCCCTAGGCTTTTATTTTTTGGCCTATTAGGACATCATATTAATTCAAGGAGGTGTTCTTTTTTGAAATACGGATTTGAACCTGTAGGGGATAAGCGGGGATTAAGAAAACTTAATCCTGCAGATATAAGACGTTCTAAAACTCCTAAACTTATGAGAACAAGTGTTACATTGCCATCTCAATATCAAGCATATGCCGTATGCGTTGAGTTTGCTAAATCATGGTTTCTTGAGAAGTTTAAATCTAATTACTTTAACTCTGTCTATGTAGATGGAACGCATAGCTTTGATGAATTTAGAAAGTTCTCTACAATAGACCAACAGATGAAGAGAGCTAATCCATTACTTGCTATAGTACCAACTATAGATATGACTCACAATAGACAATGGATTGATTCTGCTCCAGAGATTCCTCTATTACTACGTAAAACTAGTATAGAAGATTCTTTCTTTAATGATAGAGAAAGAGGTTTATATATTCAGCTTATATTTAAGACCATATTAATGAATTTCGTGTTTAGAGTTCGTGTAGATACTAGAGCAGAAGAATTAGATATGGTTGAATATATTAAACTTCATCATAGAGCCGGATGGACAGAGAGCAGAGAGATAGCAATAGACATCCATGTTCCTAAACAGATTATCCTCCAGGTTGCTTTTGATAATGGATTTAAGATTACAGAGAATGGAGAAATAGAAGAACCAATTAAGTTATTGGAATATCTAAATTCACATTCTTATGTGCCGTTCCTCTATAAACTTCGTTGCTCTACTGGCAATAAAGAGTTCTTTATTAGAGTACCAAATTGTATGGCTCACATCAAAGCAGAATTACCCACATTCGATGAGGGTGAACGTCAAGATATGACAGTAATGAACTATATCGTAGAGTTCCAAGTTGAAATAGAAATGACTGCTCCATATTGTTATACGTATTATTCTCAGCATGATATGCCATATATCTTAAATGCTCCCACGTATAAGAACTATGATAAGATCGCTGTCATGGCAGCAAAGACTACTAATATTCCTGCATTGGATGATCATGGTTGGGATCATTTTACTACAACAGAATACTCTGTTGATGATGAAGATCTTGATACTTGTATTGATATTCCATTTGCTGAATTCTTTGAAGGGCATGAGCTACAGAGATTGATTAATTACAATAAACAGATTCATGTATCTCCATTTATATTTATGAACTTCATTATGTTTAATGGTGGAGATAGAGTAGAATATGATATGGATTGGGATACTATGATCTGTCATATTAAAACTCCAATAACCGATAACAATACAGTAATAGCAATATATTGTGACCGTAAATATATCAATGAAACTATAGTCTATTTGGATGAATTAGATAAGAAAACCGCTAGGGTCGAATGACCCTAGCGTATTTCTTTTTTTTTTTTAGTAAGTAAGATTATTACTAATGAGATTATTGTTATAATATACTTGAGGAATGTATGTAGATATAAATCTATTACCGGTAATGATACTATTAACAAACGCCCCATCAATTCTAAATCTACAAGCATCTAATACACAATCTCTCATAGTAGACTCTGTAGCAATCTTAAAATAGATATCACAATCAACAAACTGCACATTATCTAATACACAATTAGATCCAATATATATAGAGGCATGTTTGATGGTTAAATCTCGTAATTCTACGCCCTTATCAAGCTTAATAGAATTAGCTTCAAATACGGTATTTACAATACCAGATCCACGAATGATTATTCTTCTATTAGTTCCAGTCTTTATATCAAAGTCTTCAAAAGTATAAATGCCAGATTTAAAAGAATACAATCCACGTCTATTATTATTGATAGTATCAATTATAACTTTGGTGTTTGTCTCATACTCTGAGCTTACTACAGCATCACATGCAATTTCAGGGTATTTTTCTCCATAGCAACCAAAGATGTATTCCTCTAATTGATGATTGGCAATATCCTCTACTTTGCATCCTCCTATAGTAGCAGCATTACCACCATCTGCAGGAAGCTTAGAGGGTTTATTTTTTATGGCATTAATTGAACCATCTTCTGCGTTCCAGTCGAATCCTCCAAGGGTAATAATCTTTACCAGTTGGTTCAATGCATTACGATCAGCATTAGTAAGATGAACAGAATCTTCAATATGGTCTTTAAGTTCTTCTTCTGTAGCCTTGGAAGCAAGAGCATTTGTAAGGCTTGCTAGGGAATCGTCTTCCTTAATAAGATAGCTCATATCTTTAAGCTTTGTTAACGCATTAGAATCATTTAAGATACGAGAGAACTGATCCGCATAATAGGTCTTAAGCTCTGTACGCAGTGCAGATATAGCAGTAACCAAATCAAGCTTAGATGCTTTAGCCTTGAAGATATCAATCTGTGCATCAGATAAAGTTCTATGATTAAAGTCTTCTTCTGTTGTAGAATCAGTAGTCTCTACAGAGAATTTTTCTGTAGTGACATTTCTATCATAATCTACTTGAGAATATACTTGACCAGATGTATATGCTAAAAATGCAGTGAAGTCTTCAAGCTGTTTAATAACAGATTCTACATATGCTACAGATGGGATTTTATAGTTGTTGTCTTTAGCGTCAAATTCTGTTTCTATAAGATTTTTATCTAATTCAAAAACATTAGCCATTAGTTGCTCCTCCTAAAAGTAATTTAACTAAATGTCATAAATTGCGTACAAAGATATCTCTAGGGAATAGCCCTAGAGATACCAATGTATTTACAAAGTTAATAGCCATGCTTATAATAATTAAGCTAAGGATTAATATTAGGATCTTCATTAGGAAGACTTCTTAAATCTTCCATAAACCCTGCGATAAAGGAGTTACCTCCTTCATCTTTATAATGCTCATACCGTCGCTCACAGCATTCTAATGAATACGTGTCTATCCATTTCTGCTTGCAAAATTGATGATGCACTGATACAATGTATGCTTTTATATCATCCTTATCAGATCTTATTAGTAAGTCAATATTATCATTCATCTTATTAAGCATATCAAGATATGCTTTCTGCTGACTTTCAAGAGCTTCTATCCTCTTTTCTGTATCTTGGAGCTTCTTACCCACATCGTCCATTATTGATTGATCAGCAGTATCTTTTTGGTACCATTTTCGTGTTCTTTCTTTGATCCAGTCCATAAACTCGATCAACCCTTTAACTGCAATAGCGAATAGGACGATGCATAGGAAGATATCTCTCAGAGAGTATGTTGATAGCAAATCTACCATGATTATAGCCTCCGTCTTACATCGATAAAAAAATATGCTATTGTCTTTGCTGGAAAGTATTTGCAAAACTAATAAGCGGACTATTACTTTTGTAAAGCGTGGCCGAGCGCTTTCGCACTTTAATCAAATGTTACACTAAATGATAAAACAATATGCCATTTATAGATTTACTTCAACACCCTCGATGATGATATTATCCTTAGATAGAGTAATTATATCTTTAGACTCTTCAGATTGTTCTGCCGCCGTAGGCATTATTCCATTCTTAGGCTTAATAGCAATTAACCCTAAACCATTAGCAGTAGTATCTATATCATCTACAGATAGATCATCCCATTCTCTACCCTTATAGAAATAAGAGATATCATATAATGCATTTAGTTTAACAAACGTCTTTGGATAGTATGTTTTAGCATGGTATTCATCTATCAGTACAGTACGATACCGATATGTAAGTAAAGCATATTCTACAACTACAGGATGTTCTGTCTTTAATTGCTCTAATAGAAGATTAGCAAACCATTTTAGTTTATCTTCAGCTTCATCTGGGAAGAATTCCTTCTCTATTTTGATATAGAATCCTCTACCATATTCAGCTGTATTACCAGAGCACATTCCACAAACATCTTTATCTGTATTGAGGATGGCACTAGATCTATCTATCTCAAAATGAGAACACATGATATTAGTTTTAGAGTTATTCTCTTTTAGATTTGGTTCAGGAGTAAATAACACATAGCAATTATCATTACAGTACTCACTACAAATAGACCATGATTCATTACCTGTAAAAACTCTTCTACCAACTCTATAGATTAGATGGTGTCTTTGTTGTTCTGCATTGAGAATGAATGTATCTTTAGTTCCATCAGGTAGAGCTTTAAGATTATTCTTTAACAGAATCTCAAGATAGTTTAATCCATCTAATAGAGCTATGCCACTCCATACGATATTATCTTCCTCTATTTCATCAATGCTCTTAGATCCAGTAGATTGATATGTTGAAGATGGTATTACGCCATCTTTAGGAATAATAGCTAAATACTCTAACTGTTTTTCTTTACTGGTAGATATTCCTATAGTGGATACAGATTGAACTACGTAAGGCATATCATCTGTATTGAATTCATCATCTAGAGTTACAGCATCTGATAATGATAAATTACGATATACTGTATTATCCTCACGGAGATCCATTAAAGATCCTTCCCATTCTTCTTGCTCATCATCACTTGGAATTACACCATCTAATGGTACAGCAGCATATGTGCTAGAGAAGTCTGTATGGGAAGCCGTATAAACACTAGTCTTACCATCTACAATAATCATATCCAGATTATCATTTACAGTACCCGGTAGAGTAAATTCAACCAATCCAGATCTAAGTATTACAGATTGCTTATACAGGTTTATCATATATCTAGAATTGTTTATAATAGCATATGCTAAGTGTGGGCTAATTATATATAGAGTATCTGTAGAAGATACCTCCATATATAGATCAAAGTAATATCTTTCATCATTTATATCAACAGCGTATATCCCTGGCTTCAATCCAGAGAATGTATTATTACCATCTATAATTTTTAATCTTGCAGTAATAGATTGGCCTAAAGAATGCTTCTTATTTACTGCACATATTCTTCTATATTGCGTGTGGTTAGTATCATGAATAACGTGAGTTAATAAAGCACTCATTGTGTAATTACAGTCCTATTCCAAATAAATTTATCATCTCCAGTGATAGATCCATATACGAAAGTATATAGATAGTATTGATTAGCGCTTCTTGTTACATAGAAGAAATCAATACTATATTCACTGTTATCCGGCAATGTCAATTCTTCCGTACTTAAAACCACACCGCAGCATCCATTATATATATTATTGATATTTAGAGTCGTTACCCCACCTTCAGGGATAGTAATCTTATCTGTTTCAGAAAAATCCCATTGACCATCTGTGACTTCTATAAAACCATAATACTGGTCTGCTGTTTCACCCTTCTCACCACGCTCAACAATACATTGCCAATATAGCTCTGAATCATCTTGCCCTACAGGTAAAACTCCAATAACATCAGCATTATCATCTAAAGTATCTTGATTAATTAGAAGATATGATCCTCCATTATATGCTACCAGGTCTAAAAACCGATATGAAGTAGCGGGGTTGTAATTGCCACATGGTCTAACTCTAAAAGGCCCAAGACCATAATCAGCCATTTTAACGACCTCCTTTGAAAATCAATTTATAAGAATGTTGAGGCGGGGAAAAATCCCCGCCTCTACTATCTTACTGCGTTGTAGTGGAATTAATTGTATCAGAGCTTACAACAATGGTGCTGGGAGTTGTTGCCGCAGCCTCTCCATTCTTCATACTGTCATATGATTTCTGAGCGATAGCTTGAATCTCTGTTTCTGTCATATCAATACCATATCTCTCAGCAATAATAGATAGCTGCTCAACTACCTCTTCCATTTTTTCTTTGCCGGTTTTATCCTGCATGAACTGTCTAGCCCATGCGACAAACATATCAGCATATTTAACAATGAAATCCATTTTAGAGATAGCATCAGCAATGGTTTCAGTAACCTCAGTAACAACAGTATTATTACTTCCAAGATACTTACCAAACAGGAAACAGCATACCATAAATAAAACTTCAGCTAATAATTTAACAATATCAGTAGCCATTCTATAACTCTCCTTAAACATTTTATTTACCCTACAGAACCGGCATCATCATTACTATTGAGAGTTTCCAGTTTAGGATCCTCTACAACAATAGAAGTAGACCCAGATGTAGTGGTAGTTGTTGTAGTGACGGTAGTTCCACTACCATCATTACCGCTAAGAACAGAACCAATTTTAGAACTAATATGCTGGTTTAATAAATCACTTGTTTCTTTTGATATGCTTCCAGAAGTATTATTGCCATTGCCATACTCTGCTTTGGAATCGAAGTATGCTCTAATCATATATACTAATGCTGTACCAATAATGGTAACGCATACTTGCTTAGATAGATCCTCTGCTATCTGTATTTTATCTAAGAATGCGAGTACATAACTAAGCTGGAGATCTATAAGCGCTGTAACTACAATGAGAGCAACAAGAGCCTTGGTAAATGTATCTACTTTGATGCTTTTAATCTGTTCACGAAATGTACGACGTTCAATCGCATTTTTAAGACGTCTTTCATAGCGAGCTTTCTTAGCTTCTTCTGGAAGTCTCATGGTAAATACACCTCTCTTTTTAATAGATTTTACTATCGTGTTCGATATTCTCCAGGCTGAACATTTTGGTAAAATACTCAAGGAGGGTTACAAATGGCTACAAACAATTATAACGACCAATTTGAGCTTGGTCGTATTCCTCTTAAGCCTTTAGCATATAGTAGTAAGAATCTTGCTAGTACTAATGAACTCATAGTAGATTACTCTGGAGATAATCCTACATACAGAATATATATCTCTGATAAAGATGATGTAAGTAAACTCCATGATCTTACATATGAGATTGCTCAGGATATTATTAATTCTGATATATCTGCTGATCCTAGCAAATTGAAGATTGATCTTGAGGGTGTAGATGAGCCTGAGGATCTTAAGTTTCTTATGAATTTCATTTATAAGAGGTTAATATATGCTGAAAATGCTAATGGATTTAGATACGATAGAGATATAACTAAAGTATTAGATGAGACATCAAAGAATACATTACTTACCAATACAGATGGAACTATTATATTACCTGTAACAACAACAGATAATGTTCTAGATAAGTCTGGGCAGACTATATCTGATCGTCTTGCTAATATGGTTAGCACTGGCATTAACCATTATACTATTACACCAGAAGTAGATTCTCAAGCAGAGTTTGATATTACTCTACCATATTCTAACTATGATGGATATCTTGAAATTTATGTGGATGGATTATTAATTCCTGAAGATGATTATACATCTACTGTAGATGAAGATGATAATGAGATTCTTGTAGTATCGTTAACTAATAATGATCTTATCAATAGTATTACTACAGAATCTAAGATTCATGTTGTATTCATCTACAATACTCTTATGACTGGAACTGGAAGATATGAAAAGCTTAATGGCGCTAGTATATCTAATAACTCTATTAGCACTAGAAAACTTGCGAGAGTATCTGACTCTTATACCTTTAACAATAAGAATACTGTTGCTACGTCTGCGGCTGTGTACAATCTCTATACTTATGTGGCTGATAAATTAGATGGTTCTGCAGACAATATGATTTATGCATTAGACTCCTCTACTGATAATGGCACTATTATTATATCTACATCTAAGGATTTTGTTAATGATACTGAGCCATTTATTGTTGAGGTTGCTCTGCATAGCAATAAACTATCTGAAGTAGTATTAATGATTCAATCTACAACCACTGTTACTACAGAATCTAATACAGAAGAAACTACAGATGAAGGAGATGCTGCTGTTATTAGTGATGATTCTGATACATCTGAAGTTGCAACAACCAATGTATATGATTTAGTATATCCAGATGGAACCAGATTAACCAGAGGATTGTCTGCAAATAGAGTAATGAAGCTCATGATTCTTAATGAATATAATGAAGCAGTAATTATCTCTTCTGGTATGAATGCTCCTAAGAGCACTAGGTATATTTATACATGCGCTGATAGAGAAACAGATATTCCTTATTCGGCATTAGATCATAATACAGATGATCTTATCAATGTATATCGTAATGGAGTTAGATTATTTGAAGATTTGGATTATTACATTGATACGGTTAATGAATTCATAACTCTATTTGAACGTACAGAAAAAGATGAGAAGATTATATTTGAAGCATTGAGCTGACTACAATTACCCCAGGTGGATTTAACCACCTGGGGATTGTGTTTCGCTTAGAAGTACAGAGTATAGAGTAAGCTTACACTCTTAGATGTAGTACTGAGAATCTCGTTAGGGATATTGACTAAACTAAATGGTCTAATATCTTGGAAATCCTCAATCTCATAAGTACTCATACTACCAGTTCTATTAAGCTTAGTAACTTCAGTAGTCTTAGTCCATGCTGTTACTAAAGAGATCTGATTGATCTTAGCATTCTCAAGACCTTTATGAGTAATAAAATAATCACGGCAATCATCTTTAGTAATCTTCAAGTGAAGCTCTACATAAGACTGTGCTTTATCTGCAGATGCAGTATTAGAGTATACAGTCTCTGGAGTAACAGTATCAGAAAAGCTACCAATAGAGGTAACAAAGTTCTGTACTAAGTTAGGAGTATTAGAAAACCCCTTAAAGTAATATGCTACTCTGTTCTGCCCATTAGATAAAGTGAGACTCTTCTTACCGTGGTACACGTCTTCAGGAACATCATCTGCGCTAGCAAGAGGATATCTAAAGGGCACCAGATTATCAGGAGTGATCCACTCGCAATAATTAACAGAGAATACATCAGAAGGATCTAATCCAGCCCCTCCCTGTCCAACACAGAAGCCAATAATCTTACGCTGAGATTCATCAGGAATAGAACCAATGGTATTACCATCATTATCCTTGATGATTGCTGTGGGATATGTAGTACCACTAGCAGCATTATCTAAGCTAAGAATGCTATCATATGTTGGTGTGGCATCAAGACAGTTACGATCAAGATCAAATGCTTTCATAGCCATGAATGCAGATCCAGCAATAACAGTCTTATTATGCAGAGGGCCAAAGATCAACTCTCCAGCATCATTATAAACTTCAATCTTGCTATTAACACGCTGAACACTATGATCTATAGGATTAGTATTAAGATTTACGTTATCGTTAGGTCTATAATATTCAGGTATATGCATTATCTTATCCATCTAACAAATCCCTCCATTCTATATAATCGCCTGTAAGATGATTAATCTCATCTATAACCTGCGCAGGATAAACAGATTGGTCATCTTCATCTGTGGTTATAATCATATCATTACCATTCTCATATCTAAATCCAGCATTAGACGACGAGATAGTAAGTATATTATCATCTGTATTAACAATGATTCCATCATCATCAAATATAAGATGAAGCATGGTGTTATTATCAGTGTACTCAATTCTGCTTCCAGATCTAGAAATGATTCTTATTCTATCCCTTGGAGCTAAATGCTCATTTGCTTCCATTACAGGATCGCATAGATCATATAGATCAGTATACTTTGTCCCTGATACATTAGTACCATCCAATGGATTTACTTTAACTGTATCATGGATATAAGCATTACCCTTAAGAAAATCAATTCTTATCTTAGGATCTTTAGTCTCTAAAGCCCTAACAGTATTCTCAAATCCATCTCCAAGCTTATATACAGTGTTGATACCAAGTAAGTGAACCTTCCAAGATTTAAACCAGTTTATAAGCTTAGTGATATACTGCTGAATGTAGTTAGCACTCACTGCAGGGAAGTAGGAATATAAGAATCCATATGAGTATGTATCAATGTAAGTATCAAGAGCATAAGTAACTTCAATGATCTCATTTGCTATCTCTGAGTGCATCGCATCTGGATCAAGAGTTTTAAATCTACTAAGACGTGCATAGAGAACAGCATCGCGATTCTCTAGAAATTCAGTATACGTTTTAGCATATGTATCTTCTCCAATTTTAAATGCTTCCTTATTGTATTTAGAGGTCATAAGAGAATCATACAGCTTCTTGTATATCTGGTACTTTCTATAATCGCTTTCATTAGCCATCAATTCGCAAAGATATTTATAGATGGCTTCATTGGTATTATACAATCTCATGAGAGTATCATAAGAAGTAATATCTTGAGCAATGAAATTATCAGAGTAAGCCTTTACGAATTTGATATTACTTACGATTACCATATCACCAACACTAATTGGGAAATTATCAAAATCGTAAATAATAAATCTTATTTCAGGATGCTCTATTTCATTAGCCACAAACACATGGGATACATAGAACTTCTCTCCTCTAGAGACTTCATAGATTCTATCATTAATAGAACTAACAGAATCATCTGCTGTATTATAGATTTGAATCTTACCAGTGAAGTTCGTCTCTACATAGAAAGACATGTAATATTTATTACCCTTCTCTAGAGCCACATCTCCAATGTAAGCAGATGATTCCATATAGAATCCAGAGCCTACAGGATCAGATTCTTTCTCTTCTGTTTCAGCAGATACGCTTCCGGGTTTATGATAGTACCAAGTGTTCTCTCCAGACATAGCGCTATATTCTTCATCTACATCTCCAGGAGGATAATAGAACCAGTCATTCTCATCCCATACATTGTCTGTTACTTCAGGGTTATACTTACCAATTTCATATAGCTCATTAGCATCAGAAGAAGTAATGGCTCTATTAAATACAACAACCATCATCTGAGTTTCAGCATATGTTGCATTATTCAGTAAGGCAGTGACATACTCAGGATCACTATTATAAACAAATCTCTTTACAGGATCTTCTGTTATAATATATTCATAACCCCGAAGTTCTAATACATCGTAATCATTATCGCCACGGAGGATCAATACTTTAGTTGCGCCTTTGGTGGAAGAATACATGAGATAAGAAGCAAAGTTCTTTACCACAAGAGCATATACTCCATCAGAGTTCATATAGTAACAGTTGTTAGGAGACAGCAATTCATCTTCAGGAATATAGGTCTTAGTAGCAGGGTCATAAATATACAACTCGCTAGAGATATTCCACTTATTCTCTTGGTATACGTCATTAAGTTTTCTAAAATAACGAACCTCACCATCAAGAGTAGTATCAGATATTTCTGTATCATAATCTACTTTAATATATGTATCCTCAGGGTAATACTCTACAGATATATTCTCTCCATTTGTTTTACGCTTAGTATAATAGTCTGTATCAATGTATTGAACAAAGTGGCCATCCTCATGTCTTATCCAGCAATCATCTTCAGATACATTAAAGTCTATATGGCTTGCGGCTATTACGTATCTTACGTATTGCTGAACTCCATTGATGGTTACTAAAACATATGCTTGCTCTGGATCAAGACTCCATGTACTATCATCATTTTGAATCCAATAATTACCGAAGATTAATAACCTCTTATCAGGATTATTAGGATCTTCCGTAAAGAACTTTTCATCTGTAATTTCAGAATACTCTCCAGTTACATCATTTTTCTCATAATAAGCATCAGCAGAGAATATGTATCTATTGTATTCATCAATGATAGATATCTTCTTATCAAAGAGTTTATCCATAACGCCAGTATTATAGTTATAATAATAAACTACATCGCTAGATCTGACGTAATTTCCATAATCATCTTTAGTATAAAGATAGAATATAGAATGATTAGAACCATCTGTAAAATACGTATAGATGTATTGATCCATAATGTATGCATAATCATCTACAGAAAATGCAACACCATTTCTTAAATCAATTACTTCTAACCATGCATTATCAACTAAGATATATGAATGCTCATATCCATCTAGATCATTTTCAAAATCTCTTGTATAGAGAATAAGATCATATGCAGATTTAATATTCTGGTTATATGGTAGTGGGTATACGTTATCTTTAAATATATCTTTCTGGTAATAAGAGTTATTTAAAGAGAAGAATTGTCTAAACGTAATGTCTGTACCATCAACAACAATATCGTCTAAACTCATCTGAGCATTCTCTTGTAGCCATGCATCTAACTCGTCTATATCAGCACTAAGATTGAAAGATCTGATATTGTAATCTGCAAATGCCTCTTGATAATCATAACCATCCTCAGCAATGCGAGTATTAATATCAAAGATATTCTCTCTGTCAGCCATATCTGCTTCTTGAGTAAATGCTTTAGGATCACTTAAGATCTCATTAAGAGCTTCATCAAAGTTGTATCCCTTGATATATAGAATCTGTGTAGGCGAATACATAATGTTATCTGAGATGTCATTATAATAATACATCATGGCAAATAGATAACAAACAATATCCATAAACTTAAACTTATGATTCTTCTGTATATATGGAATCTCCATAGTAAGAGCTTCTTCAGAATACAGATTATCAAAGAGCATATTGTAGAAGTACGTGACTTGGAATGATTGTTCTGTAAGATCTGTTACAGATTCAATAGAGATATACTTAGTCTTAGCAGCATTAAAGTTATAATCCATGAATCTATTATATAGAACATCATGATCTAATCCGCCATGCCAAGTATCTCCCTCATCCTCATAGACTATCTCATCATATGTGATAATATAGTTCGGATCATTCTTATATTCAGTCAACTGCTCATCTACAGGAACTTTAATGAATTTAATCTCTGCAGGATTTGTATTTGCTTTAATCTGGGTAAAGTATGTGGAGTCATATAGAGATATGAAATCTCCAGTCTCTTCTTCATACAGATATATATCTTTAGTATTATCTATAATCTGTTTAGTAGAGATAGTGCCATCCTCATTCTCTATAGTGATAGTCTTAAACCAATCTGATGCTTCATAACCTGAAGACTCTGTAAGCCTGGAGAAAGATATTCCAGATGGATTCTTTTTAGATCCATTTATATCTTTTACCCATAGTACATCAGGGTTATAGTCTATATCATTATCCTCATCCATTATGTATTCCCCAGTATTAACATCTACATTTCTATCTTTAAATAGATAGTAACCAAATACTTTAACATCAGAGAATCCAAACAGATTACAAATATCAATCATATTTCTCGTAGAGGATTTATACTTCAATAATAGATTAAGATTCTTCAACATGGCTCTTAAATACTTTATAGGAATCTCACTATAATATGGAACTCCATAAGATTCAAATAACCACTTGATACATCTAGAATCAAATACCTCTCGATCAATAATCATTTCAGTAATTCCAGATAGCATATCCATGATAGTATTAATGAGTATAAAGATAATCATAAACTTATCATAGTAATCAGACTGGAATTTATGAGCATCAGAATAAACAGCACGGATAACGTAATCTCTATTTACGTTGAAACAATCAACGAATCTCTTCTGAGCATCATCGTCATCCACTGTAGGAATTCCTATCAACTGAAACTTAGCAGCTTTACGGCATTGGTATAGATCAAGCTTATTGTCAGCAAGATGTCTGATGTATTTATATCTAGCATCACTTGGAGATGCTCCACATGCTTCAATATAATCATCTAATATACCATAGCTTTCGAGAATGCCAATATCATATGAGTCAAACTCATATAGCTCTTGCTTCCAATGTATTTCAGGATATATTCCTGTGGGTAATTGCTTGATGAATCTATCTCCAAAGGATACAAAAGTTCCAGTAGTGGAATCATATGACTTCTGTAGAGTATCTACGCATACATTACCAGAGTTATCAAGCGGAGGTAAACCAATCAAAGCTCTATAATAGTTATTAGTCTCCTCATGATGTGATGGATACCACTCCATCATATCTTTGACTATATTGGTCTTTATTTCATTTCTAGTATTCTCAGGCAATGTAGCAAGATATGCATTAAGCATTTCTTTACTATCTTGGTAAACCTGTAGGTTAGTTACCTCAGCGATGTATTTGTTAATAATCATCTTCTTTGTTTCTGTAGGTAAATAATCCACAAGACCAAAATAGTCTATAGTCTTAGCAGCACACTTATTATAAATGCTCTCATTAAGATATGAGTTGTAATTGCTAAGATATACTTCCTGCATTGCTGAGTTTAATGCAATCTGTTGGCTAGAGGGATTACTAGAATAATTCAAAAAATAATTCTCTAGAGTCTCAAGATTAAATGTAAGCATGTATTTATCAATGTCTTCTTCATTGATACACTTTGCTAAACACTCATGGAGTTTATCTTCAGGGAATAATTTATAGAGATTCTTGTAAGTGGCTTTACCGCGTTGACAAAGCTTATACGTATCTTCATCACTAACAAATCTCTGCATCTCATTGTTAGCTAAAGCAACGTATCCTCTCTCTACCATAATCTCATAGTGGCTTTTGAAGACATCCCTCATAGCTTTAGAAATATTCTCAAGCTCTGTAGTAATCTGTACATCTGTTCTAGCATCTATATATTGTTGGAAGGTTTCAAGACTTCTTGCTAATTCATTGATCTTATCAGTATCAAAGTTATTCAGATACTGTAGAATAATTCTTTTCTTAGTATAGTAAGGCATTATATCATATAGATCAGCATATGTTGCTGTACCATCAATGCATGAGTTATACAATGGCTTATAATCGTCTAACCATGATCCAGATAAACCAGATAAATACTCAGTCATTATAAGGTAATGATCCATATATGTTTCTCTAGCGGTTTCAGAAAGCTTATTAAGAAGGCTTGTACGTTGATGAATGCTATAATGATTCAGATGAACCTTAAGAGTATTCGGTTTAGTTGCATATAGATCAAGATTACTCTGTACAGTAATATACTTTTCTAGTATCTCTTTAGGGATACTAGTAAACATCTCATAGATTGCGTAACCTTCAATACAAGCAACGTATAAATCTCCTGCACTAAGACTTGCTTCAGTCTCATTAGCAAGAGCTTCATCCTCGTCCTTAACAACACAATTCATGGCTAACCATTTAGCATAGTATATTACATTATCTACAAATGGATTATCCGAATACGTCTTTTCAGGGAGTATCATATCTTCTAAACCTCCTTTACTTGAATTTAATATAATGTGCGAAATCTACAAAAAAATAATAGGCTAGGGGAAACCCCTAGCCTACACACTTACAGTAATGCTCTACTTCTCTAAGACCATTCGGATAAGTAGTGGATACTAGAACAAGAGTACCGTCTGGAGCATAAGACATCTCCTCGCATTGTCCATCAGAATAAGTTTCTTTAATCAAACGATTATTTTCATCATATTCTTTCTTTACGCTATACTCGTTCATAGTTACACCTCTCCTATCTGTAGATATTGATCAATCTTGAATTATAGAAGTTGCATTAGAGTATCCTCTCTCAATTTTATGTTGAGTGGGGTGGGTAAATTTTAATTATGATGGTTGTTTTTCTCCTCGGCCATGGAATACCAACCGTATATTATCTATACCACGCTTATGCATTTCTTCTTTAAACTCATCAGCCATTTCTCTGTGAGTTGGTCCAAGATATACATCTACAGTAGTGACATCCCAATTATCCGCCATCCTGTATAGCTCTCTACTCTTATTGTATTGACGCTGCACTAACGAGTCTTTAGCATATGCAGAATACATAGCTACATTCCTCTGTGCTATCTTTATAATAGCTTCAAGTTCATCATACGTTTTACACCAGACCCATATATCATCATCAAATTTATGGACTGGTGGTGCTTCAATATTAAACCAAATTTTCACCATCTCTATCACCATCACTTTCTGGTTGAACAGCATTTTTAGCTTCGTCAATAATCTTATCTACTATCTTTCTAATAGTTGATCTCTCATCATTATACGATGGTTTATCGGTAACAACATCGATCTTATGAATGCAGATATAACGGTTATCTTCATTCTCTTGGTTATACTTCTGGCATTCAGTAGCGGCCTCATCGAATGTGTTACAATTAGTTCCGATAATGAGATTTACATCATCTACAATATCGGCTTCTTCTTCATACGACTGATCGTACCTATCATTGTCACCACCTGTTACATTTGCATGCATGACATATCTGTCTGTTACAAACTCACGATTCACATCGTTAGTTTCATACACCTCACAGTTAGGCTCTTCTCCATAATATAGCATTCTAATATCATTCTGTAGATTTAGAGCCTGAAGAAGATCATACCAACCACGATCTTTAGGGCACCACTTATCCTCAGATGTAACCTCAATAGTTCTACCATCTTCAGACAGGATAACATCAACGACCCATCCACCACAATCACTATTGCGATAATCTACTCCTGCTTTGGTAAGAAGCTGAGCCATGTGGTTATAGCTTGTGGTCATCGTATCCATCGGTGGATTCTCACGTACATCACAGATAAAATCATAGAACTGTTTGATCTTATCCGATTCTCCAATAAATTTGTAATTCGTCCAACACCAATTCGGCATAAGTTTTACTTCCTTTCGTTGTTTATTCTATTTTGGTTTATCTACTATTATATTATATCACTATTTCCAGATTTAATCTATTCCAAAAACATTTAATTAAATATAATGAAAGGAGAGATATTAATGTCTTCTTTAAATAATAACCCTGTTATATATGACCCTAGTAATGTTACTCAAATTCAATTTGCCCAGACTAGAGAAACTTTAATAGATACAGAGGTTTATCAAAGATTTGTTTATTCATGTGAAAATATCTTTCGTAAATCTAGATTTTATAAATCATATAAATCCAGCATAATGAATCTTGGTTTAAATAGGGATCAAGATCATGCTAGTATTACTTCAGAGATGACTAATCTAGAACTCCATCATCATTTCCCTACACTTAAACAGGCTACTATAATGATTATAGAACACATGCTAAATGTTAAGGGATGTGTTACTACATTTGAGGTTATTAGAGAATTAGAGGAATGTCATAGAAAGAACTGGATGGGCATTATTATCTTATCAGAGACAGGCCATCAAGTCTATGAATCTAATCCCTCTCAGTTTATTTCTCTTACTCAATGCTATGGAGATCCATTTAAGTTCATTAATTACTACATGGATGGAATGACATTAGATATATCCTTTAAATTACTCTTACAATTAAAAATGGAAGAGGAATATAATAGTAAGAGCTTTAGTCCTAATATGATTAAAGCTAGAGACGCCATACTAAATTGGCAAAAAACAATTAGCTAAAAAATAAAATCGGGAGGGTTGTGAGCCCTCCCGGTATTTATTACCCGATGAATTTGAAATCCAAATCGGCTTTGGTAATGCTACCCACATCACCATCGATGTACTCAACCTCATAGATGCTGATGGTTTTGATGACGAAGTTGGATCTCTTTAAAGCGGTAGAGTCATTCCAGATTTCCTTCCAATGTTCCTTGTACCATTTGGCCAATCCATCAGGAAAGCTGAATGGCATTGCCCTCATTACATCAAAGGTAAATGCATCAGGGCTGCTGTTGGCAATAGCCATAGGATGGCTGTCTTCGCCAAGTCTGCCGCTCGGCAATACGTCTACATCACGGATGAACATTCTTATGCTATCGCCATACCATTGGTATAAGAAGTCTGTAGCTCCAATGGTTTTACCATTTTCATCAACCAGATTTCCGCATACTTCTTTGTAGTTGGGGTACTTGCATGGGTAGAATTCACGCTTGAGATCTGCTCCTACAACGTAGAATTTCATTTTGGTTGCTCCTTTCAATTATATGGGCATTTTTAACTGCCTTTATTACAATTTTATAATATGCAGTTATTTAAAATGTATTTTACATGCTAATAAATTAAAATTAAAGGAGAATTAAATATGGTATACGTTATAGATGTATTACTTATCGCATTACTTACACTTATCGTATTCGTAATAGTATTAGCGCTTACCGGCAGGATCATAAAGAAAATCCTACCTACAATTCAAAGAAGCATCCAGATCCGCGAAGATACGTTAGTTCAGTCAACCAAGTATTCCGAAGACGAGATAATTAAACATTTAGACTACATCATCACTGAAGCTTTAGATGAATACGTTCTACTAGAGTTAACGCCTAAGAATATCTATTATATTAATAACAAATTAGAGACTGCTATTGTAACTCACTTATCTACAGAAGTACCAAAGCGTATTAGTAAAACTCTATATACTCATCTATCATTTATCTATAATAATGATTACTTAGGAGAGTATATTGGTAGGCGTATCTATATTACAGTATTCAATTATGTAATAAACTTCAATGTAGAGAATGAGGGTAAGAACTCTGGAGAAAAAATGGCTGGAGCTAAGAAAGTAAATATCGCTAATGAATTATAAAAAAAAATAAATTAGTTTTGAATACCAAGGGATGGATTGCTCCATCCCTTGATACCGTTCGGATCATGCTGTCTCTTTCTTGATTACGTTGAAATCGGCATCCACGAAATCGTACAGCTTATATCGTGGGCCAGAACTAGATTCTTTGCTTTGGAGATAAAGTGGAAATTCCACTGCATCGTAATTTCTTACGATTCTATCAGTATTCATAATGAGCCATACAAATGCTGCATCAGCTGTAGCAAATCTCATGGCATCTTTCACATCTTTTACAAATGTGATTTTGCCATTTGTGCTTCCCATGAATACTTGGTTTTCTCCATCGGCTGTGCATTCTATCGCGCCGATATACGCGAATTGTTCTTCCATTATCTACACCTCCTGTGCAGGCGTAAATTTTCCAATGTAGACATTTACAAAATCTACAGATTCATGCTCTTGCTCCATGCAGGCTAACGCCTTGCCAATCACGGCTCCGGCATATGAATCTTTCCATTCTGCAGCGGCTTCAAATGTATCAAATTGTGTGGCTTCATTCTCATGCCCCTTACCAACCAATTCGATTTCTCCAGTAGCATTATCTACTTTAACGAACATGTATTTTTTACCATGCTCAACTGTGCCTATCATTACAGCTATAACGCGTTCCATTGTCATTGCTTTACCACTCCGTATGTATATTGGCACGGGAGATGAAATTGGAATCCTCATCTACAACGTACCTCACGATGTACCGGTTGCCGGTTTCCCTATCAACCAAATCGCACCATGGAGTAGCATCCTGGCATACATCGTAGCGCTCCATGAGTTCTACGTTGTGATCGGCAAGCCAGCATTTTGCTGTTGTTGGCATAGTAAATGATAAAGCATCTTTTACATCCTTTACGAATGTAATTTTGCCATCATTGTACGCCACGAACACATCTGCAACACTGTTGTCGGTATACTCTGTTGCGCTGATGTACATGTACCTGTATCCTACAACCTTGCCATGCACTGACGTTATTGTGTCTTTATGCAATGCCATGCCAATGTATTTTATGGCTTCGCTGCCATTGCACTTCAGCACTTTATCGTACACTTCATTGGCATGTTGTCTACACCATTTAAGAGCTGCAACATTAGAATCAAATGCTGTTGCGTCCTGGGAAGAATATACCAAATTGATTTCATTGGTATCGCAATTGATGAACATGGTTCTCTTGTCGCCGTTTTCCAAAGATACATTCACTACGGCATAAAATGCGTAACTAATCATAAGTTAAACCTCCTTGAATTTCGTGTTTACATAACACGTTCCAGCTTACCACAAACTACACCTATCTTACTGAGAAGGTAGGTATCATTTGCCTCAACGAATCGACACAATTCATCGAGATTATCAAATGCAGTGGCATTGTTTTTGTCATCTACGAATGCGATTGCTCCTGTAGCTTCATTGTAGTGCATGAACAGATACTTGTCATATCCGTCCATATGCTTAATGGCCTTTACGTAATAGTTGTGCTCCTGGTCATACATATTTATTTCCTCCTATAATGTTGTATTTAGCCTGCTTGATTAAGCTCGACTTTGTTGTGGTTTTTATCGACGACCTCGAAACTCTGAAGCTTGTACCATACGGGCTTGTCCGGCTGCTTCTTGTAGAGGTTCATCGACTCTACGTTGTATTGTCTGAGCATAGAGAACGCATAGATCTCCATCCATTCATACGCCGCCTCTGCAGTATCAAATGCGGTAGCATCATTTGCATTATCCACAAATGTGATATCGCCATTCGATTCGTCATACTTCAGGAACACATTCTTGCTACCATCAACGGTGCATTCTTCTGTTCCGATGTAGACTTTTGGTTGCTTTACCTCATTGACGTTATCCGTCTCGATGATATTCTCGATCTCCAGCTTTTCAAGCGGGGTGCTACGAATAACATCAATCGGTGGTCTAACCACTTTGAAACCCTCTGGCATAGACGTGTCGCAATACTCGCGAACATAACCATGTCGCAACATTATCTCTTCCACGGTTTCATGCTTGGTTTCTCTGGTTTCTCTAAGTCTCATCCTCATAATTATTACCTCCTAAAAATGTCGTGTTGTTTTTATGCGTTACAAGCTTTAAACTTGTCACGCATATTCCATGCAGGATCATAGACAAATGCATCGCTGATAGCGCCGCCATAAGAAAGATGATCGTCTTTATCTACAACGACCATGCTTAGAACGTCATAGCACATTCTAGATTCTGCATTGTCTTCCGGGTACCGATGAGTGAGCAGAGATCCATACAGATCATAGCTGTTTCTCATGAGGCTGATGTGGTCATCCATCCATGTGGATGCTTCAGCTACAGAGTTGAACTTAGTAGCTGCGGTGATGTCAGTGGTGAACTTGATCTTGCCAGCAGTAGTATATGTCATATACATAGCGCCGCCAGCGTTAATCCCGTTGAGAATATCCCAACCGTAGATGTTAATGATGTACTTCATAATTATTACCTCCAAAGTATAAATGATTGCTTACAGGTTTACATCGTTATATCATATGCTCAAAATAAGTGGCTTTAACAAAAAATAAAGTGAGGGTTGTTGGCCCTCACTTAATTTCTATTGAAGTACATTGATACCAGTATTTGTTGAATCTCCATTAAGATCTTTAAATTATTACTTATATCAATATCTTTCTTTCTATCCTCTGTTACCGACTCAAATTCATACCCAGTTCCCATATTAGATGAGAACTTGCTATGAAACATCGAACCAGCATTAAAGTTTCTATAATACCCTACAGGTAGAACCAAAGTTACATATTCAGCATATACATCTTTAAGCATTCTCATAGTAATATCTGGCCCATTAATCTGTATTGAATAGAATAGATCTTTTAGTATCAGAGTAAAATACTGTTCGTGTAATTCTAGTTTGGTATCTGATATGCCCTTAACGTCTAGATACTCTTCTTTGGTTGCATTGCTGTAATAGTAATAGAACTCCATTCCATTTAGTCTATAGAACGACGTGTATACATTCTTCTTAATGAATTCAATTAAACCAAATTTAGTATTATTGGCTCGCTTGTTCAATACGAATACAGCATCATTCTTTATACTTAGAATATCTCTATCTTGTAGAGCATTTGCCTCAAAGAATTGTCTCTTTGCTTCAATGATCCCATCATGAAGAGTATTATAGATAGATTTATCTTTACATAAATTTCCCACATACTTCTGTCTTACCATTCTAGGAGAGCCATATAGGAAATCATAAGTCTCTTGATCTATTACTCCAGCAGTGTGCAATACATTGATATTACATTTAGATATATCATATTCGTAAATGAATACATTTGTCAGATATGAAATATCTGCAGTGTAATTTGATTTATCATATAATGGCAAAAGTATTCACCTCCCGATTATATTCTATTTACAGTGCGTCATTTCTGGATCATACTTACTTGGAAATCCATAGCATTTATTTACAATAGCATTTGCTACTATATCTGCTTTAATACATGCATCTGCTATAGTATCTGTTGTGATTAGTATTTCTACAATGTAAGTTGTATCTTTATTTCTTAAAGTTATAACAGATGTAGAATTGCATGAACTATAAGAGCTGTTATCAATTTGTACTGATGTGGATAGTGTTGTTTTATTCACTTCTCCCATTTCTCCATACAAAACTCTAGCAATGGAGTGGAATGTTTCATTAACACTATAACTACTAATGCGTGGGAACTTACGTGTTATGCTTGCTTCTATCTCATTATTATCTATGACGGCATTAAGGACTACTTCCTTTAAAGTAAGATTGAATTGATTACGCTTCTTAATGTATTTTACTACAGCGTAGAATTTATCATCTACGTTTAGGTTGACATTCATTCTATTTCCTCCAAAAATAAAATGGGCCTGGATATTCCAGGCCCATTATTATTGCAGAAAGAACTACTTACGCAGAATCTTTCTCTTAATAGCGCCCATGGCTTTAGCCATTGTTTTTGTAACTGCAAACGATCCCTCACCGGTTACACCAACATACGCTTTTACGTCATCGTCGATTCTTAAAAACGTATCGCAGTTGTAAACCTTGGAACCCGCTGCAGGAACATGACCATACTTCTTTGATGTTGATGGATGCTCAATGGTATTGGTAGCTCTAGAGTATGTTACCATGATCTTTCCATCGCTATCAATAGTTACGTGCTCTTTGTTGTTGTTAATAGTGTAATCTCTGTCTTTGATTCTCAAATACCCAGAAACCTTCGGCATTTTAATCAATCCTTTCTTATTTGGTTACACTTATATATTATGCAACCAAATAATTATTTTCTAGACAGTTTCAAAATACCCCATGCGATGTTCGCTTCTGGATCATCACTAATCAAATCACTATGGATCCCATACTTAATGAGAGAAATATCGTTAGGCTCATCATCTTTAACGAATCCATATTCATACGGATCTGGGAAGAATGTATCTGCATCAAATGATTTATCTACAGTAGTCATGTATATTGTGTCGCATTGATCAATGAACTCATAATATACTTGGCCGCCACCAATGATAAAACACTTTTTATCTTTAGGTATATCATTCTCAAGCCATTCTTCAAACTGATTGCCATTCATAAACAGAAGATTATCATCCTCGCTTACAAGATCTTTTCTTGTAGTAAGCACGATATTCAATCTGCCTTGCAAGGGTTTGCCAATACTCTCATATGTAGTTCTCCCCATAACTACAACATTCCCCATAGTCGCATCTTTGAAGAACTTTTGGTCTTCAGGAATACGGAAAAGCAGTTTACCATCTTTACCGATTCCATATTGCTTGTCAACTGCAACTATCATGCTTAATGGTGTTTTCATGTTTTGCTCCCTCCGTTTAATTTTATGCTTCTAACTGGTCTATATAATCAAGTGCATTATTTAGATCCATAAAGAATGCAGAGTTCTGCTTCACATTAATCAATGGAAGTTCGATTCTTGGGAAGTTATTCATCCTAAGAATATACCAATCGCTTGTCAGATAGTTGTACTCCACTCCATCGCTTTCCACAGCAGGAGATAGCTCCTGATACTTCCAATCAAGCAATCCATTTTCAAATGCTTCAGCTACCTTGGAGGAATCATATTCCCCATACTCTAAAGCATTTGTGTAAACAACTTTTATAGGAGAGGGATCAGAAATCTCTTTGATTACTTTACTACTCTCGTCTACAAGCTGTCTACGATGTCCATAGATTATAGATGGTATTCTAGAATAATACACACGATTATTTGCAGATTCTATTGGCTTTTCATTCGGTACAACAAATAGCTCAATGTGTTTATACAAATGATCATAATAACTGATGGTCTTTTCAGTATTATAATTTTTAGGATTCTCCATGAACTTCATATATTCAAAATAAGCGTTCCAAATGTCAGTAATTACAAGCTCCATTACTTTGAATTTAGAAACAGATTTATATATGTATTCATCAAGAACTCCCTCTCTGGGTTCAATCATATGTGCAACATAGTAAATCTTTGCCTCCCCTGCAGATTGGATCTCCTGCATCAAGGCATCAATATCCTTCTGATTAAGCATTACTTTCATCTCCTTTGGAATCGTAATACTTTAATGTGCCAATGTAAATTAAACCCAAAAAATATACTAAATCGTAAATACACATGGAGGGGTATTTAAACCCCTCCATGATATTCTTATTCTACGCTTATCCTGTCGCCATCATTGTACGATTGATCATACTTTAGCAGATCATCATGCAGCATCAACAGTCCAGGTGTAGTATACGTTGTCTCTTTGATACATTCAATATCATCAAGATCTTCTACTATCCAACAGTTGTATCCATATCTCTGCTGAATGAATTTGATCAGAGACTCCATTACAGCATCTCTATACCAATCTCGTTCTACTAGAACTACAACGGTATTTCCTTCATAAGATGCAGAGACAATGGATAATAGTTTGGAGAACAGAATAGGATTTGATAATAGAGCATTGGCATACTGAATATCAAACTCTACAGTCTGTACAAACTCTGGCATTGGTAATCCTGTATTATTGAGTGGTGCTAAACTGGTTATCAGCTCACTAACACTTCTATACCCACTGTACAGGCTAGATAGATTGAAAACCAATACCTGTTTAGCACAATGATTAGCGATAGGATTTATGAATGCTGGGTTATGAGTGAATACTATCATCTTGCGTTGGCCTCACGATATTAACCATGGTTTGTTTGACATTATTAGCCTTAGATGCATTGATGGCATTGAAGTAATTAGCATACTCCTGGAAGGATGCTGGACCTCCGAGAGAAGGAACTTCTCTTGCCATCTTCTGGATAACAAATTCAGGCAGTAGAGCATTTGCTGGATACATTGCCATATAGTCATCATAAGACATAACGTCAATAGCATAGAACTTAGAGATGATATATGGGATCTTAGCCTGGTTGACAGAGAACTGAGTCTGCATATAATTACAGGTGATCCCATACACATAATACAAATGGTTAAGCAGAATGTTACCATAAATATTAAACTCATCTTGAGGGATATAGAGAACAATGTTCTTCTTAGTCATAGCAGCAATTAAAGCCACTATCATATTATCTGGGTCTGTGCTTAACAAATATCTAGGATACTCATTCTGCATTACCAAAGGTTGCCCTTCAGCCCAAGCCATCAAAACTTCTGTAGGCGGCATTAGGATGCTCGCGTTATAGATGTTAGGATGGTTAGGATAATCTGAAGTTGTGATTGCTGCTACTGTTAGAAAGTTGAAGTCATTGATCTGGCCTTGAATCATGGATAGATCATTTACAAGGCTCATAGTATGACCACTAAACACTAACGTCCACTCTCCTCATATTAGTATTCAGACATATCATCGTCATCATAATGATCATGATTATGCTTACCATTACGACGACGATTGTTATATGGCTTATTAGGATTTACAGCCGGAATAGAATCATTAATATCCTCTTCGGGCTCCTCATCCTCTGCCTCTTCATCATCAGGATATACATCATTTAGAGCCTCTTCAACTCCTTGAGCAATATCCTGAATGATGTCGCTGGCATCAATATCTATTTTCACTTCTTCTCCAGGCTCTACGATAGGTCCACCGTCTTCAACCTCGAAGTAATAGTATCTACCATAAGCCTCAATAGTGAAGTGAACAGAAGTTCCAATATCATTATCCTGACGAAGATCATCAATGGCATCATGAGAGCACTTGATAATCTCTTTGTCAAGATTATCGAGAGGATTTACCCCCTCTACAGGTTTGTCCTGTTCTACAGGGGCAGGCTCATCCCTAGATTCAGATACGGGAACAACAATGTTATTGATGTGTGAAGGCACATACTCATCTGCAGTTATTTCTTCTGCAGCTGTGAATGCCGAACCAACACTGTTGAATGCTCCAGCATTCTGTAGACGATTATACTCTTCTGTCTGAAGACGAGTATATTCTTCTCTACGGATTCCTTCCTTGTCTTTGTATCTCTTAGATTTAGTCTTGGATACTTTCACGGTCTGTACTCCTCCACCTTCACTGGTTAAGAATACAGGCAGAGCATTATACTGCTCTTTGGTAATGTGAACATCGGAAGAGAATCCGGAGTCCATAATAGTTTTTCCATCGGGTCCAACAATTCTTGATCTCATTTTGATATTTGCTCCTTTCTTATCACTTGTACTGTAGACTAGTTGTATATTGCTATCATGTTTTTTGAGGTCTAAAGCTTTATATTCTCTACCGCACTTGGTACAGAATAACCCATTCAAGCCTTTGTCATAATCTATCTCTCCATTACATGGCTCTAACCCATTTATAGTCTGTATAGGTTTCTTACAAATGAGTTTAGCTCCATCTAGCTCGTAAGCATATGGGAAGTCTAGTATAACAGGCCCAAATGTACATCCATTGGCGTTATATCGTAAACCATAGTTCATATACTTATTAACGCCTAAATCATCTACGACATATTTTCCTATGATTTTTGTAATCATCATATTGAATATGTCATCAGACACAGAAAGAAATTCTTCCAATGAAGTAATAGGATTTACCCTCTCAACAAATGCTATTACCCCAGTTGGATCAACTTCAAATATCTTGCAACAGAAAGGTTTGAAATATTCTTGGTTTCTAAATTCTGCCGGACTGTCCTTCATTCCAACCTTGTCTACTGCAACTTTTGCCACAAACGTAGGTAGTTCTAAGAAGTTATAAACTACTCTGTTTGTACCGCTATGCGCTTTAACAAAGCCTCTAGGACGCATAATGCTATCAATGAGCTCGTACTTCTTTTCAATATTACCATTGTATCGTAATGATGTGGCAATACTATATAGTGCGTTTACATCTTCTTGAGTTAGGATGCTTCTTATCGGTGGTGCCCATAGAGCATCGTAATCAAACTCTAGAGCACTTTTCCTTTTGACGTACAGCTGCTCAATAAGAGATATTCTAGACATTGTTCTGCCCACTTCCCTTATTGTATATTTTATTTATTACTTGACTAGTCCATTCCGCCCTTCGTCGTTGAGTCTCCTCGTCGGATATGAAAGTTGGTACTTTCCCTTCGAGGAGCGCTTGTTTTCGTCTTGCTCTATCATAAGCAAGATCCATTCCTATAGCTAGATCATCCATATTGTTGTCATACCTAGAATTGCTAAGCATTTCATTTACATATGGATTAGAACTTCTATGGAGATTCAGAAGCTCATTGTACTCATTACTATTATAAACAGTAGAGAAGTTACGGCCTCTGTTAGGAGAAATATTCTCTGCAATCCATTGTTCTCTCTGCAGTCTCCAGAGATCTTCCTCTAGGAATTGGCATAGCGAGTGATTATCTAGAGCTTTATGCATATTCTCAGACATAGCCCGAATATATGCTCCATCTCTAGACAGTTGAGTTTCATACTGTATACCAGAGTCAGCCATTCTACATAACTCATGCATGAGCTGTTCATGTTGCATGGCTTTCTGTTGCTCTGGTGTTGGTACATTGGCTTTGTTATAAGGATTCAGCATCTGATCAAGTTTTTCTTCATCGGTTTCCCGATGAAAGAACTTATCTACAATTCTAAACTTGATCTTCATCATTTCGACTTGCTCATTCATCTGCTGCTGTCGTTGTAATGGCGAATAATATGGAGTATAATTATTATACCCATATTGAGCATATGGCTGCTGCTGATACATCTGAGGCTGATTGTACTGCCCATACTGGTAATACTGTGGTTGCTGACGATATTGGCTAAACGTATTACCATATGGATTATAATAGTCGTAAATAGGTTGCTGATAACCACCCACCGGCTGGAACACAAAATTATTATTTTGCTGATTTATACCGTAGCCCTGTGGTTGATAATTGTAATTATTGTATACTGGATATTGGTTATACTGAACCATATTGTTATATGGTTGCTGTTGCGGCATTTGGGTATAGGGATTAAATCCGGTATTCTGCTGCATCGGAGCTGAAGTACCGAATTGCCCTGTATAGATCATTTGCTGCATAGGTGACATCTCCTGCTGCATTAGGATTCACCTCCTGTAATATAGTTTCTGTAATCCTTAGGAATGTCATATCTAGCGGTAATAATATCGCTATCAGACACCACATAGGTATCAGGATTGATTGAAGCAAGCTTAGCACGGCTCTGCCTGTCAACCATATCGTTGTAATATGAAATCTTATAAATATCCTCTGGTCTTAATTGAAAACCATTAGATACTTTAAAAGCTTCATTTGCTTTATTAAGCATCTTCTGGCTCGTGTAACGTACATGGCCAGACATATGATAGAAGTTAATATGAAGCTGATTTGCTGATAGATAATTCAAGATCATAGCAAACAACTCCTGGTTCTTTACAGGTTGCTTATTAGAACCATACATAACTCCATTGGCATCTGTGGTTCTAACCCACCCATTGATCCAACGAGTGATACCAAAGATACCAAACTGGCTGTCGGAATATAGATCGATACGATCATACATTCCTGGATTTGCTACAATAATATCATGGGCTAATGTAACCCCTAGATAAATTGCAATCAATTCAGATTTGTTATTGGTTGTATCTGGAGTAATTGTATACTTGGAATCTCCTGTAGTAGAACAGATAGCTCCAGAGCAACCAAATGAACGTCCATTAGGATAATGCTTAATGGATGCATCTACATAAATTTCTAACGTCATTTTTATTCACCTCTTTTCTTTAATTCACTATTATAATATATCATCATTAATAATATTGGTCTGGATCTACATTTATAGTCTCAATGCTAGGCGAGATATCTGGTAATGCCTTGGCCCATTCATATAATGAGCCCATGGCTTTCTCCTTCCAAGACGGATCACTGAAATCTGTATCCTCATGGGCTAATACTGATACTAATGATTTTTGTGGGTCATGATGTAAGACCCATCCTTCTGGCATAGCTCCTTTGAAATGCATTGCGCCATCGTAATCTAATATCACATATGGATCAATATCGCTCACCTTACCATCATGGTGATACGCATTAGCACATCCTTCACCTGAATAGTATACTTTATATCCCTTACGAGTCAAAACTTCTATTGCTTTAATAATATTCGGACCATGTTCAGCAGAAAAAACACGCCCATAGACAAATAATGATTTATCTTTGCATTTATCACACGTAACGTGTTTACTCCACTGATAGTTGTTCTTTCTATCAATAAGAGTAATAGAATTATCTACGGGAATAAAATTTATATGCCTGCATTTTTCGCAAACCCATCCAAGCTCTCCATCTACTTTTTCAATAAAATTGCCTGCTTCATTATATATGCTTACTACATACTTATGCATTTCCATCTCATTTCCACCCTCTTTTTCTTTTTGTTTTGTATAATGCCATCCCTTACACAAACAATCAGCACGGCAACAAGAAGCACAGCCGAAATTATAGCTCCTGTTTTCCTAGCATGCGCAAGATCAGCTGCATTATCCTCCTTAACAGTAATAGATTCATTTACAGAAACAGTAAATGAATTATTGCAGTATGGGCAAACAACTTCAAGATTTTCATTTGAATGTAAAACATAATTATTCTGTTCCATTGCCAGCCACCTCTAGAAGGTTATTATATTTCTCTTTAAATATTTTATTATACTCATCTAGAATCTCGTTATCTTTAGATTTGTCACAACATTTTTCTACTGCTGCGCCATAAGAATCAAGTATCATAGAAGCATACATAATTACCCCGAGAACTTGCTTGAATGGTTCATCGGTAGTCGTACATTTGCCACACTGCTCACATGTTAATTGGCCTGTAAATATATTGAAAAACCCATATTTGTTAGCTTCGGTAATAGCCTTCATGTTATTAGCTGTTACATTAGCCAGTTCTTCAAATGACATTTTACTCGCCTCCATTATTTATAATATTTGGAAGAGAATCAACCCATTCATACAATGCGGTTAATGCCTCTTCTTTCCAGTGCTCATTTCTAGTACCAATTCCAGAGTATTCTATCTTCTGTACTGGATGGCTAACTCTACTTAGATAGACTTTAAATAGAGTCCACCCTTTAGGGCAAGATTTAAGCTCTGCACAGTTTTGTTTAAATACAATATACGGGCAACCAATTGATGGTTTCTCGTCAGTAGGGCTCGACAATACATGGCCTTCACAGGAATACAAAGTACCATAACCCTTACTATTTAGAAGCATTATGGCTTCAAGAATATTAGGATCGTAGTAATCTTTTGCATTAAATGTAGCATGGCATTTATCGCATTCAACGGTATAACTATACCTGACATGCTCAGATAACCCATTAAAAAGCGAAATAGAAAAATGTGTTGGTACATAAACAGGTCTTAAACACCATGGACAGACAAATCCAATATCTCCATTAACTAAAATGAATAAATCATCATTGCCTGTCATATCAAACATTCTTTTATCAATTTTGCGAAGTTCCATCCTTAACATCGCTCCTTACGACTCCATATTTATCATATAGCGTCTTATCAAATGTATTTAAAATAGCTTTTTTCTCTTCCGCATTTAAATTTGCGTTTACTGCTTTTAAAATGCAGTCAAGTACAATGTAATCGGTTGCTGCCGTTCCAAGTAATATTCCAAATGCATCATTATTGCAGTATTCAATTGGGTTGTTGCAGTCGCATTTTGTGAATAACTCAACCAGAGTATTAAACCATTTGGTACTACCTATAGTATCGGTAAAAGGCATAATAGCCCTACCGCCAGCTACACTATTGAAAAGGTATTCATACGTCATTTATACATCACCTCTAATTATACTTTTATAAGATATATTCATGTCTGGGTAAATAGTATCTGCCCACTCGTAAAGAGAATTTAGCAGGGTATTAAACCACTCTTCAAAATTATCTTCAGCAGTAATATCTCCCTTAGGAGTATGAATTATTTCTCCATCGGGTTCAATAAATACACCTTTAAAAGTTTCTGTATACTTCCATCCAATAGGCGGATTAGGATGCTTAGTAGAAAACTTAGTATCTTCAACAGATATAAAGCATTTAGTGCATATTATTGGCTCATTATCTTCTACTTGATAATAATACGGCTCTGAGCTGTAGCAATCTACATGCTCATTATCACTAATAGTGCATTGAATTATTGCTAGATTTGGCTCCATATTAACATTTCTAAACTCTTTTTCGCACATACTGCATACTTTCGTAGTTCCTAACAAACTTGCGCTAGGGCCGTCTCCTTCGTAATGTACGTTGTTAATAAAGTTGATCCAGCGACACTCTGGGTTAGTACACCTGGTTGCCACTATATAGTCTTTCGTGTACTTTGGGCTTACTTTGCTGTATCTGGTTTTGCTTAATTGGATCATAATAAAATCCTCCTTAAATATTAAATGGCTTTAACCACTATTATATTATACATTTAATTTTAAGTTTAACATGTTGTATTTGTATAAAAATAACAAAATTGATTAAAAAATAAAGGCGGGATTTCTCCCGCCTTTATTTTGTGTTTTACAGACTAATGTCTGATTGATCTGCTGCTACAACGAAGTTGCCATACCTATCTAAGGTATAATATGTGTTGGAAAGTATTTTTCTGCCATCAACCATTGTTGATTTGATTGATGAATCTTGATTTTCATTTGGATCTCCCCAGTGGTGTGATGCCAAGCATAGAACACTTCCTAGATCGCCTTTGACTTTAGCGCCATACCCAACGCCAATAGCAACTCCGCAATTACGTACGCTGGCGCTTCCTCCATTGGTAGCAATGGCAACACCAAAATATCCATTTACTATAGCGGAACTACGTTTACCGCAAGCTATAGCAGTTGAACTATTTTTGGTTGCTTTTGCACAGCTGTGATTTCCGGTAGTAATACTTGTACTAATTGGGCCGTCTGCTATTGCTGTATTATCATCTCCGGTTGCGACAGTCGTGGAATAACGGTTCTTAGCGATCGCGGTACCGTATCGGCCGGTACAAACTGCTGTAGCTTTTTCGCTATTGCTAGATGCCATTCCATTGCTTCCTGTAGAGATTGCAGCACCACTATAAAAATGTACAGAAGCATTTGAACTATCTCCTGTGGACACGGCAACAACATTATCACCAGAAGCAACGGCTGAACCATAGTCTCCTGTGTTTAATGCTATAACTCCGTGCCCATTTGCATGAGCTTCGCTATCGTACCTTTTGTTGACAGCAATGCCATTGGCTCTGTTAGTTTCTGAACCTATGGATAGATTCTTTTTGGATTGCTTCTTTGGCTTTTGATTTTTGTCGTCCATTGTTTTATACCTCCAATAAAGTTATTGAGCATTTTATGTTTGCTCATAGATATATTATGCAATTAATACTGCTTAATTTATCATACTTTATTCTGGAGGCATAATTAAATATTATTGAATTAATCTAACAAGTACTATTACACCAATGACTTCATCTATTGGCGTTCGCCCACGTTTCTTATTGGGCTAAATATACCCTCAGGGAGTAATCCCTGAGGGTATATTTATATTTATTTATTTGCATCTTCAGCAGCTTTGATTTCATGAATATTCTTCCACGGTATTCCGTAAATATCGCATACAGATCTTTGTAACTCAACCATGGCTTTATTCAAAGCTCCCAATTTTATTGTACTAGTGAGCATACGGCCATCAAGACTAGATGCGCTACCAATCTGGTCTATTGGTTCATTAGGCCGGAAGTCTGTGTAAGGCGCTTCATCATCAGAGAAGACATTCATCAATACGCACTTATTAGCGTTATTCAAAGTAAGCTTATCGCCACAAGATAACTTATCATGATACTTCATATAGATTTCAATTAATATTCCATCTACATTCTTAAGCTTACCAGTGGCCGGTAATTTACCAGAGCTATCGAAATGAACATCATTAGAGCAACCCTTAAGTTTAGATTTCTTCTTTCTTATTTCTTCTTCACGAGTAGAAATAATCTTTCTTAAACTCTCACTCATTTCATCCAAATCACAAGTTCTATAGATCTTAATATCAGAAATCTCTCCTGTGACTTTAGATTTTATTACATTACGACCAATCTCTGTAACATCGCCATCTTCATTATTAAGATTCTTTAATAATATACTAGCATCATCTTCATCAAAAGCATTCTGGTATATCATTACCGGATCTCCCTCACGAACCTTTTGACCTCTTTTGGCGATCATTAACACGTTAGTCATCGGAGGTAGAGTCACAGACTTCATTACTACAATATCAGAGCTCATAGTATCAGATAGCCACTCAGAACAAACACCAGAATCTTCATATCCATCTTCTGTAGTCATGATAGCAACCTTAGTAAGACATCCTAAATTATATGCCAGCTGAGGATCTGTAGAACCAACTCTATTAGAGAAAGATTTCTTATCGTAAGCAAGAATTTGGCCTTCTTTAACAGAATCTCCAACTTTAAGATCAGTCTTTAATTGTAAGACAATATAGAAACCGCCATCAGAGTTCTTCATAGTCTGTTCAGATAGATTAATGTATTCTTTATCTCCATCTGTATATTCTACGATCATATACTCATCTGTAAGCTCTACTACTTTACCCTTCTTTTTAGACTTATGAGCAAACATATCTGATGTTAAATATGGCATTGCAGCGTCAGCTCCAGTGGTTACAAGCAATGGAGTTCCATACTCTATAGGAGTAGAATGCTTAGATGTCTGTACGAATGTCATATCGTTACGGAAAGGATCATCACTAGTAAGCATAAATGGAGATAATGCTTCTGTCATACCGAGAGTATTAGTAATATTCATATCATCTGTGCTGGTCTGTTTAAAATACCCACGCCCACCAACAATCTGAGGATTAATGGTAGTCTGTCTATTTACACCAACAGTGCTAGCAAATCCAGTAGACTGAGCAATGATATTAACCATACTATCGTCATATCCACGTTTATCAATCTTATAAGCTCTGTCCTCATTCATTCCGGTAACACCCTTGGTAGAGATCATGTTTTTTGTCTCTATCTCACTCAGAGGCTGGAATATAGAGAGATCAGAAGTAGTATTCTGCGCTAGAATAAGATCAATAACAACAGATTGCTTCATGGTCATATTTGCTTTACGGCCATGCTTAGTCTGTAATGCATAATCCTTATATGAATCAGAGATTGCTTTATAGAATTGTGCTGCAACAACCTCATTGGTTCTATAACGGTTAGTACTAAGATCTTTATGAACGGTATGCTTATTATCCACTAACAGATTTGAAGCATATATTAAAGCTTCATGATATGTAGTGGGTAATTTATAGTCTTGACAAATCTCTATAGTGATTGGGTCATACATAAGATCTTTGAAGTTATCTAGGCCGTCAGATTTAATCTTACCACCAAAGTTGTCCAATATGGAAACCCACGTCATCTTAGAGTCTAAAACTTTAATAGAATAATCCTCAAGACTACATTCTTTAAGACCATTCATAAGAAGCATAGAATCATACGTCTGTTGGTAATTAATATAACCATCACTGAGTTTAATAGAATCCCATCCCATGGTTTTATCTTTCTTATCTGAAATGGTATAATTTATACCGGCTAAAGACATTGCTCTGGTCAATCCAATATCATGTGCTAGAATAACAATTATAGGAATCTGAGTATTAAGCACTTTAGCCACAGAGTAAGTAGACTTCTTCGGTACAGACTGAGCTTCATATAGATCTTTAAATGCTTTATTGCTATTAATCATCATTGAAGCTATCATTTCAGATACAGTCATATCATCCTTGCCTGTATAATATGCTACTTTACCGGATGCATCCATAGCGATAGGAATACCATTCTTACTATTAACTCCAGGAATCTTACGAATCTCATCCTGGTTGAAATAGATAGTAACAGTCTGACCATATGCAGAAGAATAGAATTTAATCCTAGAATACTGAGAAGCAAGATCAATATAGTCTATGGGTAATTCATACTTAGCACAGATCTTACTATTATCTCCAAGAGTAATCTCTATATCTTTGCCCTTGTATTTAGATAATGCTTTAGATAACTTATTAGCAAATGGGTTACTCTTACCAGCACTGGTATAGTTGGTAAATACAAAGATCTTATTATAGAGAGATACAATCTGTACTGTATCTGAATCTGTCTTCGATATAGGAATCAATGGCATCTCAATAGAGAAGATTTTCTCATTACCACGTAATCTCATGAAT